ACATAGGTTAATTGACTAACAAAAAGATGAGAATAGAAATATTCCAGCACGGAGTTTATAGTCCCGAGTGTTTTAAAAACCTAAATTTAGCGAGAATAAATTTCAATAGAACAGGTAACTATCCTCACTTCCAACTGTCACTTTATAACCAATATTCATGAACATCGTTCTAATATCTTCAATATCCTTTTTTATCCCCAATTCATTTGTTTCAAAATAAATTTTACGAGGTTTGTAAATACGATTTTGACAAATTATACTATGAAGTTGTCGCATAATCATACAATCGTCCCCTTCGGCATCTATTTTAACAACTTCTACAGAATTGACTTGAAACATATCAAAAACCGTATTGAGAGTATAGGTGGCAACCGACTCTTTTAAAAAATATTCTTCCGGTGAAATATTCATTTTTAGAAGAAGATCTATAACAGTAGGATGATTTTTTCCAATCATATTACAACCTTTACTCCATGCCGGTAATTGATATTTCTCAATTATATTTGGATTTAAATAATGAATAAACGCATGAGAGTTCTTTTCTCCAATAGCCGCACACAACTTGTGTATTCTCGGTTTATGCGGAAGTTTATATAAATAAAAATTAACCGGCTCTACTACTATACCCGTTGCGATATCATCCACGGTTTCAATTAAACTATCAAAATCAGATGTTCCGATTTCTATAAAATTATAATTCACAGCCATTTTTTTTGCCAATGATGAACGGAATATGCATCCGGAGACGTTATTTTGAAATTCTCATGACGACGATGCGGTTCAAGCCACGAATAAGGATAGAAATAAATCATATTATAAAAATAATAACTAGGGTCGGATCGATATGGAATAGACCTACGAGTGAAATACATCGGACCCGTCAATTGATCTACCCATTCCAACCCGCATCCAGATGCAAGTTTATCTTCTATATTTGAGACCACGGTAGCACATACGTCATTTATTAATTCATTTCGTGGTTCCGCACCAAAAATACCGATGGCGATTTGATGCTCTGATTGTTTCCCACCAAAAAACCTACAATTCAACATATAATCTTCCATCCGTTTAAGCGGTTCGGTATCTACATCAATATAAATCCCGCCAAACCGACGAACAATCTCATATCTCAAAATATCAGCTCGCAATGCTATTGGATATGCCGACGTGAAATATTTTTGTTTATCATCCGGAATAATATTTGTAATTTTAACCCTACTATCGTCCCAAAGAATATGATTGTAATCCGAATACATTGCTTTCCACTGTTCAATAAATGCGTTGCATGTATCTGGAATTGGATCATTCCCGATCCAAATTTGATGAATAGTTTTCGGTATCACAATTTAAACGATATAGGTAAAGTCGGAATTGAACCTAATTCCGAAAGTTCAATTGGAATAATAGTTGCCCCCATTTTTATAATAATCTGTTTTAAACATATTCCTAATGTTCTAGTATCGGTATTTTTCTCAGATTTTTGAGATGGTATAAACGGTATTTCTACCCTACCAATTATTTGAGTTCCTCCATTTGTCAATATCTCTAATTCATTATGACCAATAACAAGAGGGATTTCCGTTTGATTGTCACCAATAGAAAGATTAAGATTATTATTTATAGGCGTACTAAAAGATAATGTTATAGAATCAATATTCTTAGGGATATTAATAAGGAACATATCTTTACTCCATCTCCATATTTCCGTATCATTACGCTCTGCATTATGCCACCCATCCGTAAGAGAAATTTCTTTTAATAATTTCTTTTTACATCCATACAGATCGTTTTTCCAATCATATACAAGAGAAGTCCATATGGCATCATTAGTATTTAGATAACTCTTTTGTGATACCAATGATGGATCACATACGAAATAGTTAATAGACGGCAGCAACTTATGAATGAGAGTTAAATCAAGCGGAGATTGTATCGGAACTACTGCATCTATCAATTTTTCTAACGCCGATTTTTTTACCATATAAGCATGAGTCGCACTAGGTAAACGAATACTAATTCCTTCATCAACTATAATTGGCGAAACATCATGTCCAAATGGAATCCATCCCACATAAACAAACTCCCAATTGGGTGGGAGTTTTTCATATATAGATTGGAATTTTTCTTTAAATCTGTCCACAAAAAGGGCGTCATCTTCTAAAATAAAAAATTCGTTCTCGGGTAGAATTGAAAGGGTTTTCCAAAGAGTCAAATGTGATAATGTGCATCCGATGGCACCATCGGTTAAAAACATCTTATCATTAGAAGATTCTAAAATATTGGGATATTTGGCGGATAATCCGTATTTTTTACCGAAAATTCCGAAAAAAGGTTCTGCGGATATTCCTGCAAGGTTAGCGGATTCAATAAAACTACGATATCTTAAAGGAGTTTCTTTAAGGGTGATATAAAATGTGCGTGGTAACATTACCGCAATATATCGTATTATGCACCGATGGTCAACTATTTTTCTTAGGAATATCGAGCATCTCTCTTTGCTTTTGTCTCTGCAATGGCATCTTTAATAGACTGTGGGGTTTCGGTTCTTTTACCCTTTGCTTTAATCATCTGATTAAGCACATTAATGCGCTCTTCCATTTGAAGTTCAGCGGGGGTTTTACTTTGATTTGCGGGTTGAACATTCATCATATTTTTATCCGATATATTCCACATTCCTAATTTTCCATAATAATGCGGATCTTGTTTTAAATTTGCGAGCACAACATCTTTGGCTCTCGCCTTATCCTTTTTAATCATATTCTGCATCTCATATTTGAGACCGGTCATGACTTCATCAACAGAAGGCGTAATTTCTTTACTATAAATTTGGTTTACAGTCGCATCTAATGCACTCGGAGAGGCAGGGGCTCCTGCTAGAGTATTACTTTTTGCCCCGATCATTTTATTGTTTAATGCATCCGTATTAGTGGCGGTAATGTCTGCTTGATTTTTACCACTCACAAAATTAGCCGAATTCTGACTTACATTGGGAGAGGCAAAGGTTCCCCATCCAGCGGTAGTTGCAATGGCCCCGGTATTACCTGCAATACCCATGTCATACGTATTCTCTTTAGTTGACTTTTTTTCTTTCATACGTATAAATATCATGTAAGTCGCATAATAATGGTATTTTTATCATATCCTATTAACTTTTCAATTTCAAAATCTAACCGATTTTTTATAATTTCTTTAGCGTCAGAAGAATCAATGGAATAATTTTCCATTAAAGGAGCATTAGAAAATTCAAACTCATTTCGTTCAGATGGAGGGCCCACTCTTCTTTGCTCAACCATAAACCGGCGTGTTTTAGGAATTAACTCAAATTTCCGAGTTATATTTTCAAGTAAATTTTCAGGAGCAGATTTTAAATCTTCATATTTCATAAAATACCAATTTTTCGTTAGCGTGGGAATAGTTGAATATAAAAATCTACTTTTTACACTTCTCATTTCAAAAATGTCTTGATAACGACTTTCGTTTTCTATATTTATATCAATTTTCCTGTCTATATTATTACCATCTACAGAATAAAACGGCGAGGATAAAAATGTTATAAAATTTGTCAAACGTTCTTTTGGTTGATGATGTGGATTATAATAAAACGATACTAAATAATCAATTGGATTTCTTACTATAGATAAAATAGCACAATCTTCTGATTTCCTAATAGCATTTCTATTTTCAAAAGAGCCAAAAAAATGTTTCCATCCAAAATGTCCGTCCGGAAGATACGTCGGAACTAAATCAAAATTATCAAACATCAATTTTCGAAGAAAGTTTGTTCCGGAACATCTTTCTCCATATATATGGTAAATCGAGTAATCATATTATAAGTAAGCCCGTATTAATAATAAATTCATCGAGAATCCAACCTCCTGTAACTTTTTATATTCCAATATATTATATCTTTCTACGATATCTCTAAGCCTCACTTCAGATAAATGACGCTCAGATGAATGTCCATTCCATATTCCTTGTCGAAGACAAGTTGGGTACAGACAAAGTATATATTTGCTTCGATACTGAAAATAATCCAACACATCGAAAATTTGACTGTATTTTAAATGTTCAAGTACGTCTCCCATAATAACTAAATCAACGTCAAACTCTTCTGTATCTATTATTTCTATAATGGATTTAACCACAATCTTTTTATAAAAAGAATGTCGTGTTTTAAATTCTGTTAAATATGAAGCATCTATTTCACACCCAGTAAGAGAAACTGACGGACATATTTTCTTTAACATTTCCCCATATTTTCCCGCCCCCACCCCTACATCAAATACAGTGGATGGATTTATTCTTGTTACGATAGAGATAATATCTTCGTTTAATATATCGGAGGATCCTGGCATAATTTTATAAAATTTTTGATAGCTATTTTATTTTCTGATATTGAAAATTGTTTTTTTACAAACTCGGATGATTCTACTGAAACGACAGACGACGATAAAACGTTTTCAATATTTTGTAATAAAAGATTTTGACAAATATATCCATTGCCATAAACATATTTTGCCATTCCATTGAAATTTTTTATTGATCCAACTGCACCATCAACAACACAAGGAGCATTACAGGCGAGCGCCTCAACTAGTGAACAGCAAAAACTTTCACATTTTGACGGCATTATAAAACATTTACATGTATTATAATACGCTCTGAGGATAGCATCTTCAACCGGAGGTAAATTGATTATATAATCACACTCAGGAACTTTAACTTTCTGTACATTACACGGACCTATTAGTTTCAATATAGTTCCAAATTTCTCATAAATTTTTTTCCAATTATCAATCAAATATTGAACGTTTTTATCCACATCCAATCGGCCAGTATACAACGCAAAGTTTTTTCTGGGCTGATTTGTGGGATAAAACACATTTGAATCATATAAACAACCAACAGGAAATAATAGCGGAGACATATTAATTCTCTCTTCGATCCCATTGCAAATTATTCCATTCATTCCAATATCTAAAGGATCAGTATTCCATGTTTGAATCATTCCTATTTTTTTATGAGGCAATGATCTCCATTGAAAAGAACTTTCCCCATGTATAAATATATCTATCATAAAAATGAAATCAATCCCAATAAAATATTTATCATACACTTCCTCAAACTTAAAAAATGAAATTTCGGGTATATAAGTCATATTTTCGTATTGAAACATTGTTCCATTGTTAGGAGTATATTGAGGAACATACATAATGTAAATCTTATAAACATCTGATATGCAATTAAACAGATTAATCATGGCTCTAGGAACTCCTCCCCCGAACGCCACAATTTTTCCATCTTTATTCAGATAGGGAATTTGTGCGGTAACAGCAACAATAGTATCCATATATATTTTTTTTAAATGATATTTACAACTTTTCGCATTAACTCTACTGCATGATCAATATTTGGTGCTGCCCATTGTTGTTTACCCTGCATATAATATCCATGAGTAAAACTATCCATATTCTGAACATCTACCAATTTGTAACTCACCAGACCAGAATAGTTATTTCCCAAATAATCAACCTGTCCGCCATATCCAGTAACTATAACTTTCTTACCATAATTCATAGCATCAAAAATAGTTAACCCAAATGCCTCTGATCTGGTAAGAGATACATAGCAATCTCCAATTGAATGTAATGAAAGAAGTTCAAGTTCGGTTAAATTTCCAGTTATCAATATCACCGAGGCATGATTCGGGAAATCCTTAAGAACCGCAAAAATCTTATTAATACAATAAGTTAAATTTTCCGTCGTGTAATTTTTATAATGAACTTTAAGAAGCAATCTAACTGAATCCGATTTAGTAAATGCTTTACAAAACGTCTCTACCAAACTTATAACGTTTTTTCTTTCATTTAATTCACTTATATTATAAAAAGTAAATGCATGAGGATCATCTACAATCGAATTGTTATAAAAAGTAACTACATGGGGATCATCTACAATCGAATTTCCCACACAATCCGTTAATAAAACCTGCTCCCGTTTTGGAAGATCAATTTTTAAAAATATATGAGGAACTACTCTAATCGGAATGGTTACCCCAGAATTAACAAAAGTTTCGTAATTATAATGAGAAGGACACCACACTTCATTCACCGATTCGTTAATAAATTTTGGCCAATATCTCGGCAAGACATTTGTCTCCCATACGGTATATCCTATAATATTTCTATTGAGAAATTTATCGGCATTTTCAGATTTGTAAGTTGGCCACAAATCCGCAGTGCAATGCAAAATAATAGTACGTACATCTGAAATTGCCTTGCCTATAACAGTCTTAGCCAATATGTTATAAAAATTATCATCGGATAATTCCGAATCATCAAGTTTCAATGGATTCCAACTAATTGGAATACCCCGCATCAAAAAGTCACATATATACCCTTTTGCCGCAGTAGCATATCCACTAGTTCCATATTGACCAACATATAATACCCCTCGTTCTCTAAGAGGATCTCGTATTTTTATATCCGCCAATTTAAAATTATCGTCCATTCCCTGTTATAATATCAACGTCATCTATAATAGTTACTAGCCGGTACTCCAAATATTCTTATCTTGCAGCATGGCATAAGAAATTCTTACCCAAGTGAAACCGAAAGATATTATGAACACAAATAGATGTATCCAAAACCACCCGCTACCGGTACCTAGATTGGTAACAATGTAAATTATCATTAACAATCTAGGTAAAAAAACCGCCATTAACATATCTCCCACAAATGGTATCGTATTATATGGGATTTGCCCCCCAAACCAAGCAATAATCAATCCCAACCTGGGGAAAATAAGTGTAAGAATCAATAACCATAACTGTATTTCAGAATGTTCCATAACTTATATCAGAGTAGCAGGTTAACTCCTTATCCCTTTAGGGAAAACGATTGCCGAATTAAGATTTCGGGTTACCCATTTCATCTACCTCTTGAAGGAAAACTTCAATGTTAAGTTTCGATGCAACCGATAGAATCTCTTTCATCAACAAAAGCGGCCTATAGTTACAATTAATAACCAGAGTTCTTGCCATCTTCATTGGATGATTTTCAACTATACCCGCACCACGAAACCACGATTGATAAGCGGTAGGATTATTATTACCATCAAATGCGGTTGCAAACGATCTGTAAACCTCTGCAAGGATTTGACGGTCTTGTTCATTTTTCCACATTGGACCGTTATTATTTGCCATAATTTTTTTATTCTTTGTTCTTTGTTCTTTGTTGATACAGGGAGATATAGTAACTGGCCTGTTCCAGCACTTCACCTGTATATTAATTTGCGAGCGGCAGTATATTCTATTATCCTCGGTTTGTCAACATCAAATATCATATTTCGTAAATTCCGCATTATCAACGAGTTACAAATCGAAATCCAAAAACTCTATAGTTACAAATGGCAAAATTCATAATACTTTTCGCAAACTTCCAACTTTTATTTTTTTACTGACCTTTTCAGATATGTCGCATATGATTATATAATCGTTATCATCCACCGAGGTTTCTTCCATTTCAGGAAGCTCGGACGCTTTTAACGGATGTCCACCCCAACACAAATCCCGCTTAGGGGAAAAATCATACCATTTTTCTGTTCCGATTACGGTTTTTCCACATTTTTCGCATTTCATATTTTTTTGTTAAACCAGACATTTAAGTATCTTCTGAATCATTGCAACGAACGTTATTTCTTTTTCGAACACTAAGGCGGACTGATAAACAGCATCCGCCAATTCGAGAATAACCTGCGGCTCTTTGTCTTTGGCGAATTCATTTACTTTATCAAAAAGATATCGATAAACCTCGTCATAATTAGAAAATTGAGCATCTGCAACCAACTGGCGAATTTGTCCAAACACTCCCGCTTTCTTTGGCGTTTTAAGTAATGTTAATAATTGTTCCAGATAGTCTGTTTCAATACAATTCTCAACCGCTATCGCTAATTTACCCTTTTCCGTATTTTGTTGGGCAAAATTGATAATTTTACGAACATCCGGATAATAACTTTTTACAATAAACCCAATATCCTCTATAGTATATTTAATCTTCTCAGTCTCAAGAATAAGAGACAAATGTTCGGCAACTGCTTCCATTGATAATGGTTCAACTTTAATTCCTCCACCGCAACGAGAAACAATTGGCTGAGTAATACGTTCAATATAATTACAAGTTAGAATAAATCTGGAATGAATAGAATAAGTTTCCATTACATTACGGAGTGCCCCCTGCGACAATGCGGGTAAAAAATCCGCCTCATCCAGAATGATAATTCTTAGTGGCTCAAACGATACCGTAGACGCAAATCCAACAATTTTATCACGAATAGTGTCAATGGTTCGTTCGTCCGATGCATTAATATAAATATGATCACAGGGAATACATTTAACAATCATCTTTGCCAACGAGGTTTTACCAGTTCCTGCGGTTCCGTGGAAAAGCAGGTGCGGTAGATCTTTTTGATCAATGAATCCTCGAATCTTTTTCTTCACGGAATCATTACCAATAAATGTATCCAATGATTTTGGCCTGTATTTTTCTGTCCAAATATATTGGATTGTCCGACGTTCTTTAATTAGAGGTTCGTTCATGTTTTAATTATTCAATTACTCGTGGTGAAAATAGAAAATAGGTCGATTTAAAAGTCTCATCTTCAAAATTTATAACTCCAATACCACGGCTGGAAACTTTTAAAACAGCGCCGTCCGCTTTATCATTTGAATTGATAATCGCTTTTAATACCGCTGTTGATAATGCGGTCGGAGTATCAATTTTATCTTTACCGTTAATGGTCTCTACCGGAATACGTATACGATTCGTATTAGTATCCTCATAATTGATGACCATATCCAACTTTCCCTTTTTATTGTTCATCAGAACAAAATCTTTAGCTTCAGTCAAAGCCGCAATTGATTTCATTAATCTATTGACAAACTCCTCAGTAAACTTCACTTCAACATCAAATTCCAAGGGAATTTCGGCGGTATCAGTATCCAGGGTTTCGGGAAACGCATCATATTCAGCCACCGTGCAAGTCGCTTCACAATCAACATCTGCCACGGTAAAATTGGCAATTCTATCTCTAATTTTATTTAGAGTAACCACTACCTCATCTCCAATCGGATTAAGCATTGCTTTAATTTTAGTGGAACTTGGCAATGCCATTTGACAAGTTTCCATTCCCTCCCATTTTTTTAAAATGATTTTTAAAATAACGGTTTTCTCGTCGGTGTGGGCTCGGGCAGTAAGAGTTTTCTTTTCGGCATCACTATACCAATGAGCACATTCACATATACCTCCAAGGCTATATCGTTTTATGAAATTTTCCAATAAATTTTTCTGCATAACTTCTCGTAGGTTATAACGCTATATCAAGTCTGGTTTAATTGCAAGTTTTTATATTTTTTAGTCTAGCCAACTAGGAATATCTTTTGCATCATATTCTGCAATAATGGATTCGATTTTAGGAACGGGAAGGGATGACATTTGTTTGGGTTTACAACCAAAATCTTTTTTTCCTTTAACCGTAGTGTCTTTTTTATAAAATTCATCCCGCCCACCATTTTCCCATTCCGCTTTAGCCTCTTTTCCTTTTTGTTTTTTTAAATAAATATTATGAAACCACCATGTATAGCACCGCATTAAAGAATCTTCAGTTTTAAATCCATGCAATTGAGAACCACTAAATGCGGGTTCTCCTTTTACAAAGAAACGATCTCCTCTATTGGTTTTTCTTTTTTCTATTTGAGGATATTGCATATTGTTATTCTTCTTCCTCGTCATCCAATTTAGGAACGACTGGAACGGAAACCGTTTTTGATTTGAAAAAAGAATCTGCAAGTCTAGCAGTAAATGAGGGATATATCCATTTCAACACCGCATAGAACTTGGCAATTTTTGTTTTCAATTCTCGTTCATACATCTGTTTACGATCTACATAAGTATTAATAATTTCTAGGATTTCATCAGGATCAGTCCCATCTGCTTTAATAGCCAAATAATCTAAAGCATGTGGATTCTCCTTCAAATACACCCATTTAATTTTTTGACCGTTATGAATTGGCTCATATTGTTTTTGTAAACCGAATTTCTTTAACATGTCATTATACATCATAGCGGCTCCTACTTGAGGAGGAGTTTTAGAGGTAGGAACAGTAAACATCTTTCTATCCGGAGGATTGTAATTTGCATCTCCTTTACGACTAATAAAATTTACAGAAGTGTTTTTTGCAATTTCATCCACCGGCAATGTTTTAATTTCTCGTTCCATTACAAGAATTCTATCATCAATCGTGTTTTTTGAAACCTTACGCAGGATCATGTTCAAAAGTTCTCCTGAAAATTTACGAAATCGAGCCGGAAATGAAGTTCTCACTACATCAATACCTTTAACTTCCAATTTCCCTAAAGTCCCGTCTTTATCTAATACTTTACGTTGTTTTTCCATATCATACACTTTCATCATGGCATATCGTTTTTTCTTGATCCACAATGTAGTTGTAGTAATAACATCCGGCGTGATTTTTATTCGATGTTTATTCAAGTTGAACATGGCAGGAATTGCAAACTCATAAAATTCGTTAATTCCTTTAGACATTTCCACGGACAAATCAATAACATACTGAATAGTATCATCAGTTACTTCCGTAGATTTTTTATCTAAATTAAGCAAGGGTTTAGCTGACATGTAAACGCTATCGGTATCAATATATATGACAAAATCATCGTTAGTTATCTCGCCTTTATCAGCAAATTTATCGGCATATTTCATATTAACAAACCGTTCGGTCATCTTGATAACATGCTGCCCGGAGACCGTGGTTGCCTCGGCATTATCCTTATCATAGAATCGGAAGATCGGAAGTCCTAGTGTGCCGTAGACGCTATTCATGAAGATTTTTTGCCGCTTTTGTCGTCTATCATAAAATAGTTCTTTGACTTTATCACCTTCGTTTTTGTATTTTTCCGCCAGTGCTTTAAATTCCACACGCTCCGAAAACCATATATTAAGAATGGAAGGAACAATTCCCATAATATCCTGAGAATAAAGAATGCCGTTAGAACTTATACTATATTTTCCATCTTTAATTAATTCTTTAAATTCTTCTTCAGTATAATGCGTTTCTCCTATAGATACCGCCCCTATTTTTCCATTAACGAATTTTTCCGTATCCCAATTTTCTATCTTCCCAAATTTAGTCTCACTAGAAATATTTAGGGACATAATAGTGCTGGGATACAAAGAAGTGACATCTGCGGAATACACCCAATCATAGAGCCCCGGCACCGGATCTTTTACATATGCGCCTTCAAACCCTTCTGCACCTTCCTCTTTCATCGCTTCATATTCTTCTTTCCCTCCAACTGGTTTATTAGGAGCTATTAATTTTTTACGATGTAAATAAGTTAATAACGCCCCGTCAATCCAACGAGAAGAATATATATACCATTCATAAGGAACATGTCCTTTGTGACATACCGACCGTGCAAGATAAATGAAATCTAATTTTTTCTCCAATGCTACTACAATTTTAACGTCATTTAAATTATATTCAACATATCGATCCAAATCCTCTTTATACAAAGTAACTAAACTGCCACGATATGGTATTTTTCCAATTCCTACTTCTTCCTGTCCAATATAATTTAATGCAAATGTTGGCTGATCTTTACCAATAAACTTTTTATAAAGATCAAGGTAATCAAGACAAGACATTCCCGCAATTCGCATTGTTTTGGAAAATTTGTGTAAATAACACATTCCAATTGTCGATAGTCGATACCCCGCCTTCTTACCTAACACAGCACGAATTCGATTATAAATATAGGGCAAATCAAACCCATTACAGTTCCATCCAGAGACAATGCTAAAATTACATTCTTCCCATTTACTCAAAAATGCTCTTAATAAAACGTCTTCGTATTTATAAGAGTTAATATTCCATTCATAATCTTTAGTATCAGATGAATTTAGTTTGGTGCGCTCAGTGCGAGAAACAATTTTTTTATCGGGATCAAGCACAAATGACCAAAATGTCTCAGTAGACGTGTCGTACAACGCAATCGCAGTAATGGCCTTGTCTCCCGTTTCAATATTCGGAAATCCTCCGGTAGAATCAACTTCAATATCAATTACCCCAATAGCAGTAGTCTCTGAAACTTCATCACTATCCTCATACAATTTACTTAAAGTTTTTAATTCTATTGGAACATCTGATTCGAGGAGAGAATGATCATTATCATCATAATACATAACCTCTTCGAGACGATCTCCGTATAAAGAAACATATTCACCGGCTGGATTCTTTTTATAAGCAAATCGGATCGCTTCAAGCGGAAAATTAACGCATCCCTTCTCGTCGTCCCATACATGGACAATTTCGTTTCTTCTGTCTACCCAAATATTAACGTACACAAATATCCTATTATGATTTAAATTTTAAATTTTAAACTTCAAATTGTTACGACTACATCTTACATGCCCGTGCGGTATTTTCAAGTATTTTTACTAACTGAGAACTTAATCCATATCTTTCTGTGCCTACTCGAATAGAATTTGAAATTGTTCCACCATTCTCTTTCCGCATAGATGCCGCTTTCCAATCACATAATAGCTCCACTAAATCTAAAAGATTCATATCCTCAATCCCATTTGGATAGAATTCTGGGTGATGGCTATTCTTTTTATAATGGGAATTAAATAAACCAGACCACTTTTCTCTCACTTCCGCATATTCCGGAGTTCCAAATTGAACCTTGTGTAAATCATCCATTGCCTTAACAAGGAAGGGAAACTCTTCTTCCGAAAATTTACTATTATCATGATCTTGCGCCCGTTTAATCAATTCCTGAATGATAATATTCATCTGTTGCAACACCACGAATTTGTGATGATAAATGATACCAAGTTCTTTTACTTCCTCAAATGTCATATTCTTTTTTCTGCCATACAAATAGTGTCATTATGATCCGCTCCGTGACAAACCATCATTATTTCAACGATTGCAAACCGTTCTTCTAAACTTACAAAAATTTACATTCATCTTTTTAGGGTGTATGTAAATTTTCCGTTAGATTCCTTTTTCAACGACGGGCTAGATTTATCCATTGCTGGACAAACCGAACTCCCATCTCCCAAGGCGTAAATTCCCGTCGAACTGACGGTAGAAAGTTTCTCAAGATTTTTAGAGGCATTCAAGTCTCTATCCATCTCATTCTTACAAATCTCACATTTGAAAATTCTATCTTTCAATGTGAGATTATCATTCTTCCATCCACAACACGAACAAGTCTTGCTAGATGGAAAGTAAGTATCGGCAATAATGATTTCACGACCATACCATTTTGCCTTATATTCTAACTGTCTGCGAAATTCATGGGCAGACATATCACTAATTGCCTGAGCAAGACAGTGATTTTTTAACATATTGGAAATCTTCAATCCTTCAATAACAATTACTTGGTTTTCGTTAATTATTTTTGAAGTCGCTTTGTGCGACGAATCTTTCCTTATGTTAGAAATTCTATTATGTAACTTAGAAAGTTTTAACTTTGATTTTTTATAATTTTGACTTCCTTTCTTTTTTCTACTTAACTGACGTTGTTTTCTCTTTAATTTTCGTAAATTGAATTTTAATGCGTTGGGATTCTCATATTTAGTCCCATTAGAACAGGTTGCTAAGGTCTTAATTCCTAAATCAATTCCAACTTTCTTATCTGTCTGTGGGAGCATCTTAATATCAGATTCTACCAAACAAGATACGAACCATTTACTGCTTTTACGACTAATTGTTACTGATTTGATTTCAGTATCGATTGGAATGTAATCCAATTCTTTTAACTTGACTTTACCAATACGAGGTAATTTAATGTGAGATTTATCTGTCAAGTATATCGAACCATCTAATTTGAATGATTGTGTCTCATTCTTCTTTGACTTAAATTTTGGGAATCCCTTCTTCCCTTTGACTTTTTTCTTACAACGATTAAAGAAATTCTGAAATGCTCTATCACAGTTAATTAAACCCGACTGAAATGCGACTTTACTAACATCGTAAGCCCAAGGTAAGGCATCCGTTCCCTTAAGTTTATTCAACTCTCTATGCAATTCAATATTGTTCGGAATCTTTTCTTTCCTATCAAATGCTTCTTTTTTCTTTTGTAACGCCCAATTAAATGCGAATCTGCTGGCTCCAAAATGCTTTCTAAACAATGTCATCTGACACTTATTTGGGGCCAATTCAATTTTATATCCTTTTAGAAATTTAGGCATTTATGATTTGGGAGTAATAGAAGCATTTTTTATAGAATAATATCTCTCCAATGCTTTTCGTTTACATTCTTCTTTATTTTCACTATAATATTTGCGGGATCGCAAGCGTCCACCCGCAAGTAATTGTGCATAAGTTATATTTTTTCGTTTTCTTCCCATATGATATAAGTATAAAGTAAAAAGTAGAAAATCATAAAAAAGTAAATATTTTATTATTTATTGTGTTGAAGTTATAAATTATTTTAGAATTTTGTAAGAATTGTAACATTTAATCCATCAGTTGATAACCCCAATTTCTTACCCATTCCAACCGTGTTCCATCCAAAAGATAAAACCACCGCATCCAATGCTAACACCGGAACCATAGTGGCTTTCCATATTTTACGAAGTCTTGCCGTTTGTCCATCCTCCAATTGCATTTTTCTGCCAAAACTATTGTAACATTCTTTTAATTGCCGTGGAGAGTATGGCGGATCAAACACCCATAAATCACATTTAATCTCCTTTTTAACTAATTCCAAATGAAATGCTTCCGCATCTAAATGATATTGGGCAATTGTGGTAGGATTAATATCATTCGTATAGGAACACCATGAATTATTCCGAGCAAAAGAATCTACACTTACTTTCGATTTGTCAAGATATTTTTTAACAAACTCGCCAATGGGCTTGACTTTAAACGTATCAGAGTTCGGCATTGCCCAAACTCGTGAAAATTTAATGTTTTTAACATCATGTTTTCCACAATCCGTCGATTCTAATATTTCCATATCTTCCCACAATATCAGAATATCCCCGCATAGCAACTTATTTTAACCGAATCCCAATAACCTTTTTATCCATTACCACAAACAACACTTCTTTCGCATAATTCTCAAGTTCATCAATAGATTTAGTTGTTTTTTGCAGTTCATCCGGAGAAATAGCTTTCTGAGTCACCATTATTTCACCTTCTCTACCAGGATACTGAATAATCAATCCCAAATTACCTTTATCGATAAAGGTCTGTTTATTCTTCGAATCTACTACAGTTACCCCACCTTCAATAGCATTTAAAATAACATATTTTAAATTAGATCTAATTGAAAGTTTACATTTTGTTAATGTCAAGTTAACCAATGGAGTTTGTAGAATACATTGAGAATTAGTGTCGATTTTTGGGCAAATTACCTCTATATCACCGTCTAAAAGAGATAATGCCGTAATAGCATATTCCGATTTAAGTAAAGCAGGCTGACTTTCATTATTTACAACTAATTGATTAAAGGTATCTACCGAGAAAAATGAATTTGGGGATACTTTTACTTGCAATCCGGTGGATAATGCCAATATAATGGTTTCTCCGATTTTTGTTTTAATCTCCATGAGGTCGGTTTCAAGTCGATATGTTTTGCCGATTATAAGAGGTTCTACATGATTAGTGGTTCTACCAATTAAATTACAAATTGAATTTGTAGTTGCAACTTGAACATATACCCCACCGGTAGTAAACTCTTCTGCATTGAGAATAGTTATCCCAAGCACAAGGAACATTAGAAAAAAGATAATTTGTTTCACTTCAATAAATAGTAATAAAATAAAATAAGTTGTTTTTTAAACGAATGGTGATATCATATCACAATATGAGCGAAAAGAAAAAAGTAGTATCCTATAGTCAATATAGTAAATGGTTTTCATGCCCCAACCACTGGAACCTGGATTATATTAAAGGATTACGAACTCGGGAAGTTAATTTAAACCTAACCTATGGGAATGCTATCCATGAAGCTCTTCAACTTTATGTTAAAACTCTATATACGGAAGGACTGGTGAAAGCGACGACACTCAATCTCCGAAATTTTTTCATAGATACATTCATTCAGGAAGTCGCTGATAACAAAATAATTGCAACTCAGACCGAAATTCAAGAATTCGTTGAAGATGGAGTCAATTTCATCAATGAATTCATGCAAGCATCGGTTCGACTACAACACTTTCCCGCCGATAAATATGAATTTTTAGGAGTGGAAGATGAACTCAATATGCCATTACTCAATAATACAAACTATTATGGGTATATCGATTTGGTATTAAAAGAGAAAAAAACCGGTCGAATTAAAATTTTTGATTTTAAAACCGCTCGAATGGGTTGGAATGCCTCTCAACAAGCGGATTTAGCTAAAACTTCACAATTAGTATTATATAAAGCTCTTTATAGTCGAAAACACGAGGTTCCGGTGACAAAAATAGATGTAGAATTTTTTATCCTAAAACGTAAACTCTACGAAAACTCCAAATATAAACAGTCCCGCATTCAAATTTTTAAACCACCCGCAGACCAAAATGAAGTAAATCGAGTGATAGATCATTTTAATAAATTCCTTTCCGATTGTTTTCATCCAGATGGCAGATATAATGAGGATATAAAATATCCCAAAATTCCCGGTAAGAACAAAAGTAATTGTCGATATTGCTTACATCGAGGAAAAACGTGTGATGCTATTACAGATATTATTGACTAAAATATTTTTTTCGATAAAATAATTATCTTTCGGTTTTTTCTTCATACTTATATCCATTAATGATTATGTCCGTATATAAGGACATACGTAATGGATATAAAATATGAAAGATAAAGTAGCTACCACGGTTAAGATTCCCGAAACCTTATATAACGACTTCAAGGTTCTCGGTATTCGTCATAAAATCTCTCTACAATCCCTTGTAGAGAAATGTGTCAATCTCTTCGTGTCCAATTCTGAATTTCGAGATCAAGTCATTAATTATACCCCCACCGTTACGACTGTCAACATCCCGGTTGTAGTTACAGGCTCCTGCGAATTTTAATTTTTATGAATAAACCAACAGAAAATACAAATGCATCCGACTTACAGCAAAAACTGAAATCCATCGGATTTGAACAAACCGAATTTGAACCAAAAATAGGAAAGCGATTTATCGCAACACTTACCGGAATTCCTTCTCATGTAATAAAATCCGTAACTTTACCTGTTTATTCTAATTCATCTGGTCCAGATGGATGGAAAAATTCCAAATTAGATCTAACGCTGTATAATCCACTCGCATCTCAGTTGGAACAAAAAATTCTGAAAGTATTAGCCAATCCAACCAACACCATCATCGTAAATGAGTTAAATCCCGTAGGAACTATCGATACCACATGGACTATTGAAGTAGGTGCGGGTAGAGTTGAATTTGGAACATTAGATTGGAGCAGCACAGGAAATCCAAATATTGTTACAATTACGTTCACTGTTCTAAATGTAGAAATCAGTTATTAAATATAAATAAGATTTTACAAAAATAAAAATGATTTTACAAATGTAAACACTATTTATTGTCATGAAAAAATCACATATCAAACGGCACATGGTCAACGTTTCTGAAAAAGAATACAAAATAATTCATGATTATTGTTTCCCACGAAATCTAATAATTGGAAAATGGATAACAAACACTTGTTTATCTTTCATTAGAACCACAATCAGCGGATCATTAAACGCCAAATCCTATGAATGATATATTATCCAACGAGAAAATATTATCAATAGCCAAACAAAATACTCGTTTATATTATCGTACACTTAAAGCATATCATCCGGCAACATATAAATTTATTAACGATGCTTATTTGGGACGTAATATTTCTGAAAAAATATATAAACACATTTATGGGGAACAATTTTGTTTAAATTGCAATAAACTATTAGAAGGAAGGGGGTTTAAAGGTTTATTAAAAGGGTACTCAGTTTTTTGTTCCGATAAATGCGCATCTAAACATCCGTACAGATTACAAAAAATAAATGAATCTAATTATAAAAAACATGGAGTAAAATGGAATGGCCAAATAAAATCCGCCAAAGAAACACGAAAAATTAATAATATTAAAAAATACGGAGTATCTCATGTATTACAAATACCATCCGTCTTAGAAAAGAAAAACGCCACTTGTATCAAAAACCACGGAACTAAAAATTATACAAATCGAGAGAAATGTAAAAATACTAATTTAAAAAAATATGGAGTAGAAAGTGTTTCACAGGTTTCCGAAATACATACACGGCAGCAAAAGTTTAAAATGAAAAAATTCATTTTACCGTCTGGGAAGGAAGTTAAAATCCAGGGATACGAGCCAATGGCTATAAATGCACTTTTAAAAATATACAAGGAAACGGATATTGAAGTATCAAGATCAAAGATGCCAGCTTTCTGGTATCATACGCCAGATAATATAAAACATAGATATTTTCCGGATATTTTTATAAAATTGGATAATTTAATAGTAGAAGTAAAATCCACATGGACCAATAGAATTGATAAAAATCTTTATCTTAAAAAACAATCAATTCTAGATGCAGGATTTAAATTTCAAAAAATGGTTTTTAATAGAAAAGGAGAACTGATAAATGAGCAATAAGAAAAAAATACTTTGGATTGGAGATGATATAAGAATGCATTCGGGGGTTGCAACTATGGGGCGAGAAATGATTCTGGGGTGTGCGCATAAATATGATTTTTGTTGTATTGCCGGGGCAATTAAAAATCCAGACACCGGAAAGGTTTTAGATTTATCACAAGCAACAAATCAACTTAGAAAAATAAATGATGCATATATAAAACTTTATCCGGTCGATGGATATGGCAATGAAAATATTTTACATTCTATTATTAATCAAGAACGCCCCGATGCCATTTGCATGATTACCGATCCAAGATTTTTTGGATGGCTTTTCTCATTGGAACATAGTTTACGTAAAAAACTCCCGATTACATATTATAACATCTGGGATGACATTCCGTATCCAATGTATAATCGAGCGTTCTATGAAAGCTGCGATGCATTACTATCCATTAGTAGACAAACAGAAAATATTAATAAATGGGTTCTTGATCCTAAGAATTGTTGTACCATCAATGAACCAATGAATGGAAAAACACTTCTTCATTATGTTCCGCATGGAATCAATGAAGATATGTTTCATAAAAAAGATTCTACTACACAAGAATATAGAGATCGCAGAAAAGCGGTTTTTAATGGAAAAAAATACGATTTCGTTATTTTTTACAATAGTAGAAATGTTCAACGAAAACGCACTAGCAACATTATATTAGGTTACCGCACTTTCTGTGATAATCTTCCCAAAGAAGAAGCGGCAAAATGTTGTTTGTTACTTCACACCGAAATAATGCAAGAGGCGGGGACGAATTTAATTGCAGTAAAAGAAGCGTTATGTCCGGATTATGATATAATTTTTTCTCCCGCAAAAATGCCGCCAGAAGAAATGGCATATCTTTATAGCATGGCAGATGTCACTGTGAATGCATCTTGTATTCCACCGGGTTATAAAGTAACAACTAAAATCGGACCCAAAAATATTGAAGAAATAAAAATTGGAGAAACCGTTTTGACGCATAAAGGAAGATTTCGTCCAGTACTAAAAACATTTGAATATGATAATGTTGACTGTGAAATGGTTAAAATTACTCCATTTAACTTAAATGAACCATTGGAACTTACCTCCGAACATAAAGTGTGGGCGGTAAAGAAAAGTAAAATGAAAAATAAATTGTTGAACGAAAACGAGTCAATTCAACAATATATGGAATGGATTCCATCCGGAGAATTATCACCGGGAGATTTAGTAATGTATCCAAAACTCACAGAAAATATGACCGAAAATGTGGTTTTTGATTTGGAAAAATTCATTCCCGAATACAAAAGCAGAAAGTATTTGTCCAATGATTCTGAAATATTTCTTCCCCACAGTAAAAATGTATTAAATAGAAAAATTCCACTGACCAACGATTTAGCATATCTCTTAGGAAGATGGTGCGGAGATGGATCAAACAATAATATATGTTTTAATTCTGATTATGGTAACGATGAAATCAATAAGATAGGAAATATCTTTGTGAATATATTCGGTGGAAGTTATTCCATTAAACCCCATGGTCAAAAAAACAAAAAATGCACTAATTTATTTTTCTCCCATCCATTTATAGGTATAATGGAAAACTTTTTCAAAACAATATGTGGAAACAGTTCTAACACCAAAAAAATTCCATCGGAAATATTGTTTAATAAAGATGAAACTATCCTAAATTCATTCATAAATGGCCTTATAGATTCCGATGGATACGATGGTCATACGAACGATAGTAACTATACTAAAATCGTTACTGTTTCCAATGTTCTTCAACAACAGTTAATAACCGCACTGGTAAGATTGAATAAAAAAATCCGCTTAGCGGAAGGAACATCTGGATATAAACCCGGAAATACTCATCATCAAATATATTTTACTCATACCAGTGATGATAATGATTCATCCAGAAGTTGGTTTAAAGACGGATATTATTTGATGTCGATAAATAAAATCGAGAAGTATCTTTATACCGGAAAAGTATATAATATTGAGGTAGAAGAAGACAATTCTTATACCATGAAATCATTTATTTTGCATAATTCGAATGAAGGCTATGGACTATCATGTGCTGAAAGTATCATGTGTGAGACTCCGGTAATAGTATCAGTTACGGGTGGTCTTCAAGATCAAATTGGTCAAACCGACGATGAAGGAAATCCGATTAAATTTAGTCAGGGATTTGGTTCTAATAGCGAGGGAAAATATAAAAATCATGGGGTTTGGGCATATCCTTTGTGGCCAGTTACTAGAATGATTCAAGGTAGTATTCCTACTCCGTATATTTTCGATGATCTAACGAAATGGGAAGATATTGCGGATGCATATATGTATTGGTATAAAATGTCTAAATCAATGCGAGAAAAATGTGGGGCCGAAGGTAGACGTTGGGCGTGCAATGAAGGCGGGATAAATGCCACTAATATGTGTAAGCAATATGTGGATGCAATGGAATATGTATTCCATAATTGGAAACCATCTAAATCGTTTGGATTGTATTCGGTAAAAGATCATGTAGGCAATTTTATGTTAGATAAAAACATGGGATTTGAGGTTCCTACAATCGATCAGGTTGCGATTGAAACTAAACTCGAAGAAACAAAAAAGAAATTAGAAAAACTATGACATACTGGTTTATTTATAGCGATGGACAACTTGTTCCTATGACAGTAATTACCGTAACAAAATGACGAGTTTGCGTTATAATATCTTGTAAATATGCTAAAATAGAGTTACCATATGTTTCATGAAAATATACATTAAAAAACTAATTGACTCGGCAATTATACCTATAAGCGGAAGTATCCACTCGGCGGGGTATGATTTATATTCTATAGAAGATTATATTTTAATGCCAATGGATAGAAAACTATTTAAGACGGGAATATCTATTAGCATTCCGGCAGGACAATACGGAAGAATTGCACCCAGAAGTGGACTAGCATATAAAGATGGCATTGATGTGCTAGGGGGGGTTATTGATGAGGATTATAGAGGAGAAATAGGAGTTATATTAATCAATTTTGGAAAAACCGAAAAAGAAATCAAAATTGGAGATAAGATAGCCCAAATTATATTTGAGTTTTATAATAAAGCGGAATGGGAATTAGTGGATGATCTTCCACAAACTCAACGGGGAGCCGGTGGATTTGGAAGTTCCGATAAAAAAGGAAAACCTTTAACCGAAATTTTTACAGAAGAACAGATTAAGTTTGATTCGCAAAAAACCGAACCAACTCCTAGTATTTTACAAACTTATTTAAAGACGGGAGGAGTTCATGTTTCTATTCCATATAGTGAACAAATTAAAGCACGATCTCAACAATGACATTCGACCCCTATAATTTTGATTATAAAGAATATATATTGGAGACGTATAACCTAATGGAATTGCCCAACAAATATTATCGGGGGAATTATCAGTGTGATGATGTAATTTTAAATGCCCGAGATGCGGTATGGGTAGAAAAAAACGGGACAGAACTCGAAAATTATAAAATCGGTAGTTTTACATATCGGTTATTTTCTAAAATAGAAGGAAACGATATAACGTATTATTTAATGGAGAGAGATAAACCATTTATTGTAATGGAGTATTCTTTTACCCGCATCACCTCTCCTATTAAAGGAATAGAAAACAAGCATATATGGAATTTTAAGGGAGATAACGGTTTAGCACGAAATTTTTTTGAAGATTATATATTAAAACGAGAATCTGTAATAATCTCAGATGAAAATCAAACCGAAAAGGGGTTCAATTTTTGGAAATATCTTTTCAGAGAACAGGTTAAAGACAGAAAAACTCATTACATGTATATTCTCGATATTAATACTGGAAAGGAAATTATTACAATTAATGCCGAGACCCAAATGGACGATTATTATACGGATACAAGGTCGGGAAAGTTTCGTTTTGTTCTACAAAAAATATGAAAAAAGTTATAACAGAAAGAGTTTATGAAGAAGTCAAATTCTTCTGTGATAAACATCCCGATCGGGAATGTTTTACCCGAGTAAACACCTTATGTTGGTATGGAAGTCATTTTGATACACTTAACCTTAAAATGAACCTATGCGATGAATGCATGGAATCTTTTTATAAATATGTTAAAGAAAACTTTGGAATAGAACCATCTGAATCTATGTTAATGACTCGGTGTTATTGTCAGTGTCACGAAGATTAAAAAAAGAGAAAAACCAATAACATGAAAGAGTTTGATGCATATAATTTTGATTATAAAACATATATTTAGATTTGTTTTGAATAAACTATAAAATATTAGGCACCGGAACTATAAAAGTTAGATTAAAAAATATGAATAAACCTGTTTGTGTAATTACCTCGCCATTAATGACGAGAAGTGGGTATGGAGATTGGGCGTTAGCATTAGCTAAAAGTCTATTAAAATACGATAAATACGACGTTCGAGTTGTTCCTACACGTTGGGGACAATGCCCACAGAGAAACTTAGAAATGGAAGGCAAGGATCCGTTAACTAAAGAACTTCTTAGTAGACTACTTCAAGGACCATTAACTCGACAGCCGGAATTATTTATTCAAGTATCTATTCCCAATGAATTTTTACAGACTCCGCAAGGAATCATGAAAATTGGTAAATACAATATTGGAATTACCGCCGCCATTGAAACTACCATTCCTAAACCAGAATGGTTAGAAGGTCTTAACCGAATGGATTTAAATATTGTCATGTCACAACATGGTAAAGATGTATTCGCAGGAGCACAATATTCTAAAAAACTTCCTACCGGTGTAACTGAACCATTGATCGTAAAGACCCCCATTGAAGTTTTATTTTGGGGAGCGAACACCAATTTATATCATAAAACGAATGCGGTGATTGATTCATTGGAAACTGCCATGTCTGGGATTACTGAAAACTTCGCATTTCTGTTCGTGGGTCAATGGACGGGTGGTTCAATGAATTCAGATAGAAAATCTATCGGATGGTTAATGAAAACTTTCCTTGAGACATTCAAAGGAGTAAAAAATCCCCCTGCACTTATTCTTAAAACCAGTGGAGCGACTTTATCTAACATAGATAGATATGAGTGTTTGACTAAAATAAAAGAAGTGACAGATATGGTAAAAAAAGAAAATTCTACTATTACCAACTGGCCAAACATCTATCTTCTACATGGCGAATTAAGTGATATCGAAATGAATTCACTTTATAATCATAAAAAAGTGAAGGTTCACGTTTCATTTACTCATGGAGAGGGTTATTGTACTTTAGAAGATACTCCAATTGTTACCAAAACCGGATTAAAAAATATAAAAAATGTCACTAATAAAGATATGGTGCTTACACATACGGGACAATGGAAAAAAGTAACCGCATCATTATCTAGACATTATAGTGGAGAAATGAAAAAAATATCGGTTTACAATGGAATCAATTCTATTTCATATCAATTTACCCCCAACCATAGATGTTATGTATATAGAAATAATGTTTTACAATGGATTTCAACAGAGGAATTAAAACTATCGGATTATCTTGCATTGCCCGAAGAACACACTTGGACCACACCTCCGGCCATAAACATATCTGAATTTATACAGTGTCCAAACATTGAATTGCGAGACGAAAACTTAACCTATATTCATTCAAATGAAACTACTATAAAGAAAATAAAAAATAATATTGTTTTATCTCCAGAATTTGCAAAAATATGTGGTTATTTTCTATCCGAGGGATGCGTTTCCAACGGAGCAATCATATTTTCTTTAAATAAAAACGAGGAACTTACAATAGCAAAAGAATTAATAGAATGTTTCAAAACTGTCTTTGAAATTGATTCTTACTCCCTCGAACCTCACAAAACTAAAAATTCATTAAAGCTGATTTTTTATTCCGCAATTATCGGAGAATTCTTAACGGCTTTATTTGGATCAGGGGCAATTTATAAAAGAATTCCCATGATATTAAAAAATTCATCAAAAATATTTGTTGAAAATTTAATATCATCAATTTTCATGGGAGATGGTAGTTTAAAAAATAATAAAAACATATCTCTTCAATTAGTAAATGACAGTTTAATTAGAGATGTACGAGAGTGTTTATTAAAATTAAATATACACTCTTGTCATGATGTAAAAGATAACAATAAATTTAATGCACCGGTTAGTCGTATTCGAACTTCAAATTATAAGTCTAATACCGCACTTATTGATATTTTAAATAAAAATCACAGTTTTTGTAATATTCAATACCAAAATGATAAATATTTGTCCCGTGGAGGACTTCCCAAATCATTTTCCGTTTCATATGATAATGTAGCATATCATGTATTTAAACTAAAAACCATCGAGTCCTTACCATATGAAGGAATGGTATATAATTTATCAGTCGAAGAAGATGAAAGTTACTGTACGGAAAATTTTGTAGTACACAATTGTCATCCCATGTTATTATCAACATTAAGCGGAAAACCATTGATTGCACCAAAATGGAGTGGTCATCTGGATTTCATGAATCCGAAATATGCAAATTTCTTTGAAGGTAAACTAGAACAGATTTCCGGCGAAGCAGTAAATGAATGGTTTGTAGCTGAATCGCAATGGTTTACAGTCGATTATGGTAAAGCCGCCGAACAAATGCGACAAGCTTTTAATAATTACGATACGCTATTACCTAATGCGGAATTACTTCGTGCTGAAAATGCCGAGAAATTCTCAATTGAGGCAATGGATAAAGCATTTCACTCGCTTTTGGAAAAATATGTTCCTAAATTCGTATTACCGCAACAAATTATACTTCCAAAATTAAAAAAACTAAATCTCCCAAAATTACCAACTGCGTCTACACCAATAAATCCTCCAACTCAAGCGGAAATTGCGAAAATGCCGATAAGTGAAAATAAAAATTATGAAAATAAGTTATTTAATAACATCACACAATGAAAGTGATACTTTAGATAAGTGTTTAACCAATGTTATTGCTCATAAAGATATAGAAGATGAAGTTATTATATTAGATGATTTCTCTGATAATCCGAATACAATAGAAATTTTCAATAAATGGAAAGATTCTATACAATTAATTCCGCACAAACTTGATCGTAATTATTCCCAACATAAAAATTTTGGAAACGAGCAATGTAAAAATCCATGGATATTTCAAATTGACGGGGATGAGATACCAAATCCAAATCTAATTATTAATATCAAATCCATTATTGAGTTAAATCCAACAATTGAATTGATTTTTGTTAGCCGAATTAATGATTATATTGGAGTAACAATTCAAGATGCTAAAACATGGGGGTGGAGACTTACTCCATGTCCAGAATGTGATAACAGACCCATAGTAAATGCTCCTGATTTTCAAGGACGCATTTATAAAAACGATCCATCTCGAATTCATTGGGAACGACGACTGCATGAGAAAATAGAAGGGCACGCTTCCTTTACCACATTGCCATTTGATTTTAATTTGGCATTATATCACGAAAAAACCATGGCAACTCAATTAAAAACAAATATTCGATATAATGAATGGTTTACGATTGATGAAAATCGTGGACATACCGTGTTCGGGCAAAAAACAAAATAAACATGCGAATTTGTTTTTTAACTGAAATGGGATGGACTGGGAAAGTCCCAATAAACCATCCTAATATGCGAGCAGAGATGGCATGGATGTTTGCCCTTAATGCCGATCACTTTAATATCATGAACTATTCTCAAGTTTCAGGATATGATTGGGTTATGCTTATTCTGCCCAAAGGCGGAGTATCATTAAATGTCGAGGGAATTAAATTGAATAACATTCCAAATAGATTTTCTCAACTTTATGCGATGTCATTTGTAGAAGATATTAAAAAACAAAATAAAAAAGTAGCATTTATTCAAGAAGGTCCAACTTCGTATGTAAACGACATGTCAATATCGGATCAATTTAACTTTTATAATACTATTGCAGAGGTCGATATTATTTTTGCGCATAATGAATATGACACTAATTGGTACAAAGGATTGTTTCCAGGTAAATGTGTCTCCACCATACCAACGTTAATGATAGAAGATTCAATACAATCAATTATACCCTCTCCTGAAAATAGAGCAATAATAGGCGGTGGAATGTGTCGTTGGTATGGAGGATTTCAGAGTTATTTAGTAGCCAATGAATTTGATTGCCCCATTCATGTTCATACATCACATTGTACTCAACCGGGGGAAGAGCAGGTTCCTAATTTATATGTAATACCAAGGTTGACATGGGTCGAATGGATTAAAATGTTATCCACATTCAAATATGCAGTTCATCTAATGCCTACTGTAGCCGCAGGTACTTTTAGTCTCAATTGCGCTTATTTTGGAATTCCGTGTATAGGTAATATTAGAGTGGATACCCAACGGAAATGTTTCCCCGAATTATCGGTAGAAGCAGAGGATGTCAACGGTGCTCGTCAATTAGCACGACGTTTAAAAGAACCTACTGGTTTTTATGAAAGGTGCTCAACCAATGCCAAACATTTTTATAAAACATATTATAATCTTGACATTTGGCAAAATAAGATGTATAGTGATATTCAATTAGTATGATGCATACCCGTATTATCTCAATAAGAAATCCCGCACCAGCGAATGCGGCTTATGTTGAACGTATTTCATCAAAACATTCCAAACATATTCGCAGGAAAGAATACGTAGATACTGTTCTGTTTCCTCTTATATCTAAGAGTTTTGACGATACTCAATTATTCGATGCTATAACTCCGGATGATTACACGTTGGTCAATAATATCATTAAATTCAAAGGAGTTCAGTTCAAATTTGCCGGTACTTTCCCCGCAAACTTCTTATCCAATTACATGCTTTGGAAACAATGCGTGGAATTGAATGAGCCTATGCTTATATTAGAAGACGACGCTCTTTTACCGGAAAACAAAGTAGAAACCGTCAAAAAAGCTATTGAGGAATTTCTGAATCTTCCGAATGGAAATCATTTTCTTTATCTGCTATCTCAACATCCCCAAAACACGAAAATGAAAGATTTCACGATGTCAGAGATAGTTCCATTTGATAAGCATTTCTTTTCAATACGTCCGTTACCAAACACGAATTCCGATCAAATCTTCGAAGATATTGGAGGAACGGCTGCATATGTTATAACCCCAGATACCGCTCAGACATTATGTAAATTGGCGGAATCCGAAATAGGAGAAAATACCGATAGATTTATAGGAAAATCAAATGCCAACAAACATATTAAAATGTTGTTCTATAAAGAATATGGAGATTTGTTTATTCTATATGAGCAACTTTCCGACTGGAATATGATTCATAAAAACTTAGTTCCACCGAAATGGGAAGATTTATCGCCCGACTGGCAAGCTTCTTTTTTAATGGGGAAAACTATAAGATTGGTTCATAATTATGTGGATGAATCTAAAGGCGCTAAATTGAAAGATTTTTCTCTAAAAGAAATCGATGCCTACATTGAATGTGCCAAACAGAAAAAGACCGATTTCGGAACATATGGACCAACCGATGTTTGGCTCCACGAGGCTCTTGATATCATTCCCATTGTCGGTAAACGAGTAGCAATCATGGGTTCAACCAGCCCGTGGTATGAAGCGATGGCAATAGCATATGGGGGAATGCCTACGACAGTGGAATATAACTTACCCAATTACGGACATCCATTAATAAAAGAAATTCTACTAACCGATTTAGTAAAATCAGGATACCGATTTGATATAGCGTTTTCCATTTCTTCGTTTGAACACGATGGATTAGGGAGGTATGGTGATCCACTAAATCCAAATGGAGATATTAGAGCAATGCAAGAAATGAAAAAAATTCTAGAACCAAACGGACTTCTTTTTCTCGCCGTTCCGATGGGACAAGATCAATTAGTATGGAACGTTCATAGAATTTACGGACATCAACGATTGAAATTTTTAATAGAAGGATGGGAAGTAGTAGGAGCGGTAGGATATGAACCGGATACTTTAAACATTAACATGAGCGGAGGAGGGTCATATCAACCCATCTTAGTTCTGAAAAATATTGGATATACTAAATTCTATTATACGGACAGAAAAAATGAAACCGGCGATTTTGTCGAGGGAACGTTTTGTTCGGGGGAGACTTTAGATATCCATAAAAATATAATACCAGAACGCCAAGAGGAGCGGGGAATGATATACGCCGCATGATTTATGAAAACACAATTTACAACGAAAGGAAAGATAACTTAAATAAACCCCTTGGATTTCAGCTTATATAAATTATGAAAGAAAAAACCGAAAAGCCAATACTCTCAACGGAACTTTTTAATCTGGTTCAGGATAACCAATCAGAAGGAATGATTGTAGCTGAAATCGGTATTGGATTTGGAGATACTGCAAAAAGTTGGTTACCTATTGTACATGACAATAATGGAGTGGGTATTCTAGTAGACGATTTGTCCGGTGGACCGGGATTTGAAGGAGTTGAATCGAAAGTAAAAAACATCATTATTGATATACTTAAACAATATCCGAGAACTATATTCCTAAATGGAACAAGCTGGGAAATGGCAGACTTAGTTTCTGATAAAACTCTTGATATTGTATATCTCGATGCCGATCATCGATATTCTTCCGTCTATAAAGATATTATTGCATGGGCTCCTAAAATTAAACCGGGAGGTATTCTCGCAGGACATGATTACGATGGTTCAGACTATTACCCCGAATACATAGAAAAAGATTATTTTAAGGGAAGGCACAGCGGAGTAATCAAAGCAGTATCGGATTTAGTGAAAGATGTTCAGTTTGTTTCTGGTTCTATTACATGGTTTACCCGATATACCGCAATTACTCCAATAAACAATTCATGAAAATAGCATTAATTATACCGCCATCCCCGTTTTTATTAGACGAAAGGGTGGTCGTGAATCTTGGTATCCTAAAAATAGGAGCCATGTTAAAATTACACACCGCAGATTTGGATTATACTAAAATATCAGACTATTATAATGGGGTGCCGGGAAAATATAATTCATTCGTATCAACCGATACACTTTCATCATCGGATTTGATAAAATGGAGAGATAGTATAGAAACCACAGTCAGAGCCAAATTTAATTTGCCGTATTATACAAAAGCTGAAGCATCTTACGATAAGTCAATGGGGCAATAAGCATAGTATGGAAAATCGATTTGTCATCTTAATTTGTAGCTATAACAATGAAAAATGGGTTCAACAAAACCTAGAATCTGTCATATGCCAAACTCACGACAATTGGATCGTCGTTTATTACAATGCAGGTTCCGCCGATAAAACATATGAATTAGCTAAAACACATGCAGACAAAGATAGCCGTATTCATCTGTTTGGAACTCCCGAGCGGCACATGAAAACATGGTTTCTCGAACGTCTATCCGAATATGAAACTATACGAGATAATGACATTGTTTGCATATTAGATGGGGATGACTTCTTAGGAAACGATGAGGTAATAAATTATCTAAACGAAGTTTACAATAAAACCAATTGCTGGATTACATATGGCGGAATGGCAGTATGGGATACAGACACTTCCTTCTCGGAACCATTTCCACAAAACACCGAAGCCCCCCCTGACGTAAAACAAAATAAACTTTACCGTCGGGATATGTGGAGATATTCCCATTTCCGAACTTATCGGGGATTTTTATGGAATAAGATAAAGAAAGAAGATTGGACATCTAAAGAAACCAATCAATACATAATGATTGAAGATTTAATGACAATGTATCCCTGTTTGGAAATGTGCCCACCCGAAAAGATTTTCAGAATAGATCAGCCGGTATATATTTTGAACTATTCTGCTGGAAACGGAGGAAGCAGGGGATATACTGAAAATAAAATCAATAATGTGGGTCAAATCCAAGAAATTGAAGTTCGTAGCCGTCCTAAATATCCCGAACTGGTTACTGTAAATCCTGTATTGGCCGGGGGTCTCGGAAATCAAATGTTTGAGGTTGCTGCCGCTGCTGCATTAGCAAAAGACAACAACGCCCAATTATTAGTAAATCCAAGTGAGCATATTTTACCAAATCAAGGAAGAAACATTCACAACTATTTAAATAACGTATTTATCCGAGTCGCTACAGATAATAACCCTCCGGTAAACACAACATATATCTGGGAGAGTATGTATTATAAACCAATCCCATTTGAACCCAATATTAAACTACGAGGGCATTTTCAATCGTGGAAATATTTCGACCATCACCGGGAATACCTTCAATCCTTATTTGGACCAACAAAAGAAATACAAAAAGAATTACATGAACGTTTCGGGTGGCTAAAAGACGCCACTGCGGTTCAAGTAAGGCGTGGGGATGCGTTAGAAGCTCGTTGTATAGGATATCACCCCGTTCCGACTCTGGAATATATTTATTCCGCCGTTGATCAGGCTAAACCTACTCGAATTGTCGTTTTCTCTGACGATATGCCTTGGTGCCGTCAAAACCTCAAGTTTGACGTGCCATGTGATTTCGATTCTTGTCAAGGAGTGGAACGGGATTATTTAGAACTATATATGATGGCATTATGTCAAAATATAATAATTTCCAACAGCACTTTTGGATGGTGGGGAGCATACTTAAATAACAGAACAGACAAACAAGTTTATGCGCCATCCTTATGGTTCGGACCCAAATTGACAGAACACGGATTTAATATAAACGAGTTACTTTTGCCCGAGTGGAAACAGTTATGACTATAGATGATGTTAAGACTTTTTGGAACCGACGACCTTGTAATATAGGTCATTCTAAAAAGCCGCTTTATACAAAAGAATATTTTGACGAAGTGGAACAAAAAAAGTTATTCGTTGAACCTCATATCGTATCTTTTAGCAATTTTCCGGAATGGAAAGGAAAAGAAGTATTAGAAATAGGGTGTGGTCTTGGAACCACCGCTGTAAACTTTGCAAGAGCAGGAGCTAATTATACTGCGGTTGAACTTTCAGAAGTATCATTGGAAGCAACTAAAAAACGATTTGAAATATATGGATTAAAAGGAAATTTTTACACCGGAAACGCAGAACATCTTAGTGATTTTCTTCCTCTTAAAACCTATGACCTGATCTATTCATTTGGGGTTATTCATCATTCTCCCGAACCCGAGAAAATTGTCTCTAAACTTCGAAAATATATGAGTTCCGAGTCCATATTAAAAATCATGCTTTATGCCCAAAACTCTTGGAAGAAAATAATGATTGATTCAGGATTCGATCAATTTGAAGCACAATCCGGATGCCCATTCGCATTTACATATGACTACGAATCCGTTACAAATTTATTAAAAGGGTTTCATATAACTGGATTTAAACAAACACATATTTTCCCTTACATTGTCGAGGAATATAAGAAAAACAACTATGTAATGGAACCTTGGTTTCAAGCAATGGGAACAGATATGTTTAAAGCATTAGAGCAACATTTGGGATGGCATTTACTGATTACAGCCAAGTTACAATGAACATAATCACCGCACATACAGGAATGGATACATGGGAAGGAATTCAGCATTGGGTTCCTCCCTCCAAAAAAGCATGGGATTGGTATACTGGAAATAAGAATGGCGATGTTCATATTTTCGAAGACAAGCGACTTCCAGAACATGTCAATTATAACGGTAAAATCAAAATAGCTTTGATGGAAGAAGTCCCTACTATTTACGATAATGCTGGACAGTTCGATCCAAACATGTTTCATCCCTATAAATGGCTAGAAAAAAATCACCAGCATTTTGATTACGTTTTTACATCATATCGTTTTATAGAAAACTGGGTAGGAAAAGACAAATTTCATTGGATTTATTTCTGCGTACAAGGTATTGCGCCAGAAGATTATGGAAATTATGAAAAAGAACGTAACGTATCAATTATAGTGTCTCAAAAACGATGGATTACCGGACATAAAATGCGATACGACGTGGTGGAAAGATTTGGAGATAAAATTGAAGTATTCGGACGTGGTTTTAACAACATATTAGACACATATCTTCCCTCGGGAATGGGTAAAATTATAGCGTTAGCTCCTTATAGGTTTTCTATTATTATTCCAAATACTAATATAGATGATTGGTTTTCGGAACAAGTAACCGATGCGATGGTTGTAGGAACTATACCCGTATTTTGTGGTAGTAAATGTCTAGAAAAATTTTTCAATCCGGCTGGAATTGTTCGGTTTGAAACCCTAGATGAACTAGGAAAAATCCTACCGACGCTTACCAAAGAACTATATGAATCCAAAATAGATGCCGTATTAGATAACTTAGAACGAGCAAAGGGGTATAAAACAACTGTAGATTGGCTGTACGATAATAAACGGGAATTCTTAGAAAATATTCCGAAAAAATCATGAATAAAAGTGTATCAATTATAGGAGCAGGGCGATTGGGACTATGTTTAGCCCTCAATTTAGAACAATGTGGTTATGAAGTAATCGGTGTTGATGTCATCGAATCCTATGTTCGTCAACTCAATGATAAAACATTCCAATCACCGGAACCAGATGTTGATGAACTACTGCGCCATAGTAAAAAATTTACCGCATCGACGGATATTAAAACTGCCTTAAAAAATGATATCCTATTTGTAGTGGTTCATACCCCGTCACTTAAATCAGGGAGATTCGACCATCAATACATCGATAGAATCGTTGCGGGACTCGTGAGTTTAGGAGTTCAACCAAATACAAAACATCTCGTCATATCCAGTACAGTCGAACCGGGGTATAGTCAAACAGTATATGAAAGATTAAAAAATCTGAATTACGAAGTGGTTTATAATCCTGAGTTTATCGCCCAAGGATCTATTATTCAAGATCAATTAAATCCAGATATGATTTTGATAGGAGAAACCTCGCAAGAAAGCGGGAAATTGGTTTCGGAGATTTATTACGACATGTGTCATTCCGATTTCCACTTGAAAAGAATGGGATTAACAGAAGCAGAAATCACTAAAATAGCCCTAAACTGTTATATTACTACCAAGATAGCTTTTGCGAATATGGTGGGAGATGTAGCTAGCAAAATGGGATTAGATTTTGAGAAAATACTTTCAGCAATTGGGGCGGATTCTCGTGTTGGACCTAAATATTTGAAATATGGGTATGGGTTTGGAGGACCATGCTTCCCCCGAGATAATAAAATGTTTGGTTTGTTTTGTGAAGAGAATGGCGTCTATCCGCATATCAGCTATGCAACTGATAAAAGCAATCAAACACATCTAATTAATCAAGTGAATGAGTTTGTAAGCAAATGCACAAACAATATCACACCGGTATTGATAGAATCAGTAACTTATAAACCAAACACCGATATCATTGAAGAATCGCAAAAACTTCAGTTCGCAGAGGAATTAGCGAGACGAGGGTATAATGTAATAATTAGAGATAATTCCAATGTGATCGAAAAACTAAAAACAATTTACGGAGACAGATTTACCTATGAAGTGGCCATTAATGTCCAATAATATTACCGACGGAGATGCCGACGCTCTCGTCAAGTTTCTTTCGCAAAGACCGCTCCCTATTCTTACTAATAGCAAAAAAGTAAGAGAATTTGAAGAAGCGTGGAGCAAATGGCTTGGTATAAAATACAGTGTTTTTGTCAATTCGGGCAGTTCAGCAAACATTCTCACGTTGGCATTACTTCAGGTAGTAGCAGATAGAAAAAACCGACGAGAGGTTATCGTATCTCCCCTTAATTGGGTTTCCGATATATCAGCCATTCTTCATGCTGGGCTTACTCCTATTTTTTGCGACATAAACCCCAAAACCCTTGCCCTCGACGAAGATCAACTTCTAAAATGTATTGGCCCAAATACTTTAGCTGTTTTACTTACTCATATTCTAGGATATAATGGACTCACTCAAAAAATATTAGATGCTACTAAAAACATTTACCTCATCGAAGATGTATGCGAATCGCCCGGTGCAACTTTCAATGGCAAAAAGGTAGGAACATTCGGAGCTGTGTCTAATTTTTCATTTTATTATGCCCATCATATGACTTCCATTGAAGGAGGTATGGTTTGCACTAATAATGAATGGACGTATGAAAGAGCGAGAATACTTCGTTCTCATGGTATGCTCCGAGAATCAGATAGTGCGATACTAAAAAGTGATACTATTAAAAGTCTTCCGGATTTGAATCCGGATTTCATTTTTATGCAAGATGCCTATAACTTTCGTTCCACCGAAATTAATGCGGTTCTAGCATTAAACCAACTTCCTCGATTAGATGAAAACAATGCAAAAAGACGTGAAAATATTGCCACCTTCCTAAACAATCTTAATCCAACCCGATATGTCACGGATTTTAATTTGGAAGGAAATAGTAACTATGCGTTTACGCTTATGTTAAAAGATAAAGACATACTACTCAGAAATCAAGTAGAAAAGGTTCTTCGTGAGAATGAAGTAGAATTTCGCAGGGGGATGTCTGGGGGAGGGAATCAACTTCGACAACCATATTTGACCCGCCGATATGGAACACATTATGCCGAAAAATTCCCTAATTGCGATCATTGTCATTTCTTCGGATGGTATATCGGAAACTATCCCGAATTGGAAATTAAAAATATCATTTGGCTGACACAATTACTCAATGCAATATGATCATAGTAAAATCACCATTTAGAATATCTCTTTTTGGGGGATCTACGGATTATAAAGATTTCTACGAAAATCACGGTTCCTTTCTTATCGGAACAACCATAGATAAACATGTGTATCTTTCAATGAGGAAACGACCTTCTATCATGTCCAGAGAGAGTGTTATTACTTATTCACAATTACAACGTGTTAAAATTTGGGATGAAATTCAAAATCCTTTAATTCGAGAAGTTTTAAAACACCGTAAAATCAATACCGCCATTGAATTTTTTTCTTTCTCAGATATACCCGCACGAACCGGATTAGGTGGTTCATCCTCATTTTGTATCGGCATGCTTCATTTACTAGATAAAATATTTAAAACCCCAGAAATCTCGAAAAAAGCATTGGTGGATGAAGCCATCTTTATTGAAAGGTATCTATTAAACGAACCCGGTGGTATTCAAGATCAAATTTGGCCAATGTATGGAGGATTTAATACTATTGAAATTCATAAAGATGGAAAATTTTTTGTAAAGCCCTTACCGATTACTAAAGAATTCAAAAATGAACTGCAAGAATCGATGCTTCTCATTTATACAAATGATCAGAGAGAACAAAACACTATTGCTAAATCTCATGAAAATCGAGACAAAAAAGCTATATTGGAAATAGCAAGGGAGGCGTATCAATTTTTCCTAAGTGAAAATATTGAACAAATCGGAAAATTGCTTAAAATGGCATGGGAAGAAAAACAGCAAATATCTCCACTCATCAGCACCCACAAAATAAATCAAATCATCGAAGAGATTAAAGGAACCGGGGCGTATGGTTGGAAACTGCTCGGCGCTGGAGGATGTGGGTTTATTCTTGTAATTTGCAACTCAATTACTAAAAAAATACTTTATGACAAATTCAATGATTCCATACTAGATTTTAAATTTGAAAATGAGGGAACATCGGTCATTCATGCGGAAACAAATATATAAATATGAGAAGAGGAATTGTTTCGGGTTATTTTTCACCTCTTCACCGAGGACACATCGAATATATTGTCGCATCACGACTTCTCTGCGATCATTTAACCGTTATCGTCAATAATGATTTACAAGTAAAACTCAAAGGGTCTAAACCATTCATGGATCAAGACCATCGAGCATTCATAATGAGTCATCTGCGAGACGTAAATACGGTAAAAATTTCTATAGACACGGATAGAACCGTGTGCCAGACACTGTTATTTCTTCGTAAAATCTATCTAGATGACGACTTGCTTTTCTTCAATAGTGGAGATAGAATAGGAAAAAATATAGAATCGGCGGAGATTAAAACGTGTCGAGATAATAAAATAAAATATGTTGCAATTCCTTTACCAAAAGTGTATAGTTCATCGAAATTATTAGCAAACACATATGAATAGAATTCTATTAACTGGAGGAGCAGGATATATCGGATGCGTCCTTACAGATTATCTTTTAAATCTAGGATATAGAGTTACCGTATATGATAATCTAATACACCGCCAACATGGTATTATCGAACAATGTAGTCGCCCAAACTTCAATTTCATTTACGGAGATGTTCGAGACAAAGAGCAATATAAAAAGGCTATTATTAATGCAGATATTATTATAAACTTAGCCGCAATTGTTGGTATGCCAATGTGCAATCGATTTCCGTTCGAAACAAAACAAGTAAATCAAGAAAGTGCCGAATTTCTTGCGAATATATCCAGCAAAGACCAATTAATTGTGTGTGTCACCACAAATTCCGGATATGGGACAGGAGAGCAAATAGAAGGAGCCCCCGTTCATTGTACGGAAAAAACCCCACTCAATCCTATATCATCATATGGTATAACTAAATGTGCGGCAGAAAAAGCTATTATGGAAAAGGGAAACAACATTTCATTGCGATTGGCTACCGTTATGGGAGTTTCTCGTAAAATGAGATTGGATCTTTTAGTCAATGATTTTATATGGAGAGCCTATAACGATAAATTTATAGTGCTGTTTGAATCTAATTTTTTACGCAACTTCATTCACATTCGGGAAGTTGCAACCGCCATTCATTTTGCAATAACAATCAAAAAGATGCGAGGACAGATTTATAATGTAGGAGATTCCCGTTGCAATATAAATAAAATGGAACTGTGTTTAGCAATAAAAAAACAAGTGCCGGACTTTTTTATAACCGAATCGCAGATTAACAAAGATCCAGATCAGAGAAATTACATCGTTTCCAATGAGAAACTAGAATCATTAGGATGGAAACCAGCTTTTTCTCTGGACGATGCTATTCATGAAGTATTAATGGCGTGTCCTATTCTTAAATATTCTAATGGTCCATTTGTAGGAATATGAACATCACCCAAAGCCAAAAAATAGACAAACTCCTGACAATAGAGCCAGATGTTTTCTACGATTTTCGGGGCGAAAACGTTGAAACGTTCTATCAGGATGAATATGATAGAATTTTCAATGAATTTGGGCTTCCGAAAACCACATTTATAGTAGATTCTTTTTCATTCTCACAGCAAACCGTATTACGAGGGTTTCACGGAGACGCAAAAACATGGAAAATCCTTCAATGTCTCCATGGAATTATTCAGTTAGTGGTCATCGACCTTAGAAAGGATTCAAAAACATATAAAAAGGTTGAAAGTTTCCAATTGAACGATAAAAATAGAAAACAAGTAATTGTTCCGGCTGGCTGTGTAAACGCTCACCTATGTATATCTGACACTTGCATATTTAGTTATAAACTATCAAACAGTTATGTTAAACAAGAAGACCAATATCATATCATGTGGAATGATCCAGAATACAATGTATTTTGGCCAGTTAATAACAATCCAATTCTGTCTGCCCGTGATGCGGGAATAAAAACATGAAAACTATCCTAAAATCCTCAAAAGAATTACGAGAAAAAGCGAAATGGGTACGACGAGAAATTTTTGATTTCAAGACCCGTTCAAAAATAGGACACTTAGCTACTTGTCTGTCAACCGTTGACATATTAGTGTCCTTATTTTATGATTCATACTCATTATTTGATCCAGACAATGATGAGATAGTTTTCAGTAAAGGACATGGAGCACCCACAATGTATCCTATTCTTGCGGATTTGAAATACTTTCCAATGGAAGAACTAGCAAAGTATGGAACAAAAAATGGCATTTTACCCATGCATTGTAATTACAAAATTCCCGGTTGTCAATTCGTGGGCGGATCACTCGGAAATGGTATTGGGTTCGCTGCTGGACGAGGATATGATAAAGACCGAGACATTTATGTGATTCTCGGAGATGGGGAACTCTATGAAGGCTCAGTGTGGGAGACATTACTGTTTATTTCCCATCACAACTTGAATAACATTCGGCTAATCGTGGATCGAAATCAACTTTGTATCCTTGGCGCAACCGAAGATATGGTAAAACTTAACCCCCTACCCGAAAAGTTCAAAGCATTTGGCTACGAAGTAGAAGAAATTGATGGTCATAATTTTAGACAAATACGACATATTTTTGCACACAAACCAAAAAAACCACAGATAGTTATAGCCAACACCATCAAAGGCAAAGGCGTTAGTTATATGGAGGGAGTATGGCAATATCATACTATTATTCCCAAAGAATCAGAGCTTATTCAACAAGGAAAGGACGAACTGTCATGAGTGTTACCCAACGAGATTTATTTTTAATGGAGCTTCTAACTCTAGCTAAAAAGGATAAAGATGTAATTCTAATTTCTCCGGATATGGGAGCACCGGCGTTAGACAAATGGAGAGAAGAAGTTCCAAATCAATTTTTCGCAACCGGCATTTCAGAACAGAACTCCATCAATGTAGCGGCAGGGTTCTCTAGCCGTGGGAAAAAGGTATATGTTTATTATATGGCATGCTGGTCGGCTCGATGCTTCGAGCAGATTAGATATTCATGTGCAATTGCTCAAAACCCTATTACCATTCTAGGAGTGGGAGTCGGACTAGGATATGCACCAGCGGGTGCCGCCCACAATCCGACAGATGATATGGCGTATATGCGAAGCATATGCGGAATAGAAATTTATTCTCCCGCAACCAATCCCGCAGTCAAACAATTGGTAAAATATACGTATAAAAACCGAAAATTGATTTATATAAGACTTGAACGAGCATACGATACCGCTTTGGATGTGTTTTATGAAAAAACATATGATGCCACCACCGAAACACAGTATAATGGATTTGATATGGAAAACAATCAAGGAGTGTTTCCATTGAAAGACGAAGGATGCCGCACAAAAATTTGTTTGGTTACTTCAGGATATCTATTAAGTCGAGCACTTAAAATTACTAAAACAATCGATTGTAACGTATTTGATGTATTTCAAATCAAACCCATTCCGGTTGTACTAGATAACTATTTAAAACACGCTGAGTTGGTTGTAACATTAGAAGAGCAAACATTAAACGGGGGAGGATTTTCCTCCGTTATTGCAGACACCATTGCCGATAAAAATCTTCAATGTAAACTCAAACGCTTTGGTCTAGAAGAAGGCTATATTTTAGGAAATGGCACGAGAGATGAAATGTTAGATGCACATGGATTATCAATTGAAAAAATTACGGAATTCCTTACTCTTTATCAAAATCAAACATATTAACATGGACATCTTATTTGTAATACCATCAAATGACCGGGTTTATCAAGAACTGAAAACAACCTATTCTTCTATTGAACCACCCACTTGGGGTTTACTACTTGCCGAGTCGTGTCGTTCCGTAGGACATGAGGTTGGCATTCTTGACATGAATGCGGAGAACCAATCTCACGAACAGGGACTTCAAAGGATCAAAGAACTAAATCCCAAATGGTTATGCTTCGTTGTCTATGGACAAAACGTAAATGCCGGAACAGTGAGTATGTATGGGGCGACACAATTGTCTAAATATCTCAAATCTAGTGATTGCAAAATCCCGAACATATTCGTAGGTTCCTATATGCAGGCTCTTCCCATCAAAGCTCTGCAAGACGAGCCGAGCATTGATATTGTTCTAACTAACGAAGGCGTCTATGCATTGTGGGCACTCGCCGGTATTCAAGCGACAACGGACCCGTCAACCTTGGGACAAATTAACGGAATTGGATTTCGAAAAGACGGAAAGCCTTTTTTAACGGCACCTGGAAAGATTGTGCCTCAAGAACGAATGGACATTGATCTTCCCGGCTATGCGTGGGACTTGTTACCAAAGAAAGAAAAACCCTTTGATCTTTATAGGGCTCCCATGTGGCACGCTAACTACGATGCTAACCTCCGAACACCCTATGCTACATTATTTTCATCATTTGGATGCAAATTTGGGTGTAATTTCTGTTTATCTGCGGGCACGAAAATAACTCTTTCACATGATAAGAATAAAAAAATCGAAGATGTAAAAATCGGAGATAAACTCTTAGCATGGGATGAAAATAAATTGGAAATTTCTGAAACCGTTGTAATAGTGTCTAACAATCTACGTTCCGAAAAAATATATCATATTAAACTAACCGATAATAAAATCGTGAAATGTACCGGAGAGCATCCATTTTATAACGATGGAACGTGGGTAAACGCAGAAAATCTTAAAATAGGAGATAAAATACTTGTAGTTGATGCAAACGACAAAAATATATTCAGAATGAAGCATTATAATCCCATGTTTGTCAATGAAACCCGGTCTAAAACTTCCAAAACAAGCAAAGAACGATTCATTACGGGTAAAACAATTCCACATCTTTGTACAGAAAAAGGACGAGAAATGGCATCTAAAATGGCCCGAGAAAAAATGTTATCTGATGCTAATCCGATGTATTCACGAAAAAATCAAGATAAAGCAAGTGAACGATTTTTAAAAGAAAAAAATCCCAAATGGGACGGTGGAAAATGTGTAAAATTTAAACCATATTATCTAAGCAAAAACAGACGAGTGAGAAAATCCGTTAAAATACGTGATAATAATACATGTCAGGAATGTAAAAAAACGACCGGAAAATTGGATGTTCACCACATTGATTATAATAAGTATAATAATCAAACTTCAAATCTTATAACTCTTTGTGCCAGTTGTCACTCAAAAACTAATTTTGATAGAGGTTTTGGGGGTAAAAGATATACAAAAATAATGTTAGAAAAGGCTATAAACTGCCCCCATTATGTTAGAATTGAAGATATAAAAGTTATAGACGAAAATACTGAAACGTTTAATTTACAATGCGAACCTCATAATAATTTTTATGCAAACAACGTTTTGACCCATAATTGCATGATTAATATCATCAACCGAAACGATAATGACCCTATCGGTGTAGCATCAAACTACAAAGGTATGCGGTATTGGTCTCCGGAATTTATATTGAAACAGTTTGATAAACTCCATGAGATGGGAGTTAGCACTATTCGCTTATGCGACGAAATGTTTTTACTCAATTCTAAATACTATGTGCCTATCTGTGAAGGACTTGCCAAAAAAGAATACAGTAAAGACCTCCTTTTATGGGCATATTCACGTATCGATACTGTATCCAAAGACCCCGGCGTTTTGAAACTTCTTCGTAAAGCGGGATTCCGATGGTTATGTCTCGGAATTGAAAGCGGAAGCCAAAAAATTCGTCTGGAAATTTCTAAAGGAAAATTCTTAGATGTCGATATTCGGGATGTAGTAAAAAAGATAGAGGAAGCAGATATTGAAGTCTTGGGAAACTATCTTTTCGGACATATAGGGGATGATTATGAAAGCATGAAAGCTACATTGGATTTGAGCCTTGAGCTTGCCACCCGTGGATGGAATGCGTATGCAGTGATGCCATTACCGGGAAGCCAAATCTATAAAGAAGCACTGGATAAAGGAGATGCGATGCCAACCGACTATTTGGGATTTTCCTTTCATGCATATGAAACGTTTCCAATGCATACCAACCATTTGAGTAATAAAGAAGTATTGAAATTCCGAGATGACGCCTTTTTAACGTATCATACAAATCCTAAATTTTTAATTAGAATAAAAGAAAAATTCGGACAAGCGGCAGTGGATAACATTTTACAAATGACTAAAATCAAACTACAAAGACAACTTCATGATAAATAAAAATAGATTTACAATGCAAATTTCTTGGAAAGACGTAAAAGTAGTTAATGAAACTTTAACGTCTATAGAAAATGCATATAAATATTCAACCGCCCCTACCGAATTTATTCTAATTCTAAACGGACAAACAAAAAATTACATGGACACTCCGATCAATGATCCGGAAGAACAATGGATTCATTTCATGAGTCATCCCTTTGTTAAACACTGTGAGATTGTTCATATAACAGACAAAGATCCGATTTTTGGACCCCCTTGCGTTAAACGAGAGTTTTCAATAAAAAATGGACTCAATTATTGGGGAGACGCAGATTGTTTACTTCCATTGGAATATTTTTATATATCGGAAACATTTGACAAACAATGTAAAACTCGCCCATATATTTTAACATTTGCCGCCAGAAAAATGTGGGGAGGATGGGAACCAATAGAACATTGTTCTATTCAAAACATAAAAAACGAAGATATAAAAGATGGATTTATGCGATTCGCAGATCCAATTTCATTGGAAACACTTTACGCATTTAATGAAAAATGGGGAGACCCAACCATTATAACTATACCTTTTGTAGTACCCGGACAACCATTAAATACAATCGAATCCCCCGCATCCGTCTTATCGGACCAAATGCCGGATAATTTATACTGTCCAGATTTGTTAATAGGACACGATGATTATTGCCTCCAATGGTCTAGATTATATCATAAAATTCCACAATACCATGTAACAAACATACTCAAAGGACATCACAACACTAGTCCTCTTAAAGATTATAATATTGTAAGAGATTATACCGGATACAGATGCAATATGTTTAACGATAGATTAAATCTAGAAAGAGAGCTTTTACTCAAATGGGTTGGTAGATTGTTTAACCTTCCCAAATGATATAAAGAAAATTTATGAATAAATTGGACCAAATATCTTTAATACTACCCAGTAGAAATAATTTAAAATATTTACAATGGGCATATAATTCCATTAGAAAAAATATTAAATATAATGTTGAAATTATAATGTTAGACGACGCTTCCACCGATGGAACGTGGAAATGGATGAACGAAAAACAACAACTCGATTCGAACTTAAAAATCTCAAGAAATAATGGCCCAGAACGAATTGGCCACACGGTTTTATATGATCGAGGAATAGATTTATCAACTAAACCCATTGTAGGTATATTTCATGCCGACATGTATATGGGAAGTAATGCATTGGAAAATGCCCTTAATATTTTGGAAGAAAATATGGTAGTCACTCTAACAAGAGTAGAACCGCCACTTCATCCCCCAGATCCATCTAAACACATTGCCGATTTTGGAATGGAACCGGAACAGTTCCAAGAGGATGCTTTTTTAAATTTTATTAAAAAAAATGAATTAACAAATAAAAAAACACAAGGATTTTTTGCTCCTTGGATAATTCACAAAAAAGATTTTTTATCTATAGGAGGACACGATAAAAGAGTCTTCGCACCCATGGAATTAGAGGATAGCGACATTGGAAATAGATTTTTATTAAAAGGATATAATTTAATACAAATACATTCGTCTTTTGTATATCACATGACTTGTCGAGGTAGTCGATTTAAAGACGGTATTAAAATAATCCAAGAAATACCGGTGAGTTCAAATAATATATGGAAACGAGCCCAAGATTCGGATGAATATACTAAACTTCGTCAAAACAAATTTCGGGAATGGTGGAGAAAATGGCATTCTGATGTTTTACATGATGCAAATATGCTACCTATTGTCAACCCCCGATATGATACCGGATTTGTCGTAAAAAACTGTCCATACAAACTGATTGAATTCATTGAACCATGGTGTGATACCTTATTTCTAGAATCGCCAGACAATATTAAACGCTATATTGAACAGGAACAACCGCATACAAAATTCGATCTTTCAAAACGAATACTTCCATCTACGTCGAATTATTCAAATGATATCATCGTGAGATTCGATGCTACACATTTTAATCAATCGCAAATGAATATCATTAAACAATTCCCGCCTTTGATTAAAGATTCCGGTGAAATCGGAATAATGGAATACGACATCTTTACTTTTGATATTCGTAATATCAATCAAATTGAAAAAAAACTAATACATGCCGACTCGCCATGGTATGTCAACCAAATCATAGAATGACTATCCTTGACACTATTTCAAATGAAAATACCTGCGTCGATCTTGTTCATGAATATTTCAAAGAGAAATACTCTAAAGATGATGTAAAAACATTGCTTTATCAATTCAACAAGATGGGAAATCTCAACGTCCGGAAAGGGGTTGAGAAACTATCGGAAGAATGGAATAAATTAAAAAATCACGATAATATAACTATTGAAAATTGGTATAAAGAAACCGATTTTTACATCTTTGATTTATTACCATGGAATGCTTGTTCAATGTTTACAGATAAACTAGGTTTCATTTATAATGCAATAGAAAATTACAAAATAACTTCGCTGGTGGATTATGGGGGGAGGACTGGGTATTACGAGCTTTCTTCTTAAAGAGAAATTTCCAGACCTACATATTCTATATTGTGATTTTAAAACTAGTCATCAATATAAGTTCTGTGAATTTTTAATGAAAAAATTTGGAATTGCCGGAATCCAAATGATCGATGTAGATGATTTTTTAAAAGGACCGGCAACTCATTACGACGCCATTCTTGCGATGGATTGTTTTGAACATATTCCGGATTTAAATGCTACGGTAAAAAATCTGACAGGACGTACAAATCTACTCATTCACGATAGCACTTTCAGTGTGAATGAAGCCCAACCTCAACATGTAAATGCTAAAGGAAATGTATGGTTTATCGATATAATGTTAAAACATAACTTCTTCATGCCCGAAAATGATTTCCGGATATTTAGAAGGTTTCGAATGATAGTAGAAAACAACTCCTTAGCCATGGCATTTTATCTTTGAGGGAGCATAAAACCCATCTCCTTTAGGGGATGGGATGAATGCGACCCATTGAAAATGAAGATATTTACAAATAAAATAACTTTTTGTAAATCTTCGATATACTTATACTTGATGACAACAAAAAGAATAACCAGAGGATATAAGTTTCCAGTTCTTCCAACCGAAGAACAAAAGACCTTCTTTGCTAAATCCTTTGGCTGTTCCCGTTTCGTCTTTAATTACTTTCTTAATGCCCGAAAAGACCATTACCTCAAAAATGGAAAAGGAATAGGATACAACGATACGGCTAAACTTCTTGTGGCATTGAAAGAGGATAAAGATACTGAATGGTTGAACGAAGTCAATAGTCAATCTCTCCAACAATCATTACGACAACTTGATGTAGCATACCAAAGGTTCTTCAAAAAGATTGCGTCCTTCCCATCTTTCAAATCCAAATACGATAAACAATCATTCTGTATTCCTCAACATTTTACTTTTGAGAATGGACTATTGACTATTCCTAAATTGAAAGCAATTAAGGTAAACCAACATAGACCATTTGGAGAAAACTATGAGATTTGTTTCCTCACCATTTCCAAAACCAAAACTAACAAGTATTTTGTATCATTCATTGTTGAGGAAGATTTCACACTTAAAGTCAAGGAGACAAATAAAAGTGTAGGTATTGATTTAGGATTGATTGACCTGATGACTTTCTCCGATGGTAAAAAGATTTCCAATCCAAGAATAGCAAAGAAATATCGAAAGAAACTGGAATACCAACAAAGACAGCATTCCAAGAAAACAAAGAAAGGTGAGAATAGAGAACGAGCAAGAGTTAAGTTAGCAAAAACATACGAAAAGATAACTAATGTAAAAATGGATTATACTCATAAACTTACTAATGATATTGTCAAAAACAACGCAATAATCTGTATGGAAGATTTAAGTATAATCAATATGATGAAAGACCATAGGAGAGCAAGGTCAATACAAGAAGTATCTTGGTATGAGATTGTTAGACAACTCAAATATAAGAGTGAATGGAACGATAGGAAGTTCATCCAAGTGGATAGATGGTTTCCATCTTCTAAAACCTGTAATGATTGTGGATACATAAACCAATCATTAAAGAAGGGTGATAGAGAATGGGATTGTCCTATTTGTAACATTCATCACGATAGGGACTATAATGCGTCCCTGAATATATTAAAACAAGGTTTGTGTGGTTTGGGAATCAAATCGCACGATAAACAAAAACGTGGGGAGGCGTCGAGGATGGTATCTGGTAAAACAGAGAGAGTAATCAAGTCTGTGAACCACGAAACTCAGAAACTAATCAAGCGGGGAAACCCACTTGCTTTAGCGGGTGGGTAGTTCATGATATAACTGAAACTATTTATGATTAATGAATATTTTTCTATTCAGCATATCATTAATTATTGTGAAATATATCTGTGAAAATGATTGGGACAAATTTCTTAAAAACTCTATGATATTTACTATTATAAATAGTTCTTGTCTTTTGGCATTTGTATTACTAATATTTTTCCGGACAGAAGCATTCGTAGAATATTGCCAAGTTTTTCATCTTAATTTCTTATCTAATTATAAAGATTATTACGAAAAAAAGAAAGATGATGTCACTTTAACTTATCACGGATATCTTCGTCAATATCATAACAATTTTTTCACCCGACTCATCACTTGTCCAATATGTGTAACCGTATGGTTATGTATTGGTCTAACATTATGGACGGGGCATCTGATTATATTTCCTATAGCCTTTTTCGGAGGACTTATCCTTTTTGGTATTGTCCATAAGCTTCTAAATTAATATGGATATACGAAATGTCACTGAATTTCGAAACTTTGTTAATTCAAATCAATTAAGAGGATTACATAAAGATATCGAGGCAGTTTCCATTTGTGTAATGGAATACGAACGAGAATGTAACTGCTGGAAAAACAACGATCGACAAAAAATTTATGAAAATTGTAAATCTCTTTACACGAAAGCAGTAGGAACTGTAATTAACTCATTCAAACCACATTTTTTAAGTCATGTTTCAGATCAAAACCTTACATTCTATCTCAGTGGAAGACCTATAGGAACAATGCGCCGGTGAACCACGCACAAGAATCCAATGCTTTCCGAACTTCCATTTTAAAGTCGATATCCTCAATTGCCTGTCCCGGTGTTAATCCCTTAGATTTCCATTCTGATTTATAATCAGACATTTCTTTTACTAAAGGATCATTAATACGTTCCTGTTCATTTGGAGCCTCAAAAAACTTTTTTGTCTCATTGAAGTCACCCCCACCCATATCATGACATTCGCCATAGGAAGCCATTCTCCAAGCTGATATATGAATAAGATACCCTCCCAACGAATGAACCCATTCCGCTTCATTCGGATATCTCACGTCGGTTATAATAGCAACATCAACATCATGAGCAATGTCAACATCATTCGCATCCACTTTAATCTGGGTATCTACCCCTCTGATCCATCGTTTAGGATCACGTTTTCGCCAAAATGTAGTTCCATACCATACGAGGAAATCACGAATATCTTTTTTTGTTTCTTCGTCAGTGGTCCACGGACTAACTCTACACATATCATGTAGAAATGGAGCCACTTCTTTTTTTAGTTGTTCAGCGAAACTATATCGTTTTGCATTAATGCCATTCTTAGCTAAAATATTTATGGCAATAGAACAAAAGGTATCTTTTCCCACACGAGCCAAACCGGAAACTGCCAATACTTTCACTTATAATCCTTTTTGTTAAATAACTGTTCTACTTCGTTATCATTCAGACCCATTGCTTGACATAAACCAACCAATTGTTCTAACCCTTCATTAGTAGCAACTAGCACATTTACATATTCATTGGCCTGTCTTTTTGAGATTTCAAACTTTTTAGACACCAGATTTAATAAATCTGGACTATGTTTAATAATTTTGGTTTTAATCCAAGGAACCCATCTATTGTTTTTCGGGGTCAATGAAATTAAAAGAGTATAAAATTGTGGCGAAGGTATTCTATCAAAATAACGATATAAGAAGGCCATTTCACCCACACAATCATCATCCATTGATAATGCCCGAAGAAGCATGAAATGATTAAAGGATTTCTGGTTTTCTTCGGAAAGGTTATTGAAATAATCCGGGGCTTGAACACCCCGAATATGTTTCACATGATCAAACAACGAGAGTTTAGCTGAGTTCTCTACGTCGTTCGAGTTGCGTAGCGGCTTTAACGGCTTCTTTGGTTTTACCGGTAGTGATTCTCTTTGCGTCTTTGATTTCATGTTCTAACTTTGTAAACTTTTTTCCAATAATTCCAAAATTCTCTACAATGGCACGTTCACCCTCTCGAACCTTTGCTTTCAAAGCAGTATGATCCCCCACTAAATTTTCAAACCGCTGTTGATATGCCCACAGAAGATAACCTACAACCATGATAGATATAAAACTAATAGTAAGAAATAATTCAACAACCATATTTACGGTTCATCCGAAAATTCCGGTGGTTCTGGAACTTCTAATGAATCTTGATTAGACGGAGGTCTAAATTTAAACTTTTCTCCCTCGTACTCTCGAAGTTTACGACTCTTATTACCGGACCTGTCCTTTTTAGGACGCCTAAAATCATTTTTTCTAAATGTTCTCCCCATATTGTATATTTTGTATTTGGTTCATATTTACTAACTATATCACATTTACATTAAAACGTCAACTTTTATATGTTTTTTGTTCATTTTATTCTATTTATAGACATGCTTAAAGAACGAGTATTAAATCCATCCAAAAAAGATTTCATTCATGGAACTATGTTTAATTTAGTATTCCTTGGAAAGGACGCAGTATTATATGATTCCGATTGGGGAGATCCCATTATTTATGCATCAAAAGGAACAGTTCGAGGGAATTTTAAAAATCCAAAATTATTTTCCGCACTCATAGATCAAAACGATGGCTCCTCATACTTAGAAAAAATAATTACTTTATATGTTTATCGCATGCAAGGGAACGGTGAGATAAAAAAAATTGGAACTCCACTTACGGGCAAGGCGGTTGATATTAAAGTCCCAAACTACTAATATCATATAGGGCATCCAAACAAACAATGATGTGGGCAGATTCGTTATAACCTTCCATATCATATTCCAATTCAGTATCTTCTTTTGATAGATTGGTATAAATCATTTTATTTTTTTTCTTCGACCATATACCATACACCCGAATAGACATTCCTTTTTTAGGATTTTTTCTTTTTTTAACGGGCATATGGTATATGGCGGGGTGATATAATAATTCTTATACTGGCAACAGTTCCGATTTAACCGTCGGTTTTGGTACAAAAGCAGCAACCATCGGCGCAATTTTCAATTTAGCGAGACGGTTCTCTTCAACCAAAATAATTTGCCGTGATTTAGTGGAATCTAACATTACCTGAGAAATAGGCGTAAACGCAAATACCTTCCGAGGTCTTCCTTGAAGGCCAGTTATATAACCGATTTCCCCAGCTCTACCATTTTCAATTTCCTTAGTAAGGCGAACTCGTAAAGTAATAGGTTTTGCATTCTTATTTGCTGCAAATACGTCTTCAATTGTAAAATACGGCGTCTTTGGCCAGTTTACATTAAGACTTGTCGTGTTTTTTCTTTCTTTATTTTTATTCATAATTTTTACGGTTTATAATTATCAAACTAACAATATCACAGACCCTATAAAATGTCAACACTTTTTTTTACTCTTTCAAAAAAAGTTCGTTGATTGATGTTGCTAATGCAGTGACACTGTTTATATCTAAAAATCTAGCATCCCGTCCATACATGAGTTGAAAGTTCTTTTTGGTGTTATGACCATCCCCGATCCAACTATTACATGTTTCATCTTGAATATAATAACTAAGTATATGTATTCCTTGCCTACGGATTTTATTTACTTGATTTTTGGTATGTTCTACTCCGTTTTCATCCCCATAATTGAAAATTTGACCTGTTAACGGAGATTTCATAGCAAAATAAGGTTCGCCATCAGAGATATTAAGAAAATATCTATCTTCCTCATCGGGTGCCGCCTTTGTAAACAAATTCATTATTGCATGAAAAGCCAGCCCCTCCGGAGTGCATCCACAGGGACAAAGATATTGAAACAAATTTTTTACTTTGGAAAATTTATCTACTTGAGAATCATATGCCTGAACTACATAAGGCATCTCTACTCCACTAACCGTTTTAGTGGCACGAAAAGAAACGGTGACATGAATGTTATCCACCATGGAGGTTGCTTTACAAACAGCCACACACATCGTTATTGTATCATTCCATTTTTTACCGACCATTGATGTACTGGCATCAACGGTAATATGTAAACTTCCTTTGGAATATTTAGAGATATTTATTTTCTCAAAAATATCTTCCGAATCAAATCCAGCCGAATAAATTAATCGTTTATTAATTTTCCCATAACGTTTTCGAATTTCTTTATTTCGATTGGATTCTCTACGAATAATCAGTTTCCGACCCAATTTATTTCCCAACAAAATTCCTTTTTGCACCGCCTCCGCCATTGCGTTATCAGGTCTAATATTGCCATCTCCATCTTTCCAAGCATTAACCATGGGGAAAACTTCCTTCCCGGCTTCAATCAACTCCATAGTAAGTTTTTTTACAACTACGCAGCCGATCCGAAGTGTAGCATCGTTCCCCGACATTGTTACTGGTACATATACGAGTTCAATACCGTGTTTTTCAATCAAATCCAACATCTTTTTCTGTAAATCGCCAAGTTCCTGCTTAGAGGTATTTCCATGAACGTAATGAATTTGTTTGTCCACGGACTGTTTAACTTCTTTTGGAAGTTCTTTATCCGCAGATTTACTTGTCTGAGATGTTGCCGATTTGTTTTCATCATCAATATCTTTGGGGCGTTGAGCCAATGCATTCGCAATATCTTGCATTGTTCTATCTGAATCGCTTTTTTCTTTATTTTTCTTCTCATTTGCATTCGGTCGAGTATCTTTAAAGAAAGAATTGACATCTATCCGCTTATTTTGAGAACTGGGAGACGGTGTTGGGATCGACTTATCGTGATACAATTGTAAATTTTTAAGCACGATTTCAACCACCTTGAACGATACGGCAATGCGTTGTGAGGTGTTAGTTAACCGAGAAATCGAAGATATATTAATTGTTTTTGCTATATCTTCAAGTCCCGGCAAGGACATCAAATCAGTTAAAGGATTAGTAAAATTAACAATTCGAAATTCGTAAGAGGTAAGGCTAGGATGGCGATAATCATTGCTAAGTAAAAGCTGATCAATAACTGAGGTATTAAAACAAACATTATAAGATTCCTCATAATATCCAATATAGCCTGGCACCCGAGATATAACCCAATCATCGATGTACCAATCTTCCACGATGTTAAACATCGTTTTTAAAAATCGCTCCATCGTTATCCGGCGAATATTATTCTTTTTGCAAAAATCCCAAATAAGTTTTGGAGTATTAAATGGAATAGTTTTGGCCAAATCAAAATCAGTAAGAACCGTGTGTGCCGCCTCATGTAAAGCCAACCCAACCGCTTGATCGAAATCCTTGCGACGTTTAATTGCAGTCGTAATATAAATCTCTTTACCACCAATATTATAACTTTCTCCAACAGACTTAAAATAAACTGGAATAGTTATCCCCGTTAAAATGTCTACGTAATTCGAGATAATTCGTCGAACCGATGCCAATTGAATTAAATCAATTGAAAATGCACCATCTGGATTTTCGGAACTAGTATCAATATAATTCGAATAGGTTTCCTGTTCTAACCAAAAATCCGAATAAATTGGATTATCACTCATTTATTTTTATTAGTAGGATCATTGAGTGGTGTTTTTGCTCCCGGCTTAGAAATATATCCCTCAATAATTTGTTTTATAAATATTTTTTCCGATTCGACTCCGCCCTCATCACTGTAATCCGGATAAATAGCCATTTCAGCTATTTCCGCAAGAGTAAATCCATCTTCAATTAACTGAGCCATTTCAAGAACTGCTCCCGTTGGAATAAAACAAGAAAGCCGAGGTTCATCTTTTTTTAATTCAGTTATGGTCTTATGCGCAATGTCACAAATATTCCATGTCGGAGACCCTTTATCTATAGTTAAACCGGGATACAAAATTTTTATCAAATGAAGAAGTTCATCTCGGTTCAAAGGTAGCATTTCGACCTTCACTGGAAACCGTGCCGCCATTGCCCGATCTAAGGTTCTTGTAGAAGTATATTCACTCCCAATATTAGAAGTTGCAATAAAACACACACTATCGTCCACTTTTATAACAGGAGAGTGTTCATCCTCATCCAGTCGTAAATACCGTTGAGTGGAATCAAGAGTTGGAATAAGAATGTTCCAAAAATCATGACTCCCTCTGGTTAATTCATCTAGCAATACAATAGCATTTTTCGTTTGAATAGCTTCGACAAATTGAGATTTACAAAATAATGTTCCAGTATCTTTTTTAAATACGGTATTTCCTATCAATGTCGCCCTAGCATCTTGCCCGCCACCACAATTGAAAACGAAAAATGGCAACTGTAACACCTCTGCTGCGGCTCTAGCAACACTGGTTTTGCCACACCGAGTATGACCTACAAATAAAATATTTTTACGTCGATATACCGCCCACAATAAATATTTCCATTTTAAATCACTGATAATAAGGGTCCGAGGTTTCAAAGAGCTTGCTTGCACAAGCAATTCCGAGATTTTACTAGTTTCCATTTGATGTAACCTAGCAGAAAAACGAACAGTTGTCAATCAAAGAAAAAAGCGCACCAACCGGGTGCGCTTTTCGGGTCTGGTTAACCGAAATTAGGTTTGTTTCACGGTCAATTTGGTGTTGGGTTTATGTCTACGCAACTTTACGGGAGTGGTTACTTTATGTTGATCTTGTTTTTTAAATTTCTCAACTTCTTTCATTGGTTTATCTGGCAAATCATCTTCGTTCGTCACTTGATCTTCCACATATCGTTTATCTTTATTCTTTTCTTTAGAAAACGGCTTATCCGTAGACATTGTTTTCGGCTTATCTTTTTGGTTTAACCCCTTGTCTGTGGCTGGAATTTGATCTTCTCTATTTCTCCACGATTTGTCTCTAGCCTTTTCCACACCTGTATGTGTTTTTTGAGATAAATTATTTTTAACAAAATCAAGAACCTGTTTCCAATTTAATCCGGTAAAGAAATAACGATCTTCATTACGAGGCATATATACTATTTTATAATTATCCTCCCACAGCGGAGTAATCCAAACATATAACATATCTCCGCCGTTAATGGTTAAATCATCATGATCATTCCATGCAACAATGAAACTCTTATCAACTGCTTTCACTGCTTTAGCAAGCTGATCCTGCATTTCTTCTTTAGTATCAACATCACGGGAATTTGGGTCAGATGGAAATACCTTATCTTTATCTTTTGCATCAACGTTTAATCCATTATTGTCCATTTCGGGCACTCGTTTAGAGATTTCTTCGTTGAGAATTCGACGAACCATGTTCTGAAAAATAGTTTTGTTCATATTATAACTATAAATATCACTTCATTTCCCTAAAATAGTAATATTATTCTTTACTTTTTGGAAGCAGTGGACTCCCCGTAGTTGGCACATTGACCCCAATTAATCTCTGTTTCCATAGCATAAGTTCATCATATTCTCTATCATTTATCTTTGTTCTTATGCCTTCAAGATTTAGGAGTTTTCCAGCCAGCATATCGAAATATAACTCATTTTTTGATTGAATCCCTTTCAATTCAACTCCCAACATTGCAACTTTAGCTTCTATAAGCGATTGCACAAATCCCAATTCTTCATGAAAATGTTTTCGAGTTTCGCCAGCTTCCAGAATATCTCGATCTACATGAGTTTTTAATTCCCGTTCATTAGTTGAAATATGTTCTTTTATCTGCATTTCAAGCCGATTAACCAATGCTAATCCAACCGGATGCATGTCTAGCTTGATATGCTCAACCATCGAATTATTGGCTTGGGCAATAGTTTCTTTATTATTTTGAGTTTGTTGATTGAGTGGCCAAAAAACCGCAGATGCAAGAGCCATAATAAAAAAACCTATGCTAACAAACAAAGACCAATCGGTTTTTTTGGGAGCTTGGGCGGTAGTAATGGCAATCGTCAACTCCCCCATTTTATTATCTAGATTTATTGCATTTTCTCGCATGGAAATAGCAATATCATTGACATTCTTCGTTAGAATATCAAGTCCGGTTTCGAGTCGCACAACCCGAGGTTCCAACTGGGAATCGTTCATCATATCAATAATTCGTTGTTTTTTTCTGATCGCCATACACAATTCACCTCTTTACTGGGTAATTTTGATCCATCGTTACATAATATGATGGGTGATTATAAATATGTACAGTTGAATAAAAAACATGACATTTTATTCTTTTTTATGAAGTAGGGACTGTAAACTCCTACCATCTAAATCATAGAATCCATCTTCCCTCCACATAAACCCATCTTTTCTATTGAGATTTAGATTTCGTAAATCATACGGGATTTCGGGAAGACTTATTTCGTGGTTTTTTGCTGCATTTAAATCAGCATCCATCGTGTTTCCACAATGTTTACATGAATAAATTTTTCCTTTCCGATTCGATTTACGAACATTTCCACAGCAACTACATCTCTGAGACCTATAAGTTGAAGATTGATAAATTAACCTAATTCCTCGATCTTCACACACCGACTCTATCTTGTCTCTAATTAATGTATTTTGCCAATGAGAAAGTTTCTTACTTGTTCGATTTTTATATCCAATATTCCGGATTTCTTCTAAATTTATTTGCTTTATATTATCCAAATTCAAATGATTTATTGACCAATTAACAAAATTTTCTTGATGATCCTTTGCTCTTTTAAATGCATTCGATCCACGGGTTTTTTTCAACACAGTATTCAATATTGAATCTAATGAATGTCCGTGATTATCAGTCAATAATGTTGTAATTCCATTGCTACAAGTCAGCACCGTTTTCAATCCCTGATCACATCCAATAATATTTCCTTCGTCTCTCAATTTAGGGATATCAATCTCCCATCTAATATCAATTGAATTATTTTTAACCAGAAATGAATTTAACATCTTCCCTCTATTCATTAATCCAATAGAATGACGGTCAAATTTTACGGGAATTTTAATCTTGATTTTATTTGTTGTTAAACATTTAAACTGAAGAAACCCATTAAAATCATTGGATTCCGGGGTAAACATAAAATCCGCACAAATAGAATTTAATTCCATATTAGCAATATAACCATTTGGTTTTTGTGGAATATTTTGTTTAATTTTACGGATTAATAATTTAAGACTTTTCTTTGATTTTCCAGATAATTTATGCTTATTGAAAATATAAATTCTTTTTCTTTGTTTTTCTAACGATGCCTTAATCATTCCCATCGCCTGAGTCATACAACACTTGAGCAATCTTCCTGATAGATTTGTAATTAATCCCGAATTACTAATTATATTGGACGTAACAAATTGAGGAGCATCATACTTATTATTCTTAATATCCATCATGTGAATAATATTTTTGTCATCGGTCCACGAGTAAGGAGTTATCCACAAATAATCGATAAAATGCTGTAAGCATCTTCGGTATTCTTTAAGAATAAAGTTTAAATTCTCCAATTTTATATTGTTCGAGAATTTAATTGTATGTTTACTTGATTTGATCATTTTACAATTTCCAATTGATCGGTCATATTTATAATTTCTTTGATTTTCTTGGTTTTATTATACGCCTTTCTCATTCCGTACAATCTGGCACAGAAAGAATAAATTATGGATACCAAGTCTTTTATCAAATCCTTATCATCTTCTTTATCCATATGAATTACTATAATTTCTGTTCCTAATTTCTTTGATAATTGCTCGATATAATTAAATCCAAAACGAGTCAATCTATCTTTATTCTCTACAACAATTCTGGTTGGATTGCTATCAATCATTGTCCACAATTGTTTTCTTTTATCATTCATACCAGAGGCAATCTCTCTATATATTTTTGATATTTGCCAACCGTTTTTAACACAGAACTCTTCACATCGTTGAACTTGGTATTCCAATTCTGCTTTTCTGGAGTGATTTGAAACTCTACAATAAATTACGGTTTTAATTTCCTTCTCTTTGATATTTTCATCATCATAAACTAATATAGTTCCGGTTGATAACTGTTTTGTTTTGGCAGGAAAATTCCCTTCTTTGAACCATTTCCAAGCAGTTTTATATGTTACACCGTATTGTTTTGCCCATTTAGACAATTTAATCATGAATATACATATATGTTACAAATATGAAAACGTATAAAAAATGACAAAAAAGTATAATTTAATCTACCAATGAATTACACAATATTACAAACTGTATAAAAGTAAGACAATATTTGTATGAACAATTAATTACATTTACTCCAGCCGCATTCTTTGTTGGAACATGTCTTACAACCTTCTATATAAATCAATTTAGATCCACATTGTTGACATACTTCAGATGTTATGACTTTTTCTCCCTCTTTGATATAATGTTTTAATACTCTAGCAACACACCGTTCAAAATCAAGAAAACCAACACTATTTTCTTTTGATAACTGATCGGCTACTATTTGTAATGGAGTACCATGCCTTAAACTCATTGAAACCAACCGTGAAAGCGTTCCCATTTGGCCACCAAAAATGATTCCTATATCTTCTAAACAAATTTTTTCTTCACCATTAACAGTTAATAAATCGTATTTTCCTTTATTAACTTTTTTAATAAACCCGGTCTTGTGTTTCTCAAAATCTAACTTATTTTCAATGTCTTTGGTTACAAAAATTTCATATACCGTTCCCGCCAACTTGCCTACTAACGCAACAAAACGTTCTTTTTTACCATTAATAACTACCGCCATTTCATGAATATCACAAGGAAGCAATTCCGGACGTTTTGGGGCATCATGACGTTGGACATATGTCTCCGCCTTTAATTCTTCCTTATGCACTAAAACACCTTCTCGACTGCCATCTCTATATACAGTGACTCCAATAACTCCCAATTCATGAGCTTTAATAAAAACATTTGAAATTTCTTCTTCTTCACAATCTTTAGGCAAATTTATTGTATTGTGAGATATAATATTATCTATTAAATAATTGTGAGTATCCTCTACCTCAATGTCATATACCTCATTTGAGGAATTTTCTATCGATACAATTTTTAACAAATATAAATTCTTATCCCAATCACATAATTCCAATAAAGAATTATTACTTCTCATACTCCTATATTTATTACGTCTCAACGTTCGAAGTGAACCATAATATTTTCTATCTAAATTCTTATAAGATAATTTTTTTAATTTTTCCGGGACGGGTATAATATTGGAATATTCCAATATTTTGTTTTTATGCAATTCAATTGGTTTAAAGCAATGATAATCAACATCAACCCCGTATGTCCAATTAGATAACCTTCCAGTTTTAACAAATGCATCCGATTTTCGTGGTTTTAACCCAAGTTCGCAACACATCTGAAACACAGAATCTACCAAATGTTTAGAATATCCTTGGTATACCATCAATTTGTTTCCAGCAATATATCCATCCAATGTTAATCCGTTTATGAAACTTATTTTTTCCAACTCCGACCCGTTTATTATTTGACTAGGAACCTTTTTACTAATACAATTATGTCCATCTAATAAGTTAACGATATATCGACACAATTTCCGTGATGTTATATAAACGGAACGAGTATTTTTAGTTCTCTTATCATATTGAACATTTACCATTTTTACTTTAAATATTTTTTTACACAATTCAGAAAAAACTTTTTCCACCTCATCATCCGCCGTTGTTATTCCGACATTCCCCGTAATTTCCACTAAATGTCCATCGGATGCTATCATTCCCAGAAATAACGCCAAATCACTGTCCATTTTAATTGGAAGAAAAATTAAATTACTATTCGTGTTATCCTCAAAATCCGTTGATATCGGTAAATGTCCTTCATTATTAGTTTCATATTTAGATGATCTACAATACACATAATCATTAACATTTAAGTTATCAACAGGTGTCCATCCATCATTTGTTAATAGTTTATGTGTATTAGCAAATTCGATTATATTTCCATTATTAAATCGTATTATTTTTGTTGGTTTAATTCCCCCAGAATAATGTTTGGTAACTTGTTTCCAATCTCCGTTCATATCTTTTACCTTCACATCTAATGAACGATCAAACTTATCATCACCCCTAGCAACTCCTAAATCTTCTATATTTATTATTCCTTTATTTGTTAAAATTTTGGTTCCTTTAGCAACACATTTACTAACTGAAAGAGAAATATTATTCGCCATCGCTGCCAAAACTTTAAGGTGCCATTCTGGGGTAATATCTCCCGCTACTTTGAATACATTTTGTTCTGTTTTTGTAAGATATTCACATCCTTGACAACTCCCAGCATGATCGGATACATAATCATAAATCTTCTCAGAATTTTCTTTATAATTAGTTTCAACAAACTTCTTAAAAACAGGATCTACTAAATAAACCTTTTCATATGTTTTATTTTCCTTTTCAATCTTACGAGTAAAAACAAGACCAAATACTGGTTCACCGCTGCTAGAACAATCAGCAATATAGGAGATTGTATTATGATTAATAATTCCATTCGAAGTTAAATATGTATGATCCTCATTATTTATTTCAATGTCAAAGGTTTTAATTTTTTCTCTAACGACATCCGCAACTTTAAGATGAAACATTTTATGCAATTCGAAAGGAAAATCCAAATTGACATATTCAAGTGCTTCATTCAGAATATCCCGATTAAACCAAACCAAATCATTGCAATGATTTCTACAAATATTGCCATTGAATTTCTGATACAACGAATGTTTAGACGATAATTTAGTTTTAATTTCCGAACGACATCTTATAGATTCATCATAAGTCAGATAAATTTTTTCGAAATCGATGGTATACTTAAAATCCGCTAACAATTTCTTTTTTCTATCGCTTAAAAATCCTATTTTATCTCTAAATGCCAAATTACTGGCTTTATAATCAATTCTAAGGGAAAACATTACATCATTAAATCCTCCCGTGCCTTTTATCAATTTGCGAATACTCGAACGAATGCCGAGATATGTTAAAAGTTCCTGGACTTCAAGTGTTATATGTTCAAACTTGGAAGAAAAAGTAATAGATCCGTTTGAAATACTACCATCAGTTTCAAACAATCCCCGTAAATATGCACAAATAACTTTCTTCGGAGATCTGAAAATAAGTTCTGGAACATGATATATATGATCGGACTTTTCCTTCACACTCGAAATATTATCCTTTTTTGCCAACCCATTTTTAACTAAAAAATTTCCAATATTTATCGAATGAATGGAAATTTCATACATATTTTTATTTTTTGCCTTGGAAATATAAGAATCTATACCAAACAAATTTTTTGTCAATGTCTGTATATAAAGGGCAAAATCATAATCCTTACTATCTGCGGGAAACCTGATTCCATCTATCTTCCCATTTTCAGATCTAAATTTCGTGCTCCCATCTCCAGTGAATATGCCCATCCATTCCGCAAATTTTTCGTTTAATTTAGATGGGAGAATATTATCAGAAGAATTGAAATGATTACTCGCATTAGAACAATCAAGTTCCAGTTCCTCACTGGTTTCCGTCGAACTATTTTGCGATAAAACAACAATATCTCCGACCTTAATATCAGGAGAGAATTCCCACGAATATTTTCCATCTTTTAAAATTCGAATTCTATGAGTAGAAGATGTTTTAATCCGTCTTCCATCTTCTAATCGTATAGAATATCCGTTGGTTTCACCATTATTAAAAAATGCAGATAGTTTATTTTCGGCATCTTCACTCGCCACTAACATTTCGGGAACATTATAATTAAATTCCTTTTCTCTCGGATGTTCCGCAACAATGTCTTTTATTTTTATAAGTCCTGCATTTGTAATAATTCGTGTATTTTCTTCAATACATCCGGTTGGAGCAATAGAAGTAAGACAACTATTATAAATACCGTATTTTTTGATATCAGATGCTAATTTTTCAACACTAATTCCCATGAATTCTTTTTCGACGAAGAATCGTTTGCTAGCATCCATAAAAATATCATAATCAAAATATGGATACTTTTTCTTATATTCTTTCGCCATTTCCACGCTTTTACGCATAGCAACTAATGTTTGAAACCTACAAATTTTTTCCGCCAAATTAGCGGCAGCAAGTGAATCAAAGGGAATTCTCAATTCATATAATAAATGAGCAAATCCCATAATACCTAACCCGATTGGTCTAACATTCAAAGTTTCTTTTCTAATTTTTTCAATAGGATATCGATTGTTATCAATAACCCCATTCATATACACTACTGATTCATCAACGGCAACTTCAAATGATTTCCAATCAAATTCGTTATCTTTAATAAATTTATGAAGATTAAAAGATGCTAAATTACACGAAGTATATGGAATATGTACATATTCCGAATTTCCACTTAGAATACCGCTTTCGGTAATAAAAAATCCGACTCCCGGAACTGTAATACACCCCACATTCTCAGTTGAATATAAACGAATAGAATCTATTTTTACTTTCTGCCCATCATCTAGTAAAACATAATCGCCTTCTTTAAGGAAACGCAATTCTTTAAGTTCATAAATGCCGTTATCAATGGACGTAACCAACTTATGATTATGAGTGATATAAAAAATTTCTCCTGTTGAAAACGCAACCGCATAAACCTCTGCAACCCCTGCATTAAAGTAACCACAGGTGTCAGTAAACTCTCCATCGGGCAGAAGTATTTTATCTTTAGAGGTTATCTCTTTGATTTCTTTAATTCCATTTGAGGTTTTTACATATAAGGATTTACTAGAAGCAAAACAGCAGGGATTTGAAAAAATATTACGAGTAATGTGTTTACAAGTACAACGATCCGCCGCAATTTCTCCATTAAAAATACCGGGCTCGGCTCTTTTCCAAGCATTATGAATAATTTTATCCCATAACATTTTATAAGTATATAGTTGCCCAGAATTATCTTTTAATTCATTTTCTTGACCATCTACTACATTCCGAACTTTAAACACCTTGTTGGGACTTTGTTTTAATACCTTGTAAAAAGCAGAATCTACCCATACAGAAAAATTGCTTCGGGTATATTTGGTAGTATCCTCAACTTTCGCATCAATAAATTGAAGAATATCGGGATGGTAACAATTATGGACAAAAACATCATTTGCTACAAAATTATTGTATTCCGGAACAGAAATATCATATACATCTATTTCATCTCCTTCTTCAATACAAATAACTTTATGATTAGAAAATTGATTTTTAAATCCATCTTTATAATGTCTTTTATAATCTTCACCCAAAAAACCAGCATTCCTAACTATTTGATTTTTTCTTTTTTCTCTTAATTTGTTTTTTATTTCTTCGGATTTTTCTATACCATAAAATTCTTCCCACGTTTTTCCTTTTTTGATTTTTGCTAAATTCTCTCTTCCTTTATATGTCATTTTTTCTAAATTATCAGGATCATTATTTAAAGAATTTCCATCTATATGATGAATTATTTCAGAGTCATCATCGAATCCATTATTATCATTTAAAATAGTATTCGAAATATTCCCATATTTATATTCCGACACCGCAATATGTTCTTTAATTGAATTTCCTTTTGTTATGTCTAAAACATATTCAGCTCTATTTTTTTGTTGTCCCTTTCTAAAATATATTCGTTTATGTAAAACAGAAACACTATCTCCCAATACTAAATCCCCAGCATTTTTATATGTATAATTTGATAATAATATTTTATGATCTGGAGTACATTGTAAATGGGAATCATTATCAAATTTAATTTTAATGGTTTTTAGTTTTCCGGTTTTCCACACTTTATTGGATTTTTGTATTTTTATATTTCCTTTCAAATCCGTACAATACACAATTGGAAATTTACCAACCAAATCTTTTATTTTGATTTTTCCATTTAATGTTGAAATTAAAGTTTCTCCAGAAACACAGGAAAGCATCGACATACCTGCTCCTCTACGTTTACCACCCTGTCTAATTCCATCTAATACAGAATCGAATATTTGAATGAATGCCATCACTCCCCCCGAATTAGCACTGATGGTTTTTACATTTTCATTCGATCCTCTTAGTTTTGAAAAATTAAACCCCACTCCTCCAGCCGCTTTTGTAACAAAAGCGGTATCCTTCATGGAATTCATAATGTCTTCAATGCTATCTTCAATATCCAAAATAAAACATGAAGACAAAGTCCCATTTCTTTCTCCCTTGGTATTAAGATTCATCAATGTCGGAGTACTAGGTATAAAAACTCTATTGAGAATATATTCGTGCATTTTAGAATCTAAAACAGATAACCTTTCTGTCATTTGACTCCAGGAACTTTCGGATTTTAAATAATACCGTTCTTGTAATATCTTTTCTATATGTGGCTGTAATTTTAGAGTTTCCATGTATTTTTATATTTATAAATTTTTATCTGCAAAGAATAACTATATCCGACATTTTCAATTTCACATTTTTCATTTTTAAAAATATGAACAAATTATTCTGTTTCCGAAAACAATATTAATCCGAATCACTACCCTGCATGGAGTCATACAGCGTTTTAGTCAATTTCTTAATACTTTTCTCACCGTCTTTCATTTTCTTTTTAAGCAACATACCATCGGCAGAAGCTTCCTCATATATACTAACATGACCATTAGATGGATCGAATTTACATGGAAAAGTCATGCCATCCGCTCCAAATCGGTTTTTCATAACATGAATACGTCCAACATTTTGTTGTTTATCTTCCATTTTCCTTGAAAGCGAAAGAATAACGTCTCCCGTCATTATTTTACGATAAGAATCCGCCACGTTTCCCGCCTGTAATACATCCATTTCATGACCTTGCCGGTTGCTCTGCGAAGCACTCCAAACCGGAATTTGAAGTTCTCCTGCAACCGCACGAAGTTCCTCATATACCGACCCCGCTTCGGTATAACTGTTAGCATTCTTATCTGGAACAAATGGACGAAGAATATCTGCATAATCAACCACTAACATATCTATTTTTATTTGCTGTAACATTTGAAACCGATCAATAAATAGTCGTATACTCTGAGGACTAACTGTCTTCAAAGGATAATATTTAATAAAAAGTTTACCTGGGATTTTTTCGATTGCCTTTTTAACGGCATCTACATGATTGCGGATGGTCTGAAACCCTAACCCAGTAAAACAAGCATCATATCGAAGACCAACATAATTCTCATTTAATTCTAACGTAACATGTAAAACATTCTTTCCTTGTTTCATCGCTTCAGTTCCAAATCGACATAACAACCATGTCTTTCCAGAACCAGCGGGTGCAACCACAAAACCAAGTTCTCCTTTACCCAATCCGCCATCAATAAGTTGATCAAGCAAGTCCCAATTCGTCTTAATACAATCCCTCGCAACATGAGACATTCGTTTATCAACGTCCACCATATAATCATGTCCGAGATTTCGTTCCATTCCCGCTTTCAATGCAGTATCAACAGTGCTTTTAATAGCATCATAATCTTGCTGTTTAAGTAAATCAACCGATTTGAGAATAGCTTTGGCAAGCGTCCTACTTTTACAGAATTCAAGAAATTGATTTTCAATATACTTTAAATCGGTGTCAGTCGAATGATCATATATAATACCTAATAAATCCGCAACCGATTGTTTAAGAAGTTTCAACTGATCATCGATGGCTTTAATTTCAACCGTGAATGCCAGGGCGGTAGGAATATCCCGATATAACATAAAATATTTTACCGTTTGTTCCACCACCCATTTCTGTGCGGATGTTTCAAAGAAATCCGGAGATAGCATATCTACTACTCGCTCCAAAAATGCTCTATTTGTCAATAATGCGGTAAGGCATTTATTCTGAAATTCCGTTCCAAACTCCTTTAAATTACCAAGTTCTTGTTCTTCCATATTGAGATTCTGTATTTCTGTTGAAGATATCACTTATTACACAAAAGTCCACTTATAATAAGTCCGATGCGATTTTTTTGCGTCAAAATCCATCGGAACGACTGATTGTATTTTATTTCAAAGATTTGAAATAATTACTCAAAATCTTCTGAAGCTGGGGTAAGCATTTTGGCTTTTTTGAGGGACTCTTCTTGGAAGACTTCTTTACCGGCTTGTTTTTTCCATTCGTGTTTTTCATGTCGTTTATGTTGCCGTTTTAATTTTAATTTATAAGTTTTCATAGTATCGATCTTGCCATTGAATCTAAACCGGAAAAAGTTTCATTAATCCAAGTCTGGTGGTTAGGAAGATTATTCCATAACTTATCTTCTGTAATAAGTTTAATCATACCATACCTATCCAAACGAGGAATTTTTGATTTGGTTAAACAATCATTAATATTTAATTGAGAAAAAGTGGACGCAATTGAATCTTTTAACTGCATCAATTGATAATTTCTTTCTAATATTTGTTCTCCCTCCACTATTTTTTCATAAATCTTAACTTTTCCTTTATTTTGTTGAGCATATCCTACTATATATTTTACATCTCGGGGGGTAGGATCGGACATAAAAGGAAAATACTTTATAACGGTTTTAATTCCTATTCCTTTAATCCCGTTAATATTATCGGAGGGATCGCCATCCATTGCCCGAAACAATACAAAATTATTAGGATGAATTCCATATTCGTGAAGCACTTCAGCCGGTCCAAACATTATTTTTTTAGTTGGGCTCCAAACTTTTACTCTATCAGTAACAAGTTGCAGAAAGTCTTTATCGGACGACATGATTATAACGTCCGATTCTTTAAAGAATTCATTGGTACAATATGCAATTGAATCATCTGCTTCAATTCCATTAGAAATTAAAACATTAACTGGAAGATGTTGAAGATATTCCGCCAAACGCACAAGTTGTTTTAGCTTGCTAGCCTCTTCACCCTCCTTTTCCGATAATTCTTCATATGTCCGATTAAGTCGAATCGAACTTTTGCGATGCATCTTATATTCAGGATATATTTTGCGTCTTTTTTCAGACCCGCCGTCTCCGTCGAAAATAATGACGCAACGAGTAGGTTTAATAGACTTAATAGCATAGCCTAAGGATTTTAAAGACCCCGCAAGTCCTCCGGTATGCAATCCGTCGTCGTTCATCATTGGATTTGCATTCCAACATCTTAAATATAAATTTAACGCATCTACCAAAAGAATTTTATCATTTACCTTCCGATTTAATCCCTGATCAGGAACTAAATCATTTTTGAATTGAGAAAATAAACCGAATGCCCTTGCATTCTCTTCTTTGGACGGCATATGAATTATATTATCGACAATATTGATCGGTGTAACTGATATTTAATATTCGAATATTCCAATCCTTCTCTCATTTTTTTCAACTTTTTTCTGGCAATGCCTCTAGATGGAAATATTTTTACAATAGCTCTTCCATCCGAGAGATGCTTTGTAATAGTCCAACAAAATACTTTCTTGTTTTTACAATTTGTTGAATTTACGTGTTTTATTTTCAATTTAGAAATTCTCATAATTATTCGACAGTCTCTTTTACTTTTTCTTCATCTTTGCCATCTCCTTCTAAATGCTCTACCGATTCATCTATTTTGGAGTTTGCGGGACGATATACCATGATATAATTATCACAAATGGATTTATAAACTTTTTCTTTGAATTCGGGCTGTTCATTGGCGACACGAACAAATTCATTCGCATTAAGAATTTGATTATCACACATTTTAAATGTATATCCCGCTTTTGTGCCGGTAATCAATCCATGATCTTTCATGTAATCCAACCAACTTGCGAGATTTTGAATACCGCTATCATAGTGGATATCAAAAGACGCTGTTCGGAAAGACGGGCCGAATCGAGTCTTTGTCACTTGAGTTTGAATAGTTCTACCAATTACTTCTTTTTCTTTAGTAGATACTCGACCAACATTTTTAGTTCTAACTCGCACACTTGCCGCATACCGAAATGCCATACCTCCCGGTTCCAGATAGGGGTCACCAAATGATACTGCTTTAAGATTTTGTCGAAGTTGATTTGTGAATACCGCACAAATCCGTTGTCGAGCAATAAGTCCATTAAGTTTTCTCATTGCTAAAGAAAGCAGTTTAGATTTATCGGTTCCATACCCAGCGGCATCATAATCAGCTTCAAGTTCTTTCTTTGTAGGAACCGAGGCGATTGAATCCGTAATAATGGTAACTAATCGATCGGGATTTTCTTTTCTAGTCTCTCCGATAATAGCTTCCAAATGCCCAAGCATCTCTTCCAAATAGGAACAAGGTACATAAAGAAGATCTTTCACAGAAACGCCCAATGCGGTCCAAAAATCAGGAGCCGCAGCGTATTCCGGATCAAGCATAACTGCAAATCCACCTTTTTTCTGCGTCTCTGCAATAATGTGAGCACATAGTAAAGATTTCCCGGAATTATGATTTAACATTCCATTACCAAAATAACAATGATCGGGATGATCGACCGTAATATCAACAATGTTATGTTTTCCTATCGGAAATATTTCTGTAACTTTCCAAAAAGATAATGCGTTTGTATATCCATCTTCACGATAAAAAATAGAGTGTCTTCCTGGAATCAAATCTTTACATTCCACCCAACCGTCATTAGTAAAAAACCGGTGTTCACGGCTTACTTTAATACTATTTCCGTATTCAGTAAATACTTCAAATGTATCAAGTAATCCCTTTTCTACATATTTTGTGATTTTAACAAATTCCTCTTTTACAGTTAAAACCGCCACAGGGATTCCTTGTTCCATCAAGGGTTTTACGTCACCAATTTTAAACTTATTTAAGATTTTTACATCATCGCCAATTCTTACTGCAATTTCGGTATCTTCGGTGACACAGGATTCGAGCCCATTGAATTCAGAAATTCTCCCGGCAGGAAGACCGGCATTTGGTCTATTACAAATAGCCAAATCTAACATGGTGCATCCAGTTGATACCCAATCAATTACATTGGAGGGGTCTTCTTTCTCATCCAAAAAATAAGCTACTTTTTGACCATCCTTTTGTCGGCCATTAAGAGCCTTTTGAAGAAAAGTAGCCAACTTATCTCGACTTGCGGTTTCATCTTGTTCTACGTGAGTTGATTTCGTTTTTGCCATAATATAAATTAAATGAAATCGGGAGTCTACCATATAGATAGACTCCCGAATTGTTATCTATGATTACACCTTTGCCGTAGCAGCATTAGCAAACATTTGCTTGAATTTTGCTTTCATGTCTTCCGGCGAAAGGGCAACAGATGCAGCTTTTTCCGCCGATGGAGACACAACTGCGCCAGTATCGTTCTCACTGGGTTCAGTCGGACTCAACGTTTTTGCAGGAGCAGAGGTTTCATCTACTTCTACATTCCCACCCTGATCAGTGGGAACCTCCGATTCAATCTCTGGTGCTTGATCATTATCAGGGTTGATATGATTTTCAAATTCCTGCTTGAGTTCAGCATAATTTGGCTCGGTAAAGAGCGTCATAACATCCACTTGATCCTGGATTTTTGCCATCAAGTCATTATTAGAGGGGTCAACCGCAGGCGTCTTCTTAAAACGTACATCAATCTTAGTATCGGGATACTTCTTACCAGTAGGTGGAAGTTTCGTGAACTTAATAATAAGATCATTTCCATTTTCGAGGTCAGTAATATCGCCGATGTCAGGATTGCTCATCTTCTCTAAGATGGCTTCGTACACAGTCTTTCCAAACCCCCAAAACTTTACGCCCTGATCCTCTTGTCCACGTACAATAACGGGGACATAGGTCCGAAGCTTGGGTTCATACGATTTAGATAGAACCCAATTCTCTTTAGAACCGGTACCACGCAACTTTTCACAAAACTCCAGAACGGGGTCTGGATTTCCATTTACGCTAGGAGAAAGAAACGTTTTAGTAGTTCCGTTAGCTTGCCTGTAATAATAAAACTTCAATTCAGTGAATGGATTTTCACGATTGAATTTATATGGAAGAATACGGACTTTTTGTTCCCCTTCAGAAGGTTTCCAAAATTTGGAACTTTGTTTGTTTTTACCTTGTAAGGCATCCAACTTGTTTTTGATGAAATCTAAGTTCATTTGTTTATTTCTTATATTTAATTAGTTAATTAGGTAATCGAGTCAAATCGTTAACTAACATGTTAAGTCTCTAACTCTGTTACCTTTTATACATAGAGACGATATCAGAAAAAACGTTTTTCACAACTTATTTTATCCCGAAAGCAGTTATTTTTTTGAAAAGACTAACTCCGATGGATTTTCAGTGGGATAATTCGTACTGAAATATCACCGGTTATAATGAGAGAATTCGCATAAAGCTTCCAATTTACCTGATATGTTCTATCGAATGAGCCATTTTCTTCTTCAATAAGACGATTCATACTATTAAGCGTATATAATACATTAAATTCTTTTTTCCGGTGAATAAGAATAGTATTGGGAAATTTAGGAGCGTCCCGGCGCATATTAAGGACGTTATAGGTTAGAAAAATTTCTTTGGGATTTTTAATATTAGAAAAAACGAATACTCGTTTATTATATATTTCATAGAAAGAAAGGATTTCTTGAATTATTTTTTGAAAATCAGCTACCGTTGAAAAGGTACACAATAATTGTCGGTTATCTTGAAACATTGTCATAACTGCGAATTTATCTTGGAATTTCTTTTAGTTTTATTACCAGCATCCCAGATAATGATTGTATCTTAATTAAAGTTTGTCTATTTAACGTAGGATCATTCTTATTATTAGCATCTTTGGAATACGTATTAATTACCTCTGCTATTGTAATCGCATCCCCACTCATATTCTGGAGTTCAGTAATTGGAGATGGTCGAATTTCCTGTTGATTATTAGTATTATCACCCCGCATCATTTGTTTTACGACCTGTGCTTCCGCCGATCGCTGTTGCGGAGTTTTTTTAGTATCAAAATTAGGAGGAGGAACAGGAGCCGCTGCTCCGGTTGGCGCTGGCGCTGGTTCTACAGATAGTCCTTGTCGATCCGATCCCGCCGACTGTTGATCCGATGGCGGCAACAATGATACCGCAGCAGGGGAAGATGTCGCCGATGGAATATTGGATGCAGGAAGTTGACTTGCACCTTGCGCTGGTGCAGGTTGCGGTTGCGGAGGCGGTTGCGGAGGCGGTTGCGGTGGCTGCGGAGGCGGTGGCTGCGGAGGCGGTTGCGGTGGCTGCGGAGGCGGTGGCTGCGGAGGCGGTTGCGGTGGCGGAAAAAGATTTTGAGATGGAGCATCCGTCGCTGGTTGTCCTTGCGCAGGCACTTGAGGCTGACCTTGTGCAGGAGGCTGTCCCCCGGCAAACATATCTGTCTTTCCGAGTGTTGGATCTTTCTCAAAATGCGTCCCTCTTGCAATAGCTCTGGCCTTATGTTGAGGAGTAGGAAATGTTACCAACAGCCCATCTCGGTTGTACGCCTGGCGCTCCGGGTATTTTCCCTCGATAAGTTTATTATGAATCGCTTTGGCATCATTAACGGGGATTTGATGTTCAGTTGTAAGGTTTTCCAATAACGCTTCCATGTGAAGTGAATTGGACATATCGAAAATTCCATCTGGAATGCGTTCATCCAAACAGACTTCGTTTAAAATTTGATCAATGATATTAGACATGTTCAAGAGACATTATACGATTATAAATATCTCCTAAAATGCCAAAAGCAAATGAAAATTATACTATCAAATCCATATCATGATAATTATCTCCCATATAAACCTTCGTAGGGAATTTCCCATCTAGACTCATCTCTTCACGAATTTCTGTCAAAATGTTTCCGTCATCTAAGCAATAATCTATTAAAAAAGAATCATATGTGTATAAAACGCATTTACTTCTTTTATTTCTTAAAAGATTATTCACCATTCCCAACACCGGAATGGAAATCTCTCCTTCCACTGCCTGCATAATATAATTAAATATAGTAGCGGGCTTAGGTTCTTTAACATGTTTATTGGAAATTCGGCGTTTAAATAATGGAGTTTCAACATACCCATATTGATTGAAAAATCCCCAATGATAATCAATGAAATCCTTTAAGTGGGCCAAATATTTAATATGAGCATATTCCGATTGAACTCCGCCAAAAAATTGTCTAAAAGTAATCTGTTTTGCATTGGCAATATCAGTTTCATCGACTTCTTTTTTATTAAAATAAAGCGTAGCAAGATATTCGTAGATATCGATTGAAGTCGAAATCGGATAATGAGTTAATAAAGAAACAATTCGAGGATGAAAAGCAGAATAATCAATTAAAATAAGTTTACCGTTATCACCAAATCTAGAAATAAATGCTTTTCTAGATCCATCTTCTTTATTTAAAGCAGCGTAATTGATACCCCCAAATCGATTAGACGGTCTTCCCGTGGCAGTATAAACATTATATTGAGTATATACCTTCCCTGAATTTATACATATATCCCCAAAATGCTCTCGAAATATCGCCGGATTTATCGCCAGTCCTTGGCTTTCGACTTCTGCTAACGGCTCTATTATCAGTCGATTAAATTGTTTAAATGAGTCCCCGATATTAGACATCTTTTTAATACTTTTTTCACAGACCTCCGCCAATTCAGAAAAAGATTCCAGATGTTTTGTTAGCGGAACAAGCTTACCGTAGTCGGGTCTATCCGAAAAATTTCTGCGAATAAGAGAATGTGCCGGTGTATCAAACTCACTTAATTCTAGAATTTTATTATTGGATAAATATCCTATCATTCCTACATCATACGTCTCTTTAATTGGAATTAAATGAGAAAATGCTTTTTTATCAACCGCCCATTTAATTCCTTGCAACTGGTCGAGGGTATCTATAATCGATTGATGATCAACTGGCTTCGGGGTTTTTATATCCGGATGATTGAACCCATAATAATAAGTTTTTCCTTTGGATAAATTCCGAATGAATAACAAACAGGGGGAATTACGGGCAGAATGAACATTATCATGAAGAGGAATCACATGTAACAGCAAATCGTCGTTTATTGACGTGCTGATAAATTGAAACCATTGTTCCCACGATTCGATCATTTTAGGAACTTTACCGTACTTCTCAGAAATCTCAACTTTTTTTATTTGCCGCTTGCAGGCACTTCTTTAGGCGGCAGTCCTAATTTATCTCGCATGTATCCACGCAGCGGAATAATACCGGCGACGATATTTGTTACCCATTGACCACCTTGAATAGTATCTTGAACATTCACAATACGAAATACAATATTTTCTTCGGAATAGGGGTCGGGCAATCCCCTAACTCTGAACATCCCAAACGTGCGGAGTCCCGCAATCCCCTGAATCGTAAACTCCGCTTGAATATTAGGCATAATTCCGGTATATTTAGGATTATATTGTTCATCTTCATCATCTAATAATAAAGACAACAAATCTGAATTGTTTTTTGGAATAGCGAGCCGAACAATTAGAACTTTTCCGTCGGGTTTTTTACTAGACATCTGAAGTACTTCTGCACTAATTGGTTTTAATCCTTGGATTTGTGCCATTGTTTTTTGATGCGAATCACTTCCAAACCGCTCACTGCGACCTTTATTAGAAGACACATCACTAGAGCTAAAAAGTCTATCTTTAAATTTAGGATCTAACAAAGATGCCTCATCGCTCAATACTATTTTTTTTGTATTATTCGCAGCTACTTGAGCATATATAGTTCGGATAGCTTGAGCATTACTTAACATGGGCCTAAAAACCATTGATTTAATTAAACTATCGGCACCATAATAATCAAATGTATAAACCTTTTCCCCTTCATTTCCGGTATATTGAGTCATATTCTGATCAATTATTTTCATTTTAGCTACGTTACCGGTAGAATGTCTACCCGTCGCCGCAGTTATTTTAAAATCCCAAAAATTCGCCGCAGCACCGTTTATCAATTTAAAAAGTTCTTCATATAATTTTTCATAAAATACTCCGGGATCAAGCCCCTTTAACATATTTTTAAATGCCTCTGTATTAATATATAAATTTTTCAAAAGACCCGTAAAATATGCAGGTCTTTTTCTAGAATTATTTTCACCGTCCGTAATATCATTATATTCCTCTTTGAACGGGAAATCAAAAGGGGTTTTACGTATCGATTTTTGACTAAGTACGCTTCTATTAGAATTAATAAACTGAGAAAGATCATCTCTTTTCGTATCCCCCATCGGATAAACGATTTTTCGCAATCTATGATCGGCATAGGATATATCAGAGGGTGTTCTATTCGGATCTAATGGCGTGTTAGAATATGGTTTAGAGACCGAAGTTACTTTAAATGCAGCTTGGTATTTTTTTGCATCGGCATCTTCTTTATTTGCATCATATCCGAATTTACCTTCAAAATATTTAGGAGCAACTGGATTAGGTATCAAAAGATTACTGCTATTAGTAGAAATAAGATTGGGATGCGCATTAATAATACAATCGTCTATATCAATGCTAAACATCGGAGCATCTTTTACACCTATCAATCCCGATGAATGATAATTAATAATCTCTACGATTAATCCCATGTTTATCCAGCACGATTTAATATCGGAATTGGAATAATCCCAATCATTTAATTCAGAATAACTAGCAATATAACCACCCATAGGAGAACTAGATCTGACCCTTTTTCTACCATTAAAAATTCCAAACAAATATTCCAAGTAATTATCAGGATGAGCGATTTTAATATATTTAATAAAACTCTCCATCGGATTTACGAGAGGAGTTTCCGGATTAGAAGATTGAGATTTAACAGGTTCCGCCACAGGCATTTCGGGGGGCATTAATCCCGCCCATACCGGATTCATTAAGAAAAGCGGAGAAGGAATAGGAGCAGCATTTTTTTTCGCTTCGAATTGCGTAATAACTTCTTGATTAGATTTACCAACAGTATTCAAAAAACTATTGATAGCTTTATCTCCATCATCTTCTTTTGTATTCACTAAACTAATAAATCCATCAACATAACTGTCTACAAATTGTCTCAAAGAGTCAATAACTCTGGACTCGGATTTTATTTTTCCCTTATCGGAACCTGTATCGGGTATTTCGGTATCTTTTTCAATCATATGTGAGTTAACCGCCAATCCCGCCCAAAGCCGATCCTTTGTAGTAATTTCAGTTCTACATTTAATTTTATTTCCATCTATCGACCACTCAAAATTTGTTATAATTCCAAACACCACTTCATAGTTTCCTTTGGAATCTAAAACATTATCAGTATACAAAGAATATGGATTATTAAAAAGATAAGAAAGGTTATCTGTTTTAACCAAATCCAATAACGACAACGGGTTAAAATGATTCCATCCCCACTCAACAATAACTGAAATACCCGGTACCAAAAAATAAGGAGTCATATATTCCAATTGCTTGGAAGAAAAACACGTCCATTCAATATTAACCCGCCGCAAAATTTCTTTTTGAATAGTAGCAGATATTTTTTCAATTTCTGGAACCGGAACATGAATTGGATAATTATTATTAATTAAACTATTATCAACTATATGTGGCATTCCATTCGGGGTATATCCAATAATACTCTCATTGCTAGATCCATCTCCGCTTTTAACTCCGGTATTGAATCCATATGTAGAATAAAAATCTTTCCCTCCATATAGAACAAATCCCGGTTTATCCTTATTCTTATTCTTGTTCTCCAATCCATATCCATTTGAACATACCCTGACCCATGAAGTCATCGGACCTTTATAAGAATTCCAATCATCGGTATCTGCCTTCCAAGTTGCACCGGAATTTTCAATATAATTTAAACTTCTGTTAACCGAACGCCGATTAAGCTCGGTTTGTATCGCATTGTCCCAGCAATGTGGTTCCCATGGAATTAGTACGAGTGAACTCATATCATTTTCAAAATATTTATTTGATTTTTTTTCATTGATTTAATTGTTTGAATGTATTGAGAACAGAAATGATATCGGTAGGGATACGTAATTGTAATCCCGGTTCAATACTTAATCTTCCTTTTCCTATATTATTTATGTTGGCAATAATCCACCAAAGCGTTGAATCGTTATAATACTTAAATGCCAATGTATCTAATGACTCAGTTTCACTTGCAGTAATATAAATATCACTATCAGACAAAGGAACAGGAGGATAAATAGTGGTTTTATACACCTCTTTCCCATCCCACCTCTTCCCAGATAAATTATTTGAATATCGGTTCATTTATTTTATGACTGTCTATTATAAACAACCATAGATTTATGAAGTTCCGTGGGAAATTCATTATCTGGTATTGTTTTTACATTAAATTTTTCATCATATTGTTCGTTGTGTGGAGCATGACCAAAATGAGCCGCACCGACAATTGCTCGTTCCTTCTCAAGAAGATATGCATTAACAGAAATTTCCATGGTTCGTGGAAGCTGGCCATAATTCATACCCACCTTGGGAGATTTTATGTAATCAACTAAATAAGACCATTCGGTTGAATTTTTTTCATTTAGAGTTTCCCAAGACGTATTTTCCGGAATAGTAATACCTAACGAACCAATAACTACCGGTTGATTTTTATACATGTCTCCAATCGTAATCATTACCATCGGAGGAACCATAAATCGAGTATATGTTCCACTAGAATCATTTTTATTATCTCGCCGTGTATAAGATGCCGGTTTTACTAAACTCATAAGATAATTAACTCGTTGCCACGTTGGAGCCATTTCTATAAGACTTCCAATATGAACCGTGAAATTGAATGCTAGAGATCGGTTAAATCCGCCATAGGAATATACTTTATCTGCTCTTCCAATAAAAGTAAGTTCTTCCCAATTAACGGAATCGGTTTCTTGTAGTCCTTTTATAGTAGCTCGAAATGGAATATATTTCTGGTTAACTATATCATAGAAATAAAATGCAATGAGATCGTCTTTATAAGGATTCCATTCAGTCCACTCCACTATTCTTCGATTTTCTATTTTAAAACTACCATTTGATTTTCCTCTATTTTTATAAGACCCATCTATAACCATAAGAGTATTGATGCCATCAAACTGACCAGTACCTCCCATTTTAAATGATTTTTCGGTAGCGTCAGTATGTTGGTTTTCTAACACTCTAACTTTACCCGCCCGATATGCAGCTAACGTAAACAACTTTGTTTTGTCATTTCCAAAGTGTTTTGGATCACCTATATTCTTCACCGACATTAATCTATCATAACCATCTATATCGGGATATGCGGATGGAAAAACTCCATTGTCTGGAATGGAAGTAAGCGAGGGAAAGGTATAAACCTCGCTTTTTCTTAAAGTTTTAAGTCGGTCATATAAAATCTCTGCTAATACCCTGGCTCCCTTTGGATCGGTCATCTTAGAAGGATATTGCGACTGTTTCCCCGTTTCCTGAAACATTCCCCACTGAACCATCATACTCGATGCGAAATATTGCCCATCTTGATCCGTCGCTTTCATTCCAATTGCATTCTCATATCGAATGCCAGGGTGTATCGGATCAGTACTAGGTTCAATAGACCATCCAAATTTAATACCATTTTGAAGAGTTTTACTATAAGTTTTGGTATTTTGAAGATACCGCAACCCATTGAACGTTGTATATGCTATTCCACCATGCATCATATTATCCTGATCGGCAATGCGTATTCCGCCCTTATCACCGGCTATCCATCTCTGATGAAATTTAATAAGTTGTGAGGTTCCACCATAGTCAAATGCCCCTCCCCATGAACCATCATCAATCATCCATCCATAGGACTTTTCGTCGGAACGAACTTTTATTCCCTCTTGACGTGCAGGTATAAAATTATTAAATGTTTTTTTAATAAAATCCGATAAAAATCCTCCGCCAGTTGCCGGTGGTCCCCACTTACTTCTAAAAGTTGCCAGTCCTGCGTTAGCGGTATCGGCTCTCAATAGTCCTTTTCCACCGGATTGCGCCGTTACGCTATTACGAGAAAGAGCAGACATTCCAACCGTTCCGGATGGGGCGGTTGGAGAATTACCTAGCCCTAATACCCCTCCCACCGCAGAGCCAACACTACCCAATAAGCTTCCCAATAAATTACTGGTATCTATATTTCTTTGGGGTCTGATAATAAAGGATGCTGCTACAATAGGGGAAGTAGGATTCCAGATACGAGTTTCATTAAATGCGTTTCCGGTTTGAAGTAAGAATTGTTTACCGATCCACAATACTCCTTGTCCGGATATCATGAATTTAGTTATTCTTTTAACATCATTAAGCGCATGTTGAACGTAATCTATCAGGTAACAATCACTACTTTTAGGACCATCCGGATAAACATAATTAAACGGCTGGGTCGATTTTATTCCCATGAAAGTATCGGTTCCATACGGAGATAATCGATGATAAAGCTCTTTTTTATTTTTGTCGTATAAAATACGAATTTTTCCCGGTGAAGGAACCGTAGGATAATTTGCCGGAACTTTCAACAAGGGAATTAACGGGATGGGTGATTGGTTTGCCATATGTTATAAATAGTAAATCTTATGTCGTCATTACACCATATCCCTTTTTGTACTTAGTCATCCTATCCATCTGAGCACTTACAAGCATACCATCCATATTAACCGCAATTTTACCCGCAGTTAAATCTGCATTTAAATTACAAAGCTCTTTTAAAATCGCCGCCAAAGTCGTGGAATTTTGTTGCTGTTGTTTTGATTCTTCTAAAGTAGGAGGAATCGTGGGAGTAATAGGGGGGGATTTAGCAGTAACCGCTTCCGTCGTAATTGCCGTCGGAATTAATTCCGGTGTAGTAATTTTCTTTTCTAATACACCCAAATTTTCTAACGCCCCGGTATATCCACCCCGAATACCCTTTGCTAAATTTTTTCCAACAAATGGTATCTTCTCTAATACCCATGCGAAAAATTGACGAAATGGACTGGTCAATACATCCAATAGTTTTGCCCCACCCCCAATAATTCCACGAATAACGGATAACATTAACTCCGATGCCGAATGCCCTCCCATCCTATCCATAATCCATGTATAAGCATCCTTAAATGGCGAAAGTAAATGATTCAAAATTAATCCTTTTACTGCAATTATACCATCAACAATTCCTTGTGACATAACCGAAGGAGAATTTCCAACGAAAATAGACTTAATCCATTCCCATGCATCGACAAATGGCTGCCAAAAAGTATCCACAATTGCTTTTCCAATAGACGCAAGCGAAAACCCTTCCGTGCTAATACGTTTAAAAAGATTACAAAGTAAAGTCAGTCCAGTAATAATCCATCCTACTACTGGAATAAATTCAAAAAATGGAGCAAAAGTTTTTGCAAAAGAGAAAACTTTAAAAACGACAGAAAATGCTTTTCCTATTTTCGCAATCCATTTAGAGAGCGTGGCACTAAGTTCTATTCCACCTTTAAATAGTTCCCACGCCACCATGAATTCATCTCTAAGTGTACGAGCACCAATTGCTATACGGCCAATCCGTGAAGATAATACTTCAACGAGTTTTATTACGGGCATCAGGACTGGTCCCAACGCAAGAATTACTCCCGCAATTTTCATAGTGGCATCAAGAATAGGAAACAACGTAGCCGTAGCTTGAAGTAAAAGTTTATTCCATTGCTGCTGTAATGCCGCAATTCTTTCTTGATTTGCCATTTGTTTTACTTGAAGCTCCCGTTGAAGTCCAACGTTTTTCAAATCCCCTTCCCGTATTCCTTTTAATCTTTCATATTCTCTAACTTCATCTTTTAACCCATCTATATTTCTGGCTTCTTCAAGCTGTCTTTGAGCCTGTATCATTTTTAATAATTCATCGGTAGACCTACCCGTTGCAGCAGCAAATGCATCCATCTGAAATACATCCAAGTTTTCAAAATTAATATTTTTAGCAATACGAAGTATTTCTTTTGTAGATCCAACCAGATCCCTTCGATATGCTAACTCACGAGCTTTTTGAAGATTAATGTTTCTGCCAACAAGAACCGATGCATCCATTTCCTGTTGAATACTCTCCGTGAAATTAAGCAGATGTCTACTGGCATCTGCCATTTTATTCAGAGTCGTTCCCAATACTCTTGCTTCTACTGCCGCTTTTATTAATTGTCCCGGCATTCGAGAAACCATTGATAACGCATTCCCAGATAATTTAGATACATCCTGCATAACCATATTAAGCGGAACCCCCGCTGCTGCGGATAATCTACTGGCAAAATATGCAATATGTTTATTAGACTGAGCGGTGGTTTTACTAATAGCAGAAATATTTCTGAGAAACCCAGCCGTAGCATCTTCTGCAACCCCAAGCTGCGATTTAAAAATTGCGGTGGTTTCAATCAGATCTTTAGAAATCTTCATCGTTCCACCAAATTCATTTGCCAATGCCTCCGCCGCAACAACTGCACCCTCTATAGTAACCCCAATACCTACAAAACTAACATAAACACTTTTAATATTATCGGATATTCGCTTTGAATCCTCTCGGAGAAGTCCCATTTGAATACGGAACTTTGCCATTGCTTTATCAAATTCTAAAAATTTAGTTACAGTATACTCAATAATTGCCGCAAATCCTGCCGCCCGCACCAACCACGATTTCGGAATTATATCCATTTTTTTAATCCATTTATAGTGATTTGCCTGAAGCTTAAATATATCTCCCAATTTACCAACATAATCCAATGCACCCTCAAATTTAGCCGTCTCTTCATCTTTTCCTTTTTTATCCAACGCAAGCAACTCTTTAGCTGTCTCAAGCTGTATTTTTTCTATATTATTTAAGGCTTTTACATCTCGTAAGTGCGATTCTATCCCTTTCCGTTTTGCGGTTAATTGCTTTTTTTCCTTTCCTTCTTCAACTTTTTCCGCCGCATGCATTTTAAAAAGCTCATCTCTAAGTTTTATTTCTAGGTTAAAATTATTACCGATTAAATCAAGCCTCGCTTTAACATTAGCTAAAAGTTGCTTATCCATACTCGCTTGTTCTTTCGACAATAATTCGGATTCTTGTCGAATCTTTACAAGCTCTCGTTCAAGCGCAACTTTTTGCTCTGTTACTTCATTTTCAGTTTTATCTCGATCTTGAGTTGTACCTTTTTTTGCCATATTAATATATTATTCGATATACTGTTATAAATATACCGGCACTTCTCTTTTATCGCACTCTCGCCAGAAAACCCATCTGCTTCCAGTGGATGAGATGATTGAAATGATAAAATAACTATTTAGCAGAAGATTGCCGAGCAACAAATCCAGGAACTGTTCCCGGTGATTTTTTACTGGTAGATGCCCCTTCAGAAACTCCCCGAGATTTATCCATATCTTTACGTTCTTTTTCTTGTTTCTTTATTGCAATGCGAATAAAAAGACCCCGAAGATATACCGGCATAGTATAGAGATCATAGAAGCTATAACCCCGCTCAACCATTCCATCTATTTGCTCGTAAACGGATATTCTATATTCATCCGTTAGGCCAAAAAAAGGAGACGCTTAATGGAACGTCCTCCCTCCTTTCAACTCCGCATGAACTGCACACAAAATCAAAACTCATGTCAACATCCGGTGTCATAGTGCGAACATAATTTCTTAATGCTAAACTATCCCCCGCTCGCATCTCATCCACAAACTTCCGAATAGCACTTTTATCCGCATTCCCGTCCAATGCAATAATATATGATTTAAGACGGGTAGTAATTTCACTCGTAACTTCTTTAGAGATTTTTGTAAGAGCTTTTAAATCAGCATCAATAGCATCTTCATCTTTTTTGGTAAGTAATTTAAACGTCACTACCCGTTTAGATACCGGCAACGTAAACTCAAATTCATTTGTCCCTTTCGGATATTTTTCAAAATCAAATGGCTTGTTATCCATTTTTCCGAGATCAATAGTTAAAGAATTGTCAACACCACACTTAGGACAAGTGATATTAGCTTTATATTCGTCTCCATATGCCATACGACGAATAGCCACAAAAGCAGCATTTCTATCACAATTTAACATGTCTTCAGAATGAATTGCTTTTTCTACTATAAGCGACTCCAATACCTTATCTAGAACAATGCCTTTTTGAATAAGATTTTTAGAAGTAAGAATATCTTCCTCTCTTGCTGTCATTGGCTTTAATTCCAATGTACCCGCCGAAAGAGGACTGTCAGAAGAATAAAACCATCCTTTTGATGGGATGTTGATTGTTTCTGTAGGAAATGTAGATTCCTGCTTGGTCGATTGCGATGCAGCGGGACGAACTCCCGGTCGAGTAAGGGTAACGATTTGATCATTCATAATAAAACTTATCTATCTGTTGCTAATATATAGTCAACAATTAGACTTTTACAAAAAATATTATGGCGATTGTAACGATTGTTGTCGTTGTAGTGCCTGTATTTGTTGTTTTAACTTAGGAAGCTTTGTCCGTTTATTTAGTTCAGTTCTTTTTTCGTCAGCTTTCGCTTGATCTATACCTTGAGCATATTCTTGTTTGGACAATTTAAGAGCCTTCCTAGTAGCGTCTTTCTTATCCCGTGCTACTTTCCGTTGAGTTGCAATATCAATAGGAGTAACAGGGGAAGAAGCGTTATCGGGAGAAGATTGAGACATCGAATCCACGGGGTCCGAGCTAGAAGCTAATTCGGTCATAATTTCTTTTACCAAATGTCCTAAAAGCTCTTTAAATTGCGATTCTTTAATAATCATTTATTTTCTTCGGGCTTCTCTAAGAGCTTCCCCAATCATAGATGAAACCATATTTTTTAAACTATTACTCTCATCGATGCTTGGAGCCTGAGTTTTAGAAGCAGTCTGAGGACCAGTCTGAGGCGTTGTTAACCCTGGTTCTGGTTCATTGAACGCCGTCTGAGGATGTTCCGCCGATACTCCAGATGGCACACTTAAACTTTTGGCGGCTTGAAGTGTGGGTGCCCAATGTATAGAAACCGTTGCATTTTCAGAATCATCCGACGGAGTTCCAGTAGATGCCTCCGGACTGGATTGCTGAGAAGGTGACCATGGTTTCGTTCCTACATAAAGATAAACGAATGGCACTTTTCCACTTAAAACAGCATCAACCTTTTGACGAGCAGAAATAGTAAGCATAACTCGGGGACCACCACTTCTAGCTGCAATATTATAAATTCTCCGTTCATTGTTTCCTTGATCTCCCGGTTTAAGATCTTGCAATGGAACCCCCTTATAATCAGGCTGTAATGCTTTCTTTGGATCAACAAACCATACCCCTTTTATTGCTTTTGCCGGTTTCGGAGCCCCCTGAGGAGACGCCGGAGGAATTGCTAATGTATCTGCGGTTCCCTGCCCACTTGCAGGCGGGGCGGGTGCTCCTGCGGTATCATCCGCCTCAGAAACGTTCGCTAATACTTCTTTTACACACTTCCGAATAATATATTCCAGTAATTCTTTTTTCATAATTTTGGAGGAAGGAAATCCCAATGGCTTTAGCCTCGGGGAGGAATTCCTTCCACTATTATAAATAGAACAACATCTCCGAAAAAGTGTCAACCACAAAAATATTTTAACCGCACTCCCAATATGAAGAAAACCCCCGAAAGTATCGCTTTCGAGGGCTCTGTATATAGACTCCGCTGATAATAACTATATATCAACTACCCCACCTGAAGGTGGGAGTTTATAATACTTCTAAACTCTTAGAAGATTTACATACAATAGGCTGATTGATTGCAGCCCCGTTAATTTATATAAACTAACAAAAAATCAATGTCATCATAACTGTGTCTCCGTAAACGGAGTGCCTTTTATGACTGTATCAAATATATAGTATAAAACAAAAAAAGTCAATTTATTATATCGTGGCAATTCCTCCCTTACCTAAAGGAAGGGATTCCTTGCCACAAAAAGGTTGACTATTCCATTCGTATTTAGAATTCCCACAATCCCAGATTCGATCATATCCATTTAACTGCATATTCTCCCACTCGGTTAATTCTGGATCAAATATATCTAATTTTTCATTTAATATATTCTTTCTAAATCCGAAACGATGATATCGGATAGCATAACCCGGCTTAAAATACCAATAATTTGGTTTAGTTTCTTTTTTAAACAAAAATCCGAGTTTTTCATACATTTTTCCGGTGCTCCAACGTTTATCGGAATATGAAAATATTTTTACAGGGGAGTGGATTCTAATAAAATGTGTAAACAATTTAGATGCTCCTCCAACAACCACTTTTGATGTAGCATATCTTAATAATTCATATTCTCCTGGCATAGACACCGATCTTCCCAAACTAAGTCGTGGCTTCCCAAAAGTCATAATTGCCACCAATATACTATTTTCATCAAACAATCCCAAATTAACTAATGAAGAGCATCCTCCCTGAATATGATTTTTATTTAAAAAAGCATTCGCAAGTTTAGATGTAACAACTTGTATCGAACACTGTCTCGCATATATTTTATTTGTGGATAGGTTTAGAATATGTTGTAACCGAACTTGAACAATATCCCGGTTATTTTCCCATTCATCCTCAAATATTGTAATTAATCTAATTCCCTTAGATTGACATCGTTCTAACTTATCCAAATGATATAATTTAGATTTTTTACCATTAGATTCAGAATGCCAGAATAATCCATTATATTCTATAGCCAATGCCTTTGAAGGAATATAAATATCCAATTCTCTATTACCAAGAACACTTCTATCCTTTTCTATAATCTCTTCTCTCAAAACAATAGAATGAATATATGAAACTATTTCTTTTTCGGCATATGAAAAACCGGCGATATTAGGATAGCATATTAAACATCTCGGATGTCCATTTCCATCGAAATGATCTTGAAAAACATTGCCACATTTTTTACATTTAACTGAATATAAAAACTCAGACGAGGATCCTTTATATTCATCAACCGTAAATAATACTTCTATATTATCTAATACCCGCTTTGAAGAACATAGCAATTTATAATTGTTTTTTCTTACAATTTCTGCTATTTTATTTCGAACCTCTTCAATCTGAGTAGGATATTCAACTCCAAATTTCTCCTTATAGTGTGCCTTTATATCTTCTTTAATTGTCAGATTCTGAAATGGATTTTTAACTCCATATTGTTTTAAATATGATTGTATCTTATTCTCTTTAATATGAGAAGATTGAGAAGGATTTTCTACTCCATAACGAAGTAGATTTGTTTGCTTTATCTTTTCCTTAACCGACTCCGATTGCCATGACCATTTCTTTCCATATCGCTCCAAATTAACTTGTTGAATTTTAACAATTACTTCTTTAGCCTTACTAGCATTATCTACCCCATATTTTTCTAAACAAGTCTGCTTTGCCTTTTCCGGATTAACATATGTCTCATTTCCGTACACTTTTAATTTAGTACATTTAATTTTTTCCAGCCGTTCTTTATTGTTGGCAGTAAACAAAGCACTACATTTATTAGAACAAAACCTTCCATTCCTCTTTTTATATGCCCAAAAATCCTCATTACATAGTTCACATTTTTTTTGTTCCCATATATTAATATCCTTTTCAACATGAGTCATCTTTATAGATCGAACACTGGCAGTACTTACATTCGCACATTTAGAAGAACAATATTTTCTATACCCATCCTTTATATTAAGGAATTTGGTGGAAGACTTACATTCCACACAAATTCCACAGTTAACTCCTGATTCATAATTTAACCACTGATAAATTTTTTCTGAAAATGAACCCCCAGAAAACTTTTCATTTATTTCATTATAAAATAACGAATGTTTTGCTTTTATTATTTGAACAAATGAATCTTTATTACTTTTTATAAGATTCAATATAATGGTCTTCATATTTATTTAAAACTTAATGTTCCACAATCCCAACATTCATACCCACCAAATAGTTTCTTTTCCGGCATACTTTCTCCTACTAATTGATATTTTTTATTCTGAAAAAATACTTTATTAAAAATCCTTCTATCCACCTCAAAACTTCCATCGAAATTAAATTTATCCGATAAAATCGATGATAATAGATTCTTTGTAGCATCATTCCATTCATTTTCAAACAAATGAATCAATTTTATATTTTTATCTTCACATTGTATAGTTTTATTCAAATGATAATATTGATTCTTTCTTTTACACGAATGCCAATATACACCATTACATTCTACCGCCAACTTTATCGAAGGAATGTATACGTCTAATTCCCCTCGAATCACATTTCTAACATTTGGAAACACAATCAATTTCGTATTTTGAAAAAAATCCGTGACTTCATCCTGAAAGCCGGAATTAGGATGACATCGCCAACAAATCGGTATTACTCCCCATTGTAAATGATGATGGAAAATATTTTTACATATTTTACACCTAAATTTCAACATTCTGTCTTTTATATTGGTAAAACTATCTATATCAAATAATGCCTCTATTTCAGATCCAAGTCGCTCCCCATTCTCACACTGATCAATAAATGCTTTTCTCCGATCTTCTTTTAAACGATACAGAATGGAACTTCGGTGACAATCAATATATTTTTTTGCATTTCTTATACGCTTTTCTTTTACCGCTTTAATCCCAAATGGACTGCTAACTCCATATCTATTAAAAAACGTCTGCTTCTTTTTTTCTTTTATAGAAATATCTTTAGAAACATTGTCAACTCCATACTTTTTTATAAAACCACTTTTTATACGCTCTCTAATTTCTAAATTCTTATTTACACATCTATTCGAGCAATATTCTCGATACCCATCATTTATTCCAATAAACGGTGTCTGATTCCTACATTCCTTGCAAACTCCTCTAATTCCATGCTTGTAAAAATACAACTTCTCCGAAAAAGTGCTTCCATCTAACTTAAAAATTTCATCATATAATTCTCTGTGATATCTTTTTATGAAAAAAGAATAACAACTTTTATTCTCTTTTATTATTTTATCCAAATCAATTAACATATCACATTCTGGTTTCAAACATAACTATATACCATTGACGTGAAAGTATCAAGAATTTTCAGAAAAAAAAAGACCGGCGAAATTTGCCGATCTTTTTGCTGATGTAGGGATGTTATAAGTATCTGAAAATACGATAGATATATCAATATTGTAAAATTGCGTAATCCACCGATAAAGTGCAGGTTGCAAGCAGAGCATCACCACCATTGGTCCAATCGAGGGTACCGCCGTCAAATGAAATAGGGAATGCTCCTACAAGTTTCCATTCCTCTACTTTATCACCAACAGGACCAACCACATTAATAATTACATCTTTTTTATAAAAGTCCATGTATCCGTCCCTCCCGGTAACAGACTCGTGCGATAGACGGAACCATTCAAAAACCGATTGTGCGGCAGATGGAACGATAGCATCATACATTTCAATAGTAATTTCTTCCCATTTCGTCTTTCCTTTGTAATAACGTTGAACGTTAATATGATCTAACGTCATTTTTTCAGAAGACCATTTTGGGCGATCTGTTTTTCGGATAAGAAATGCCGGAATACCGTCAATATACATGATGAACCTGTTCTGTGTTTTTGGTTCATACATTGTAAAGAATATTTCATTATTAGTTAATAAATCTGCCATAGAGTTACCCTGCCTTTTCTAAGACATTCTTACATTGTTTATTTGCGGCGTTATACCGCCAGAATTTTTTCGGCTAAGAATGTCTATAATTTTATTTTGCCGAATTAAATCTTTTTGTTTTTGATGGGTTTTGTTATGATATTTAGAATCATATTCCACAACCACATTATGTTCTTTATCGTATCCATCAATATAGAACAAATCTTTTTCTGTATAAACCTGATAATTAGGTTCAAATTCAAATCCTAATCGATTCCATTTTACCAAAAATTCTAACTGACCCTTATCCACAGATTTTCCTAAATATTTGGTTTCGGATAGAGCTTTCATATGTTCAGACACTTTACTCATTCAAATATAAATATACGAAATATGGAAAAATATTGACTTCCTCATTGTTTTGTATAATACTTACCATTATACGAACCAAAGGCATATTATGTCAAGACCCAGAATAAATCCATTAACAATTGATAAGACCTGTCCCACTTGTAATAAACTATTTACTATCTCCTATCGGAAAAACCGCCAAAGATTTTGTAGTAAGTCCTGTGCCAATCACGATACTGCGGTATTAGCAAAAATGCGACAGAGTCAATTAGCAACGTATGCTAATAATTATGAAGGAAAACATCCAATGGAGATGGAAGAGACAAAAACGAAATTTAAAAAATCGATGATGGAAAAATATGGAGTAGAATGGTATGGGCAGCATAAAGATTATAATAATAAAGTAAAAGTGACAAAAAAAGAGCGGTATGGAAATGAGAATTACACAAACCGAGAAAAAGCAAAAAAAACTTGTATAAATAGATATGGGGTGGATAACGTATGTAAATCGGATAAAATAATGAAAACTCGAATACAAGCGAGAAAAACCGCTCATTATACTTATTTGCTTGAATTTTGTGAAAAGGAAAATCTTACCCCATTGTTTTCTTTAGAAGAATACAAAGGATATCATTTTTCATTTTGTTATAAATTTATTTGTAAAAAATGTGGATATATCTTCAACAGTACCGTTTACAATCTCGATAATTTATTTTGTGGAAAATGCGATCCAACTCGGCAACCTACTTTAGAAAACAGATTTTTTGATTTTCTCACAGCCTGTTCAGTTGGAATAATAAAACGAAGAGACCGAACGATTTTATATGGAAAGGAGCTAGATTTTTTAGTTAAAGATAAAAATACCGCATTTGAACTTAATGGTTTATATTGGCATTCCGAAAATGCGGGTGGCCACATTAAAAGCTATCATTTGAATAAAACCAAAGGGTGTTTATCTCATGGAATCTCGCTTATTCATATATTTGAGAATGAATGGAGGGACAAACCGGAGATTATTAAATCTATTATCAGGAATAAATTAGACGATCCCATTAACCTTAGAAAATTACATGCCAGAAAATGTGAAATCAAAACGGTGGAAATCAAAGAAAAAGATATGTTTCTCACCGGGAATCATTTACAAGGAGCGGATAAATCAACGGTAAAACTAGGATTATATTCAGATGAAAAACTAGTATCTTTAATGACCTTTCGCAAATCCTCCAGATTTGATAAAACCAGCGAATGGGAAATGTTACGGTTCTGTAACAAACTAAATACAATAATATCGGGCGGAGCAAGTAAGTTATTTTCTCATTTCGTAAAAATTTATAATCCTACTTCTATCGTGTCTTATAGCGATCGGAGATACTTTGATGGTAATCTTTATTCTATTCTAGGATTTCATTTTATAAGTAATACACCGCCATCATATCATTATATCTCTAAAGATTATAAATATTTAATGAATCGAATGCAATTTCAAAAACATAAACAGAAAAACAGACTTCCATTATTCGATGCTTCTTTATCAGAATGGGAAAATATGAAAAATAATGGTTTTGATAGAATCTGGGATTGCGGTCATTCAAAATGGATTTTTACCCAACCGTGAATTATATCTTTGGCTTACCTAAAAAAGTCTCTTTTAAAATCTTATTTATCATTTCTTCAACAATTTTAGGAGTTTTAGAAGCATTTTTACTTTTAACTTGCCATCTTCGGGTAGAACCATCCGGATTAATTATTTTTAATCTATCTTCTTCTGGGTTACCGGCCCCATAACCTTCTTCAAAATGCCTCGGTTCACTGGATTTACCATATGCCTGATCACGGTCTCCACCAAACCCGACCATTTTCGATTTTGTTTTTTCACCGGGAGATGGAGGGCGCATTTTTGCCGCCATTCTCATATTCGTTCCCGGTATAGGAATGGAAACTGTATTAGCATTTTTTTCTTTATCCCATGCCACCCAATCAATTGTACTTTCTTCCAACCCTTTATTGATAAATTTACTTCGGTCTTTTATCTCTTGCTTAATCAAATACAATGCCTTTAATTTAATCCGCATCCCTTCTTGTTCTTCAGAGGTTCGTTCTGGACGTTTCATATATTCATTATAAAAACGTTCAATTTTATTTTTTAAACCCATAAGATTATCCATTGTTAACTCGTCAAATGGAATATCGGTCAAATCGATTGCCCGATTTGGTAATGTGGATTTTATATCTCGCTGAGTTACCTCTTGATAAATCTTAACCGTATCTCCGGTTTGAAAATTAAACTCCTTGCCGTTATATATTAAATTTTTATGGCGTTCAATTGCTTTATCTTTTAAAAGTTTCAATTGACCAGAACTCACTTTACCCGTAGCATATATTATATTTGGAGTCTCCGCTATTCTTAGAAATCCTTTATTAAATAAAGCAGATGCAGTTCTATCATAATCAATATCATCTTCTTCTCCACCGGGACTTAACGGTTTACTCGGTTCTCCAAGTAATTCTCTAGCTCCTATAAGATGTCTTTCCGTTGGATGAAACTTACCACTGGAATCCATCCAAGATCTAGAATTTCCGTCATATTTTTTTCCCTCTTCCATTTTTCTCATTTTACTATTCAAATCTTTATAAAATGTGCCGGTCTGAGGTTGTCCTTCGGTAGCGGCTGGATTTGGACCAGCAGAAGTTGGATCAAAACAATCTTTAACGGTCATCTTTTTATCATAAATTTTATTATAACATTGTTTTATTTTTTCAAGATAGCCACGAGAACGAAGAATTTTGAAAACAAGATTCTCCGAACTAAATTCCCCTTGTTTATCTAATCCGGCCTGCCGATATTCTCTCAAACCATCTAAAATCCGTTTGAGCATTTTCTCGTCTTCCTGTTTAATAGCGTTATCAATTTTTTCAACCCACGTAGAATATTTCTTTTGAATGAGTAATTTATCTACATTAATATTTTCCGGAGATGGTTTTTTAACCCAATCATCATGAATCAGTGAATAAACTCCGGTAGCACTATTATTTTCTTGAGCGTCTTGAATATAAAGCTCTACTTTATGTCCTTTGACCTTAACCTCATGTTCCAGGTTCCACCTACCAGAAAGAGAGCGGAAGAATTTTTCTGAATTCTCCGGATGCATAGATAACGTGACACTATCTACTACAATATGAACATCCAGATCACTTTGAGAAGTCCAATTATAATTAGCACCGGACCCTAATAGACAAACATCTTGAACTTTAGATTTAAGCTCGGTATCGACATAAAAATCAAAAGCTATTTTCAATAAAGCAGTTTTAACTTCTGGATTTAATTTATTTTCATTCCGCCAGAGGTCCGGACAAAGAGTTTTATTATAAATCTGAACTTTTTCTTCCGCAATCGCAGGAAGTCTCCCTTTATATCCAGCATATGAACCGGCTCCTTTTTCAAAAGGAGCAATTTTCTCGGCACCCGTTTTTCTATAAGCAGCTTTAGAAGCTTCACGATTACTAATTTTTCCAATCGATTTTTCGAGTTCCTCAATTTCATCTTCTACCGCTTTTTTATCCGATCCCGTTTTTAAATGAAGAGTCGCCTGAAGTTCGGCTATCTTTTTATTTATTTCATCAACCTTCGCTTGTTCTTCCGGAGATAAAATCAGAGATTTTGTTGTTTGTACACTTCCCGGCCATGGTTTTAACCCTTCTCTTCTAGCTGAAGTTCCAAATTCAATTTTAAAATCATTGATATTTAAATTTAACTCATTTTGAAAAAATTCCTCAATCTCTTTAAAATAAGGACGAATCTGATCTTCACTGGCATAAAAAGAACATATCATCTTTGTTGTCCATGCTCGACCACGAAGAAATCTATCGTTTGAATTACTATTAAATGGATTGGGAAAATCGGGAGTTGCGTATAGTTTAATATCCGAGTGATATGCCGCTCCCGTATTGTTCCGAATAAAGAAAAACTTTTTCTTTCCAATGCTAGCATCCTCAATACAATACCATGCAATAGCAGGACTATTTTCTCCAAAAAATGCCAATTCCGTTCCGTCTGTACCGTAAACTGTATCGGGGTCTTCTTTCAAAAGTCGTCTAATTTGTTCTTGAAGTGCCGGAAGACTTCCAGCATATCTAGCCAATGCACCGCCACCTCCTTTTGCACGTTGTTTTTCAATTTCCGGACGATACACTTTTCTCGATGGACGAACAATGAGTTTTCTCTGCTTTTGTAATTTATTTATAATTCTTTCATATCGGCGTCTTTTAAACAGTGGCACTCCCGCTGCAAGTCTGGAATACAAATCCTCAAGAGATTGATCTATTTTATTCAATTCAGCCTGTTCGTATGTCGATAATTGTCTTTGCGCCGGTGGCTTTTCTCCAGTTATATCTGCTACATTTGTTTTAAGAATCCTAATATTATCTTCAACTTCATCCCTTTCTTCGTCCCGTTTTAGATGAAGAGTTGCTTGTAATTCTGCAATTTGTTTATTTAAAGTTTTAACGGTTTGCTCCTGTTCAGGAGTTAATTGTTTTGGAGCAGATTTAACAACTCCATTTCCCAGCCATGGTTTAAGACCTTCGATTTCCGAAGATCCACCGAAATCAACGTTGAATTCATTAATATTTAAATGAAGCTCGCTTGTGAAAAAATCTTCAATCTCTTTAAAATAAGGTTGGATTTCTTGTTCACTCGAATAAAATGAAAGAATTTTTAATTTAGTCCATGCTCGACCACGAAGAAACCGATCACTCCCCGCCCATGGATCTGGGAAATCAGGAGTTGAATCCTGTTTAATTTTATTGTGAGCTGCGCTCCCATTATCATTTCGATAAAAGAAAAACTTTTTCTTTCCAATTGACTCATCATTAATACAAAAAAACGCAATAGCAGGTTGATTGGGAGTATCATGTCGAACGATTGTCATCCCACTTTGATCCGTGACCGTATCGGGGTCTTCTAAAAGTAAAACTTCTTTGATTATATCATCAATGGCATGTGTTAATTTATCTCTCATATTTAAAATTAATCTTTCACGTTGAGATTTTCATTTTCTCTTTCTGCGATATTAACGGCTTGCATCCATCCTTCATCACCAAACTCTTCATCGATGACTTCTTGAACACATTCTTTTATTAGGGCGTTTAAATCGGCGGCTTTCATTATGTCTATAAATATCACTCAGAAACAGATTGATTAGATTGATTCAACGATTTCTCGGAGTTTAATATTACCGACAGAATATTTCTGAAGCTCATTGATTGTATTTTGCCAAGTCGAACCAAAATGAAGAATACCAACTCCACCGCTTATGCGCCATTGCTTTATAGTCGTATCTTTATCATCTACCAAAATACGATTGGGTCCGGAGTGCCTAGACTTGAGGCTTGCAAAAGGTACAATGATTATATGTTTTTTAGGAATATACGGAGCATTCTCAGCCAACCAGGTCATTTTTCCAATTTGAACTTTTTTAAATCTATTCCAATCTGTACCAGTTCCAGCAGAAGACAAAATCCGAATTGATTTGAAATGATTAAAAACAAATGAAAGTAATTCTTTTCCTCCCGGCATCCACTTCAATGATTCCCAGAATGTGTTTCCACGAGATAAAAAAAGAGAAGTTTCTTCGGTTCTGCCGTGTAATGCTCTATATTCATCCCCAGTCAACCCCCCCGATAATTTCTTGAACCCGGTATCAAAATCCGTGATCACACCGTCCATATCTAAAAAAATTACGTGTTCGCTTTGCATATAAAAACTCGATAATAAATAAAATAAGTTGACTTTTTAATTTTTCTCTGTACACTGTACTGTACAAACAGTATATATGTTCTATGTTTTAAACAGTTACTATATAAATACTAAGTACTTGTACTAAGTACTTGTACTTGTACTAAGTACTTGTACTAAGTACTTGTACTAAGTACTTGTACTAAGTACTTGTACTAAGTACTTGTACTAAGTACTTGTACTAAGTACTTGTACTAATATGTACAGGAAAATTTGTCAACTAAAAAAATCCTTGTAGGTTATTTTTCCCTCTTCAATCTTTTTACCCCTTTTCACGGGTTTCGATGAGCGTGCCATCGCTTTGTCATATGCAGCTTTAACGGATGTGGGTGTCCTCTCCCCTGTCCCAAGTTCGTCAAAAAAAGCAACTACTTTATTTAATTCCGTAAAAGGGTCTGCATTTACACCATGGGTTTTAAGAATCTTATTGGCGTGAGCTATTTTTTTTATTGCTAGTTCAGCATCGGGAGGGTTTGATGAACTTGTAGATGGTTTTTTTTCGACAGTCTTAGCGGATGCTTTCGTGATTTTACTCTTGTCAACTAAGGGGACTGTGGAGGATTTATCTGAAGAAGAACTCGCTGCACTTCTTCCCGCATCTTCTTCTCCGGAAGATGGAGAAGCAGGAGGTATCGGAGGTGTAGTTTCAGGAGACACAGCAGGGTCTCTGAGAGCAGTATCTGACTTGTTTTTATTAAAAATTCTTGCTCCACGATCGTTGTCTGGTAATCTTGCTATTAAAATATCACTAAAAACTTCTTGTAATTTTTTATTATCGGCCTCCTTAAGAAATGGCTCTGACTGCGTTTCCCATTCTTTTATAAAATTAAATATTTTATAATTAGTTCTTTTAATTAATGCCATTGTATCAAAATTTGGAAGAAATTCTGTAGCGACTTCTTGTTTATATATATCGTCTGCACTATATGTTATAAAAGGTGTCCAGAGGCTACTTTTCTCCCCCTCTGTCGCTCTAATGTCAATTGAATTTCCTTCAATTTTTTTTACGAATCTCCATCGTATGTTCCATGTGGTATTACCACTTTCCGCACGTTCTTCGAATACAGCTAGCGCATTATTAGCATTCCTAGAATAATAACTTTGTATTTTTTTTGGCATCGGAAGGCTATCGATTTTCGCATCGGGTGCAGTGGAACTGTCGGATTCGGTTTCATCCTCACCGTCCCCCTCTGCTTCCTTGATTTCAACAGGAGCAGGAGCAGGAGGTGATTTAGGTGCCATCTCTTTTGTAATAATCTCAAGCGTTTGTTTTGCCAACTCGTATACTTTTTTAGCTTCCGTCGGATTGTTTACATGTGGTGCTTGAGCAGCGGGTCCAGAAAAATCAGGATAATTCATCTGAGTATTTTTTAGTGCCTTGGCTGGCGTATAACCGGATTTAATATATAAATCATATTTCTGTTGAGCCGTCGAAGTATCTTTTTGATCCGGTTTATATGAATCCCCTGGCCTGCTAACTGGTTTTTCTTCTGCGGGTGGCGCTACAGGAGATGCCGTATCAGTAGACGCAGTAGTATCCGTAGCAGTAGACGCAGTAGGCTCAGTAGGAACCGTAGCAGTAGGCTCAGGAGCAGGAGCAGGAGCAGGAGCAGGAGGCTCAGGAGCAGGAGTAGGAGCAGGAGTAGGAGCAGGAGTAGGAGGCTCAGGATCAGGAGCAGGAGCAGGAGTAGGAGCAGTAGACGCAGTAGTATCCGTAGCAGTAGAAACCGGGATCGCAGGAGGAGCCGGTTTTTTGATAATAGATTGTCCTATAATCGGTGTGAGAGCGTTAAAAACGGAATTTACTTCGGCATTCCTATCCGCTATTTTTTTTAGATACTCGTCTGGGTTTATATTTAACATAGCAATATCTATTTTAAACTGCCCACAGGCAGATGCTATTTGTTTTTTATAATAATCTAAAATGTTTTGAACACCGCCCCTAGCTCTTACTCCGAGACTTGCAAACGGCATGGCTTCGGTAATAGGTAACTTGCTTAGATTGATACTATTTAAAGCTGAATACAATGTCTTGATAGCATTTATTTGATCTTTTTCCGCAGGAATTGCGTATTTTTTCCATGGAAGAATAACCGGATCGAATTCTTTAATCAATGACGTCACTTTTGTTATAAATCCACTAAATAAAGATTTAAATTTAGCGGATTCGGGAGTGCCTATATTTACACCGGATTTTTTACCTTTACTTCTAATGTTGTGATAACCTTGTGCCAACGAAGCTGCTCTAGCCTTCATGGTATTCACGAATCCTTCATCAATATCGCTCACCATTCCTAAATTTTCAATGTATTTGTTATCCATAATAATTTACCTATTAATATATAGCACTCCACCCGCCCATTATTCGACCGGTGAAGCAATTTGATCATATTCTTATGAACTCACCCCTACGCTAAAGACGTAGGGGTGGTTCATTATTTGATATGTTAGATCAATCTGAAATTGGCGGTTTCCATATGTATTTATAATTCCCACAATCCCATATCCGATCATATCCGTTTAATTGCATATTCTCCCATTCAGTCAAGTCTGGATCAAATACAGATAATTTTTTAGAAAGTTGATCCTTACGAAAATTAAATCGATGATATCTGATTCCGGTTTTATCAAAATACCAATATCCCGGTTCGGTTTTACTATTTAAATTAAATCCTATTTTAGATAAATAACATTTATTTAAATTTGAATATCTACGATCAGAATAAGAAACGATTTGTTTTGGTGAATGATTTTTTATAAAATAATTTAAGAATTTTCCCGCAATGCCAACCACATTTTTGTTTCCAATGCAAAATCTATACATTTCATAATGCCCCTCCTCGCTTTTATTGTTTCCAAGTGCTTTTCGTAATTTTCCAAATGTCATAACTGCTACCAATTTATTATTATGAAATGCTCCCAGTCTAATTGAAGAATTATCGGTTCCTTGTAAATGATTATTCTCAAGAAAATCATTTTTAACATCAAAATTAATAGAGGAGATTATGCATTTTCTAGCATATATCACCTCATTGTTGCATCCCAATAAATGTTTTAATTTCGATTTAATTATATCCTGTTTATCAAACCACTCATCTTCAAAAATATGTATTAACTGTATATCTTTTTCTTCACATTTAATTGTTTTTGTTAAATGATATTTTCTTTCTTTTCCTCCACTCACCTCACCGTGCCAGTATAATCCATTGTATTCAATCGCTAGTTTTAGTTTCGGTATATAAATGTCCAATTCGAATCCATTTAATACATTTCTATTATTAATTTGAATTTCCTCACTATATATGGATTTTATAAAATCTAAAATTTCACGGTGTGGTTTTGTTATTGATGATGGATAACAATTTGGACATCGGGGAACATGACCACAATTTAAATGATCCGAGAATAAAACTAAACAAGTGTTACATTGAAATTTATATTTAGTTTTATATTCCGATTTTTTTAATTCATCGATAGTAAATAATGGTTTCGCTTTATTTTGTAGTCTATTTCCCAAGGATATCTTTTCCCAAAAAAGATTTTTTTGTAATTCTGACATCTTTTTTTTGTTACTATCCAATTGTGAAATGTTATCTACTCCATATTTTTCTTTTACCGTTTTTGACGCTTTATTATAAAAATTCAAAGTTCCGTATTTTTCCAATTTCGTTTTATTTGATTTATCATTGAAGTTTAAAGTACCATATTTTTTTAGTTTTGTTTCTATCGCTTTATTATTAATAATATCCAATTGCATGGCAAATTCTTTACCATATTTTTTTAAATTAGTTTCTTTTATTTTATTAATGTTATTATAATTTCTATCTCCATATTTTAATTGTTTTGTGTTTTGTGATTTTTGTATAATTTCTGGTAAAGACTGTGTGAATTCTACCCCATATTTTTTTAGATTATTATGCGTTAATGAATTCATCCTGGCTTCATTTCTTCTGTCTGATGCCACATATTCCTTTTCACATTTTATAGAACATAATTTATAACGATGCGAACTTTTTTGAACGATAAATAGATTATTGCAATTTACACACATTCGCTCAATTTTATTTATTTGCCTCTGATATTCGTTGACGCAGATATTATTACAGAACTGTTTTTTATTACATGATGATATTCCTATAGTTTTTTTACAAAACTTACAATATATTTCTGGAGAGGTTTGATAAGCTGTTTTACAGGTTATTGAACAAAACTTCTCAGTTGCATCGTTTTTTAATCTTTTTTTACATTGATTACAGTGATTATATGGCATATATGGTTACAATGTTATTGTGCATGATGATATATATCAAAAAAAGAAAGAAACCACAATTTATTATAATGACAGAAAAAATCCTGACTCATTTCTAAGTCAGGATTTTATAACTATTGCTCGGGGGGGAAACCCACCTGCTTTAGCGGGTGGGTAGTTCATCAGTGTTATGCGCTTGCACCAAAACTGGCACCTGTGCTTAAAATATTAAAATCGAAGATGATAAATTCGGCTGATTTCACAGGTTTCAGATAAATCTGTCCATACAATACGTTCTGATCGATTAAATCTGGGGTGTTATTGGTATCATCCATTACCACTTGGAAAGCGTACAAACCGGATCTTTGTTGGATGCTTTGGAGGTAAGGATTAACGATTGACAAGAATCTATTTCTTGTTGCGGCGGTATTTTGTTCAAAGACCAAGTATCTTGCGGATGAGGCGAAGAATTTTTTGATTTCGATGAGTAATCGGCGGACATTGATTCTATCGAGAGCGGAGGCTTTAACTTGGAGAGTTTTCTGACCCCACACTACAATACCTTGACCGGGGAATGCGGCGATAGGATTAACTTTTCCTTCGTAGAGATCGTCCCGTTCTGCATGAGTTGTGCGATCAGTTACTTGGATTGCTTTAGGAATTCCGCCACGGTTTAGACCGGCAACTGCCCACCATTCGCCCGCTACTTTATCATTAGCAGCATAGACACCGGGAAGAAGAACCGAGGGTGGAACGGTGATGATTTTGTTAGTATTGGTATCTTTGATTTTCACCCAAGGATAATAAGCACCGGCGTAATTGGTATCGAATTCTGCGGCTAAGTTAATGACTGATTCGATTTGTCCACCGCTGGGATTGCCATCATCGGCATAGAGATCCAAGATATAAAAACAATCACCACGAGCTTCACACATATCAACTACTAGAGTAGTAACATATGGATGACTATCATAGAGAACACCGGGAGTTACGATCATGTTAATATCGAATTCATCGGCATTTCCGAGAGCGGCGATACATTGTTTATAAGCAATTGATCCGGCTGAATTGATATTTGTGCAATCAAGTCCTTGGGTATTACCTGGGATAATATTTCCGCCAACATTAATAGGAATTGCAGGAGATTGACCATCAAATCCACCCTGAAATCCGAATATGAATTTACGCATTTTAACGTAAGTTGATTCCACGGCTCTGTCTAATATTGCGGGAATGATATTTGTTCCATCCAGCAGACTTCCGGAATTAATAGGGGCTTCGATTACTCCGCCATTAGTAATATCCATATCCAGAGCAAAGTTAGAATTCTGTCCAACGCTGCTATAGGTTCCGCCTTTACCATCGAATTGGGGAAGTGGTGCGAAATACTGTTTATTATCTTCAGCGGTTCCTACGCCAGTAGATGAAGTAGGATATAATGCTGCCAGTGAATTTTCGGCACCGGTTGGAGCACCGTCGAAGTTTATACCAGATGGGTATTTACCGGGACTAACTGAATATACTGATGCTTTAGTATATCGCATTGGAGGGCACCAATATCCCGCTGAACTATCAACTGGCAGTGCGTATGCTTCGAACCCATAAGGGACTGCTGTAATAGGCCACGGAATATCATTCATTTCAATACGGATATATTTACTGTTATTAGTATAGGTGCCGTATTCCAGAATTTTTCCATTGAAGTCAATGAAATTGAATCTATCGCCGATTCTACGAGCAACAAAGTTTGAAGAATCTGGATCAAGAGTCAAATTATTAAACTGCTGGAGGATTTGTGGTTTTTTATCGGTATCACTATAATCACGAACCGAAAGAGTGAAAGTACCCCAATCCGTTCCGGAGACTGTTCCGGCTAATTTGATATTACTTATTTCAATCTTATAGGATCTATTAGTATCCGTTCCATCGCTCATTGTGAGCACTCGGAAAAGAACGAACCGAGTTGGAGTGCCGCCATTCCAAGGAGAAATTTCTTGTGAAATAACCCAAGGAGTTGCTGCATTAGTTAATCCGAACTGACAATCGCCTTCATTTAATTTCAATGAAAATTCATCGGTGAAGTTCATTGGTTGACCTTTGAAGGTATCATCGGGCAATACACTTCCTGAAATATACCATCGCAATGGATCGGCAGTTACGGTTCGGATAGTATTTTCGAATATTTTATAGGTATAAGCCGCTTCTCGTTTTGTTCCTGCCGCATAAGTTGCAATATTTCCGGCGGTAGGATCATCTCCAAACACCGTAGTAATATATTTTGTAGAACCGGCATCGAATGAGAAAGCATAAGTTCCGTATGGAGCGGTACTATCCGTAGATTTCAAGGTTAAATTATAATCGATTGGAATTTCAGTAGCACCCGCAATATTACTTGCAGTTACCATTGTAGATCCATTAAAACCAGCCGCTATCAAGTTACTATTTACTGGAGAGTTTTGAGTATCTGCCAGAACTGCTAAAACTTTATAATCTGCATTATTTGTCTTCCAAGTTCCGTCGCACGGATTATAGGTTGGAGTACCATTCGATTGGAATTCTCCGGTATATTTTCCGAATCTACCTTTAATTAAGGCATCCAATTTATATACTGCGCCTTCACATTCGCCAAACGACTGACTGATGTATGAAGATGATGCAAATTGAGTTCCCGGTCCAGTGGTGTTGGGGTCGAAAGGATTATTCCACGGTTCACCGATGCCCGTAATACTATTGTTAGTTGTGACTAAATTACCTACTATCGATCCAGATTGTAATAGTTCGTTTAAGATAGAAGAAGACGCTACATTGACGCTAATATCTCTCCATGCTAATGCTTGAGATATTGGAAGTTTTACCGCAACATTTCCAATATAAACATTTTGTCCATAATACATTGAACTTCCCGTTCCATGTCCTGCTGCTTGCGCACTTGCTGACCCGGCAACATCTGCGAATTGTACGGTAAACGAGGAAGAAAATACTACAGCGCCGGTGACATATGTATTAGTAAGATTTTTTTCTTGTACTGAAATATTATCGAAACTAGCAGATAATGTAGTTCCGACAATGGCATTAGTAAGAGCTATATAAGTAGTTGATCCTTGAGCAACGAATGAAGCGGTTCGGTTAGCCCAAATATTAGGACCAACTCCGGATTCACGAATATCGTCAATATCACTTGCGCCCGCAGTAGTTCCGATTTTAATATTTCCGCCATGTGTATCGGATCCTGACATGAATGAATAATATAAATCATATGATTTATCTAAAGCAGTTGCAAATGATTGCGTTACGAGACCACTTCCGGTTATTACTAAATATGAATCAACGACATTAAAGCCACCATTTCCAGAATGATCCCATCCGGAGGTATCGGTAGTAAAAGTTCCATTAGTTATAAGTTGAGCCGCCGTGTTGTCGGTATTCCATGAATTTAAAACAAAGACGGGATTTAAGAGCCATGTTTTGTCGAAATTAGTATAACCGGCATCTATGGCTCGGGTCCATTCGCCTTTGATAGCATAAATGACGAATGGGAATTGCTGTTCATATCCAGTAAGAGCACCGACACGACAAACGGTGACGAATCCTTTTTCTATCAGGTATTCTTTGGCGGTATAGGGTCCATAGTATACTCCATCGGCGACCCCGAATTGACTTTCTAGGTCGGCGACACTCTCTACAATAACCGGAGTAAATCCTGGTCCTTTAGGGAATGGGGCAACGATTACTGCGCCGATTTCCGCAACACCTTGGGCTAATCCTGAGAGGTCGTTTTCTTTTGTAAAAACGCCGGGACTTACGATGGGGGAGGGGGTATATCCTCCATTATTGATTGTAGGCATATTTGATCCTTATATTATAATTGTTCACTAAATATAAATAGGAACCAATTTTTGGAAAGATAAATTAATTATATAATTTTTATTTTTCCGAATCGAATATGCATTCTCAATTCAGTGTGATCACCCGTCACTTGATGGATGAGCTATAAGCAGGACTATTCACTGCGAACTTTTTTTACGGTGCAGTTGCGGTTGGGGTAGGAGGCAGATTTTTCTCTGGAGTAAAGGATCCATCGGCGAGGTTAAGTTGTCCAGCGCCATATTTTTCCATTAATTTCTCAAGCAGAGAAGTTTCGTCAGTTTGGAGAGCGATATATTCCTCTTCGGTTTTGGTTTCCCGAGTTTCCAATTCTTTGACTAATCTCAATAGGTGCATGCGTTCTAGCCGAAACTGACCGAACAGGAAGACTTTTCCTTGAAATTTATCCTGCAAATTTTTGATTTCTGCAAGCTCTTCGGTGGTAAACTTTATTTTTTCGCTCATATTTTTTAATTAAACTAGTAATTTATATAACTTTTTAGTTGTTTTTCGGCATTTACACCGGAAAATCTAATATCGTTATCGATTATTCAACCAAGAATATGTATTATTCAAAACTGGAAAAACAACTTATTTTTATGATTATTTGACATTTTATATCAAAAATTGTCATTGTCTATACAAGTCCATAAATATGAGGTACTTGTTAGAGTATTTCTATATCCTATACCGGTTGCGGATGGAGTTACACTGGCATTGGCTACTCTTAAATCTACATTTCCATTACCACGTAAATTATAAGTTATTGCATTATAAAGTAGATCTCCATATACGATATCGATCATATTTTGATCTAGTGCTGTTCCATACGCATCCAAGATTCTCAATGCAGAACAATCACGTACATTTAAATTTGTTAACGCCGAAGCCGTATGCACGTTTAATGATGCCAGTGGATTAGTACTGCAATTTAAATATATTAATGAGGTTTGAGTATGTAAATCCAATGAAGTGAGTTGATTATTATGACATTCCAATTGATCTTGTACTAAACAACTACCTAATGTTAATACTTGTAATTGATTGTGGTGGCAAAGTAAAACAGAGAGCGTAGTAATTTTTGAATAACTTAAATCCAATGACGTTAAATTATTAATATCGCAATAGAGATAATCGATATTTGGGCAATTTAATATGCTTATATAACTTAGATTGCACGATACCGCAAACAGATATATAAGATTGGGACATCTAGTAGCATATAATCTTCTCCAATGAACGTTGCTAATATCAACTGTATTAGATACAATATTAGCATTTAAAGTTCTTTGTACTGCCGGCGGATTTACTCCATAATTAAAATCGATAGCTAATACACTTCCACTGTATACATTTTCTCCTACGAAGGCGGCATCTGATAATGATCCAAACATATTATTTTATTTTTATACTGTTACGGCGATTGCTACTATTACATCGGTTTCATTGGTACCGAAGCAAGTAAAGCTTGCTATTAATGATTCATCGGCGGCTAGGCTATTGGGATGGGGTTGAGTTAAGTATTGCCAGTCTTCATTCCAGCGTAACAATCTTGAATAAGAGGCAGAGACGTATATTACGGTTGAGCTAACGGCGGTTCTATTTGAAGAGGTAATAAAATATAAATTTCCAGCACCGGCAGTTACTGCAATATAAGGCATAGTAAAATTTACTGATTGTGTTTGTGCGGAATTATTAACTAATGTATATACATTTGACGGAGTTGATGAAGCGGCATTTGAGGCATAGGATGCCGTTATAGCAAAGGATGAACTAACTGCTCGGGAAGCGGTTCCATAAAATAAAGAAGCGGTGATTACACTACATGATATATTACCAACTACATCTAATTTATTTACCGGGGCGAGTGAACCAATACCAACGGCACCACTGATTATTAGTCCATTAGATGGTGGGGTTGTGGTTACATATGTATCATTTCCAATTGACACTCCACCGGCAGTATCAATTTGCATGCGATTAGTTCCCGCTGTATAAAATGCTAAATCATTGACAGAAGCATAAAATCCAATATTAGCTCCGCCGCCCGCATCCAGCCATTCAAGATATCCACCGGCATTTGGTAGTCTAATATTACCAGCTACTTGCAATTTTGCTCCTGGATTGGCAAGTCCGATACCGACATTACCGCCATTTAGAATGGTCATTTTAATATCAGTGCTATCCCAATTATTCATTGCAGTTCCACCTGCCGCACTCGCACTGGTGGTAAAAGTAATATCTCCGGCGGTACCCAGTCCATTTAACCGAACTGCGGTTGAAGCTCCGGTAACTATTTTTTTCCAACCTCCGTCATAATACGCATTATTTGCAATAGTAGTTTGATTGCCGACAGTACTTTGAATTACAAACCGATCGCCGATTTGGAAGGTTCGGTTTGTTGAATCTGCTCCTATTGGGGTAGTTGTACCAATTCCTACATTACCGCCCATATAAGAAACATCTGTTCCAATGGCACGCCAAGGGTAGGATGAGCTTATAGATGCACTGGCCCATGATGCACTAATAGAACTGGAGGCATAGATTGCCCCAATAGAATATAAACTCGATGATGCCCATGATGCACTAATAGAACTGGAGGCATAGATTGCCCCAATAGAATATAAACTCGAT